TCGACGGCGCAGACATGGTGGAGGCGTGTGTCGAAGCAGAAGGCCTCGCCGCAGATTGAATCCACACTCTTGACCGCGCCGTGGATTTCGGACATAAAGTCGGTCAGAAGCTGTTCATCGATAGAGCCCGAAACGTCGATGTAGATCAGGACGTGGACTTGGTTGCCGGAAAAGTCGTCCAGGTACAGACCGTTGTACACGTGACGTCGATCGTAGCCGGAGAAGTCCGTCCTCGACTCGGTAATGTACTTGTAGAGGATAGTGCGCCAGTCGATAGTAGGTTCGAGAAGTTCGGCAAACACGCGCTCCAAAGTTGCACCCATCGAGCCCGCCTTCTTCATACGAGCGATGGTAGCCGCCTTGGTCATGGCGTCTTTCCAGTCGATCCCGCCGTCATCCTGGCCGGTGCCTTGGCCGTCTCCATCACCCTCACCCTCACCCTCACCTTCCGGATTACCATTAAACAGGCAAGCATTTACCTGAGTAATTCCGTATTTCTGTTGAAGATGCTTGGGGTTTTCCGCCTGCTTCTGCTTGATGATCGAGTAGATCTCTCGCACGCTCAAGTGCTTCAGCTCATTGTCTCTGATCGCACCGTCGGTAAGCTTGATGTTGTTTTCGTCGCAGATCCCGTTGACGACAATATCACAAGCGATGTTCGAGATCGCCGGGTCGTTCATCGAGATATCTTTCATCCGGGGCACATGCAGCAACGCTGCGTGCAGTACCTCGTGGATCAGAATACCTTGAAAGGTTTCGTCGTCAAGCGTATCTGAAAAGTCTTTGTTGAAGAAGATCGACTGGCCGTTTGTAGCGGCAGTAGGAATGTTTTCGGTTTCTTTGACTTGAGCGTGGAACAGCAAAGTACCGAAGAACGGAGAGTTTTTGAGCAGCTTTACTCGGGACTTGATGACCCGTTTGGCGATTGGAGGTGCCATGTTGGGGGGGGGAAGTGACAGGTGTACAAACTTGAGAAGGAGGGCGGGATTTACCCGCCCCCTCGCCAGTGAAATGCTCAGGAATTGAGCAGCTTGGCGTACCGAGCCATGAAGGACTGGAGATCTTTGTCCTTGTTCACCTTGACGGCGAAGTTCTCAAACATGCCTTTGACGGACAGGGCAGTAATCGCGTCGTAGAAGAACACGCCGAGGTAGTCTTCGGTTGTCGCTCCAACGAGCCATTTGGCCGCGTTGAAATAGTTGTCCACAGTCTCGGAGCGTGCCACCAACGCACCAGTAACCGCATAGACCATGCTGGGCTCGTTGGGCATCTTGACGGACATATCGCCGTTCAAGACTTTCTCCACGGCAGGCAGCTTGCTGTAGATCTTGATGAACGATTTGAATTCGGCTGCAGCACCTTCGCCCACGGCCGGATCGACGCTCAGGCCGATCTTGAGGAGGTCGGAGGCGTATCCCCAGCTCCGGGGGCTGGGCCAGGCGATGGCGTCTTTGGAGAACTTGTGGAGGGAGTCGGGGCGGAAGTTCAGGTAGGAAATGATTTCTTCCCGGATACCGTGCTTGATCGCGTAGGTCTTCCAGGAGTTCAGGTCGTGTTCGACAGTGAAGTGCAGGAAGCGGTTGGCGAGAGGAGCGGGCATCTGGTTGACTGCAGCCCGGTCCTCGACACGGTTACCGGCGGCGACAATGAACCAGCCATCGGGTACGGTGTAGTCGCCCACGCGGCGGTCCAGAACGAGTTGCATGGCCACGTTCTGAATGGCCGGGGGAGCGAGGTTCACCTCGTCCAGGAACAGAATCCCCTTGCCGGACTGGGGCAGGAAGCTGGGGGGCGCGAAGTGGGCGATTCCTTCTTGGACGAAGGGAAGGCCGCGAATGTCAGTAGGAGCGAGCTGGCTGAGGCGTACGTCGATCACCTCCATGCCGTTCTGTTCGGCCACTTGCTGAACGATTGAGCTTTTGCCGATTCCAGGTGCGCCCCACATCATTACGGAGGTTTTGATGGCCCCGGCGATAATGGCCTGGAGGGTTTTGGCTGCTTCGGAGACGTTGAGTGTGAGCATTGGGTGAGGGGTTTTCCTCTCGGGACCTCCTCACCCTAACACACGCATCAGGTAACTGCAATGGTCGTTGCGTCCTGTGTCTGGATCGTCACATACAGTAACCCGTCAGCCATGGTCGCACTTTTGACGGTGGCGGAGGACGGCATGGGGAAACTGATGGAGAAGGGGGCGACACGCGCTCCTGCCATCACGTACGAGGAGTAGTCCCTGGTGGTGTCGGACGATACGTCTAGACGGCCAGGCGAAACACTAACTTTAACATCCTCTTTCTTGAATCCCGGCAAAGCGATTTCGTACACAATCTGATCATCGCAAACTTTCGCATTATGGCGAGGGACTGTTGCGCCTCCTCGCACTACAGGAACAGAACTCATGCCGTCAAGGGCGCGGAGAAGGGAAACTGCGGTCTGGGGTAACATGTGATAAGGGGATTGAAATCAAGCGCCAGGAGGCCCCGGCAACAAGATTTCACCGATCATATCACGGAACGTGGTTCGGTCGACCCCCCGTCACAAGTCGGGATTACCGCACCGAAAAATCTGTTCCCGCCTCCCCTAAACAGAACCACCCTTTGTGATTTGTTTGTTTTCTGTTGATAACTTTCGATAAAGTACTCCTGTCTAAATTTAGGTGATTAAATTCTTCCCAAAGATCCGACACTGTATAACCCGAAGTCACTATCCCCAACTCATAATTCACCCAATTAAATCTTTTAGACTTCCCTCTGACAATTCGAGATATTAATTTTCTTGTGCTTTTTGAGTGATAACCTTTGTTTTTTATGGTCTTGGGCTCACCAGTGTTGCCCCTAGACCTCTTACGGATAGCAGACTTCTTGACTTCCTCTAAAAATTTTCTAGCGTATTCTGGAGTAAATCTTCTCTTCAGTTCCCCCTCGCTAAGACTTTCTTCGATTAATTCTGTTCTTATTACTATCCACCCTCTGTAACTATTACAAAGTCCGCTAGCTACTGAATTTAACTTATTTCTATTCAAATTTAGATAGTAATATTCTCTGCATATTTCGGCTGAAGATTTATTGAAAACAAATCCTATATCCACATGGCACCAGCAGCGTGAGACATACCTAGAATGGCTGGGGCCCCAAAGATTTCCAGAACCTCCTTCCCCACCGTCGGTTTTATTTAATAGTATACCCCCTGTCGGGTATAAATCTATTCTTCCGTATTTAGCTATAAGCTCTATCTCTAATTTGAAAGCAGTCTCTTCATCGAGATCTTTATGCAGTATGTGGATATTCTTCACCCTGTCCCGGGGGCATTTAGTTTTTCTGGCGCTTTTCCAGCAGTTGTAGGGCCTGTTTTTTGTCCCTTTTCCTATATAATAATAGGTCCCTACATCCCCAAACTGGTCGGATTTTTCCCTGGCGTAACCGTAAACTAGAAAGTCCTTACGTTGGGTATTAGACATAGGATTTATTTGTTCACTTAATGAGTATTAGTCCCCACCCGGTCCCTTCTCCTTCGACTTGCCATCTCCTCTCAAAATTCCGAAAGGAGTATCTCATTCTATACCCGTTTTGAGATCCGAGAAATCCCCCGTAAATCAGATCGGCTTCTCCGTATGGGTCGTTGACAATATACTGCGATTTGTCCTCATCGACACCGATGATCACGCACCAATGACCGCCTCCCGACGGTGCGGTAACAGGACCTTTGTGCAAGTAGCCTACTGGGACAGGAATATCTTTCTCGAGTTGTGCGATTACATCTTTACGTGTCAGATTCTGCCTGAAAGTGGCGTGAATACCGAGATCGCGCAAGGCGCGGACCTGGGCGGTGGAGTTGGTAGTATCGCCGTACTTGAATACGTATTTTGTCATGTAGAGGTCGTCTGCCCCTCTGTTACCCCCTAAGCATCCTGGCTTCAAAAACTCAGCCGCAGCAGCGCAACTGGAGCTAAAGCACATCCTCGCCCCGTGGTTAGTGACCGAATCAAGTTGTGTATAGTACGGTACGTTTAGCAGGATAAGCTTGTTGTCCGGTTGATGGACTTCTGGCTTACCCGGTACTACAATGTTCCAATGCGGCTTGTAGATATACCAGGTCCCCGCACCATAATCAATAGTTACTTTGATATGGGCGCCTTCATCCACTGAATCAGTAATGGTATAAGACCGCCCTTTCGGGACTTGCACTACCTGTTGTGGGGTAAGTTCAAAAGACTGCAGCGGCTCTTTTTTGAGTAAGGTATCCACCTTCGCGGTCATTAACCTTTTGTCTGATTTGAATTTCTCTAGGCCGGACGACCACAACGCGCCTTCGGCTGTCCGCCTGCGTTTTAGGCCTTCTTCGACATTCGATCCCGGGTTTCGATAAAGCAGCAATGCTTCCGGTACTCGCTCCCAATCCTTATCCCTTAAATAACGGCTTATGGTTGTAAAGTCCGGGGAGTTATAAAATCCGGCCCCTAGGTTGTATGAGAAGGACAGCAATGCCCCAATCTGCTCTTCGGACATCGAAGCAGCGTGAGGCAGTTTTAAAATGGCGGGCAAAAAAGCTGTTTGTAACTGATACTCGAGTAGAGAATCAGCTTCCTGCTGAGTAATTTTATCTCCTTTCTTAAAAGGTTTTCCCTGCCTATCTTTGGTACTGCCCCAACCAATTGTCCAAGGCTCACCGCCCGTCTTAGGGTCTGGATACGCAGTTAAATGGCAACCTTCAAACCTTTTAATCAGCGCGATTCCCGATTGGGGAATCTTTCTCGTCGTCATCGTCGTCGTTGTCATCTAAGCCCGGGGGGTAACTATGAGCTTTAAACACAACTCCGACCACATCGTCACCGTCTTCGATTTCACCGACTTCCGGATGACCTGGACCCGTCTCCATCAGCTTTCTCAACTCGTCTGGGATCCCGTTACCACCAGACATTGTGGGTTGTTGAACTCGCGACACGATCCGGTCAAAAAGGTTCTTTTTACCGGCAAAATCCAAGGAGTCCGACTCGATCTCCAGGGTCAAAGACTTCATCCTGACGCCATGTTCCTGCATTTTCATCGACAGGGCGGCTAAGGCGGCCAAAAGGCCCAAGCCCCAGCTTGAAAAAATGAAAAAATAGAGGATTAGAGTCATGGCAAAGGGGTTTCCAAGCAATTATTATATCACGATCTGCGAGATCGTGTCCCCGAGCATTTCCATTTGGCTCGAGAAAGGCAGAGAGGGGTATTTTTATCTTTGCCGGAGCAGTCGTAGTCGTATTGCTTACGTTGTCCTTCTGAGCGGGTGCAGTACCGGTCGCCTTTTGACGTGCCTGGGGCGATGGAATAGCCTTTGGCTCCGTAACGAACTTTGCGTTCGCGGCCAGTGTCCGGATCGGTTACTGTTTTGACGTATTTTTTCTCCCCGTACTCCGGATCTATTCCCCAGCCATCGGGAATTTGACAGTCAAATTCACTCGTCATTTAGAGTAGAAGCGTCTTGATTACCGGTTAAGTGTTGGGATTTTGTAATTTTAGGCCCGAGGACTCCTCCGGACTGAGTAACATTCCAGCCGTCAGGCACTTTTACCTCTGCGTATTTGGAATCTCCACATTCGGAAGAATCGGAAGACTTAACCTTTACACAATTAGGTACTTTTTTACCGTTAAGTTCTTTTTGACCCACCATTTCATAACCCTTCCAACATGGGCCCGGGCCCTGCATTTCCTCGGCAAATACAACGTCTCTATCTTTGCCCGTATGTTGCATGTATTGGGCGACAGAATTTAGGTAATCCGAGGCAATCGCGAGTTTGTTTGATATCCACTCGGGAATATTAGATTCTTCGTTTATCAAAGAATCGATTAGCAACGCGTTGCGAGCAGCGCTGCGCAAGTCGCCTTGTGCCATCTGGCCCTCCGGGTCGTCATGGTCCGTCTCGGACTCGCAATACTCTTCATCCATCTCATCTTTAATAGCCTTATCCCGGGCCATTTCCCAATCGTCGCTGTCAATGTCCCCGTCATCGTCGTGGTCACGACCCTCACCCGTGTCATACTTCGACTTGCCCGCACTACGCAAAGCGGCTGCTATTGCTTGTTTTTGGGGCATGCCCTCGTGCATGAGTTTCGAGATATTCTCGGAGATTACGTCTTCGGACGTACCGGACTTAAGTGGTGCCATGGTAATTATCGGAGTAGTGATCGAACGGATTGAGAAAATTCCTCGTACGACATTTCTGACGTATTAAACTTGCGAGGTTCTTGTTTTTTAGCTGTGAACAGACTAGGTTGAACTGGTGCCCGGCCTCCTTTTCTGGGCTTGGAGGGGGGTTTGCCGAGTTTCTTCTCCTCCTTAGCTAAACGACGCTCTTCCACTTTCGCTCTGGCGGCAAGCTTTTGTGCCGTATTCTCTCTCCCTAAGGGTAGGGGAATTTGACGAGTAGACTCGCGTCTTGCAGGAGGTTTACCTCTAAAATCATTAGGATTACCTTGGTCGTCAAAAAGATTTCCGCCTAATTCTTCATTTCTGGACTCCGGTACTTCCGGGGATTCTTGAGCGGGAGAACTACCACCTTCAAGTGGGTTGGTCGCAGAAGTTTCTGTTACGAGTCCCGAAGGAAATAGTGTTCCTTGCGTATATTGCTTAGCAACTTCTTTGGCAGAGAGACCTTGCTCTATAGCTTTTTTCAAAGGCTGTTTTACTTTTCTCACGTCTTGAGGTGTGATTTTGAATCCTTCACCGGAGGGGGCAGGTTTGCCTTTACGGCCAAGACGTTCTTCGGGGAGAGTTTCTCGCGGAGAAGTGGGAGCCTTTTGCTCTTGACTTGGGGGTTCTGGCTCCGGCTGCTGTCCAGCCGGGGCAGGCCTACCACCAGAAAGGAAATTATTTAAGTACTGGGTCGCTAGATTGTCAAAATCAGGGTCCTCTATGTCATAGAGGTCTTTAATGTTAAAGATCGATTCCTCGATAAAGAAATTAATTTGCTCAGGGTCTTTTTTGAGTCTTTCTACTTCGGCTTTAACTGCAGCGGCTTGGCCTGGACTTACAATTTTAGGGAGTAACTTTGCATTAGGATCCACTTTAATACCAGAATTGACCCTGGCCTGAAGCTCTATCTGTTTATTTAGCTCTGTTGAAAGATTCGGCATTAGGCGTTCGAAAGCTTCAGCCGTCTCAGCAGAAACTCTCGGGGCACCTCCCTCTTCTTTTTGAGCAGGTGCCGGGACTTCCTCAGGTTGAGACTCTGTCTGGGGCGTTTCTTCTACCCCTTCGTCGTCATCATCCTTAAGCCAGTCTTTTCTAGAAGTTTCTAGTTTTGCTCCTAATCCGCCCTTTTTAAGCTCTTTGGAGATTTGAGAATCTTCATCTACTTTCGGAGTTTTAGCTTTTCTAACCGCATTTGCTTTATCCAACCTGGCCTGCATCTCTTCTTTTTCTTCGGCCACCCTTTTATCAACTTGAGCCTGTCTAAGTTTGGCAGCCTTACTCCCCGGGATCGGCACCCCTGTGGTACCTCTACCCTCGCCCTCTTTTTTCCTGCGGATATCACCTCTAATCTCCTCTCTAGCAGCACCACCGCTACTCTCTACTTCAGACATTATCTTTAGCAATTCTGCCTGAAATTCTTCCTGACTAACTTCTCCTTTTTCGACGCCCTTCATTAAAAGATCTAGCCGTTCTCTCTGTTCGGGAGTAGGCTCAGGTTTTTTAGAAAGTGCTTGAAGCCTTCTTTGAACTGGGGAAGAAGGGTCTATACCCTGGGATTTGGGGGGTACTTTTTGCTCAGGAGGCTTTCTTTTCTGGGGACGAGACCCCGCAGTGCCTGAGGTTTCATCTACTTCTACATCGCTTTTTACTTTTCCCGGCTCAGTAGGTTTAAGGCCCGCCTCTTTTCTAATTTGCCCGGTTTTTTCGTCCACACCGGATCCGGGTTTTTGCCATGTCTCGGGCATCCCCAGTGCGTCTTTCCCTCTGCCACCCGGCTCTCTTCTTTGCTGCCTAATCGGAGAAGCTTTCTTTCCCTTCTCGAAAGTAGCACCGGTTGCTTTATTTTGTTCTCGTGTTTCTGCTCTTTTCTGTTTAGAGTCATCCGACTCTTTGGTTAATCTGGCTCCCGGGTTTTCTCCCACACCCGCCTTGCTCATAATAGCATCGGCGATTGCCATTGCCTCTTTTTGGTTATACCTGCGAGACTGATTTTTAGAGTCTAAGTAAGCTCCTACATACCCTAAGCTTCTGTTCATAAGCTTTTGAACAGTTGCCATAAAGATATCTTTCTCGCTCTTACCCTGGGCGTCTAAACTTTTGACGAAATCTTCGCCCTTTTCCCTGCCAGCTACTGATCTCTGATATACTTTTTTGCACTGAGGGTCTACACTACCGTCCCTTAAAATGCAAGGATTATCCGTCCTGAACTGACCCTTTGGGGTCGGCTTTTGCATTCTATTTTCTTGTATCGCTTTGGATTTTTTCGCCTTTTCCTGAAGGACTTCTTTTGAATCTCCGGCAGCCATTTAGTTTACGTTGACAAATATATAAAAAGCTTTCAACTGTCCTGAGTCTTCCACCCCTCCGGGACTTCGATGTTCAATTTTTTCTCCTCTGACGAGAAGATAGGGTTATCGCCACCTGTCACAGTGGCTTCCTGCTCTTGCTCTTTACGCTTATCGCCAGAGACCATGCCTTCTCCCCCCGCACGCGCCATATCCATGTTCATCATGAGCTGAAAATTTCCTCTAGTAATTCATTGCTGAACTCTTTACCGTTCTCGTTGCGGAGGAGTTCGTCCGTCCGTCTCTGCTCTTCATGGCACACCTTACTTATATCGGCCAGCATCCCCAGCACGGCAGACCTATCCCACTCAGCGATTTCCGCCTGCTCGGACAGTTTCTGATACCGTTTAAGGATTTCTTCGAGGATCGTGAGGCTCATTTCCCTGACGGCAAGCCAGTTATTTTTGACCTCTTGATCTTCTACTTCTTCCTGATAATGGTGGCTTTGGGATATGAGACGGATGAGACTTTTACCCACCTGCGCAATAGATTTAGGGCCGATACGATCCAAATCGATCTCGCTAAGCTGGTTAATAATCAGCTCTTGGGCATCGCGTCCGAGACAAGAGAAATCGCGTAAAGAATTTCGCATGTATCAAGCTTTCAACTGGTTGACGTCCTTACTGTAATTATTTGCTCTCCCGAGTCCACCGCATACCGTACTGTGATATAACACGTTCCCTCTTCGCCAATTGACAACGAGACGTTTAAAGATTCCTCAGACAGGTACGGCACCGCGCTTAAGATCTGTTTTTTAATGTTCTGCTCTTCAATGTCTTCGCTTAATGTTTCGAACAGCAGTTCTCGGACTCCGAGAAATGGATTGCCCACTCTCTCGCCTATCCTTGTTTCTAACACCTCCTGAATGGCCTGACCAATGCGGTCGTATCCGTACGATGTGGATATACCGCCATTACCGTCGAGTTGCAGTGGGTAAGTTAACCCCCTCAACGTGTTGTTTTGTAATGATGAATTTGTAGAGGAAGAATCAAAAAATAGTTGAGGGTTCTGGCGCGAATCCCTGTTCTCCATGTTGAGACGGTCGCGCAATGCGAATTTGTTCTTGATCCTGTCGAGTTCGGGAGTGTCGATCCTATTTCTCGTCATGATACTTTAGACCTCATAACGTTTTGGACATCGGCGTATTCTTTCCACGCCTCGTCGATAATGGTGATGACGGGTTGTTTGAGTTCGCGGGCGATTTGCTCGGCATCGGCAAAGAACGCGCTTGTTTGTACGGTCAGGTTGATGTTTATTTGGGTCGGGCCGCCGCTACTCGTAACGACTTCACGATTGCGTAGGTTCTGGCCCACTAAACTTGATAAAGTGGCGAAGCCGTTGCTCGGGATAACGAACTCGCCATCGTTAACAACTAAGGGCTGTCGTCCGCTCATTCTTGCTTCCAGGCCTAGCGCCGGACCGGCGAAATTCAATCCTTTGTTGTTGATTGTTGGGATTTGGTAAGAAGTTACAGATACCGCCGCTCCTAGCAACTCTCCGACACCAGACAACTTGTCCTTAACCGGGCCGGGGGCTTGTTCCCAAATACCTTGTATGACAGTGGCGATTGTCCTGGGCAAGGCGGTTGCAGCGGATAAAGTAGCGTTTAGCAGGCCGACAAACCCGTTGACCATCGCCTTAAGGGCGTTTTGAAGGCCTTTGCCTGCCCAGTCCATTAGATCTGAAAATCCTTTGGTGAAGTTGTTCCATGTACTACGGAGTCCTTGACCTATAGAGTCTAAAAACTCGGCCATTTTGTCTCTGACTCCCTTGTCCATTAAGGGGGCGACACCGCCAATAACTCCCCCGATAACCGCACCGGCTGCCGTTCCGATACCTGGCACGATAGAGCCAATAGTCGCCCCTAGCATCGCCCCTTCGAACCCCCCGGATAGGACAGATCCCGCAGCCTCTAGCGAGCCGGACTGAGCAGCTTGTGCCCCCGGTCCGCCAAAGATGCCGAGTCCGAGGGCACCGGCTCCGGCCAAAGCTCCGCCAATAAGGGCGCCTCTGCCAAACCTCCTCACACCCCTCCCAAGAACTGCTCTTGCTCCTCCAGACCCATACCTCCTGTTAAATCTGGCCGCCACATTACTTCTGCTCCGGGAGTAATACCCGGGCGTGGCCGATTCCTCACCACTAAATCCGCCCAAAAGGGCATCTGCTGGTAGTCTAATAAGCCCTGGAGTTATATCTGATATACCTCTTCTTATGGTAGCCCTTGTGCCATACCTTCTGGCATATCTAGATATCACATCTCTCCTTCTAAAGGTTGGAAGTTCGTAATCAATATTACTAACTGCATTAGCATTTACTTGCCTACCCTGAGTGGCCCATCTCCTAAATTGAGCTTCTTGCGGTCCTCCTATAGCTACATTAGGAAACAAAATCCCCCCAGGAGTTGGTGTTATTGGTACATTTGCTACCGATGGTCTTATTCCCGAGTAAGGTATATTTCTCCCCTGGGAGAGTCCGTACATCAAGGATTGTCTTTCCCTATAAGCTTGTACTTGGGTCCCTAAAGCCTGGGGAAATAGGTCTGGTATAGTAGATGCGAACGGGGTTGATGGCCGCATTCTCCTAGATAACGGGTCTATCAATCCCCGCGATAATGGACTGAACCCGTTTACACCGGTGAAAGGGTCGGTCAGCAAAAGCCTGCGATTGAATTGAGTCTCAATACCCATAGCCCTATTACCTAGGGCATTGAGCATTCCGAATCTCCCCCTGGAAGTAAAGATATTCCTTAAAAGTCCTGCCCCACCCATTAATGCTCCCGGACCTAACAAAGCACCAGCGCCCATGGCCAAAGCGCTGAACATGTTACCTCCACCGCCCGTTACATCGCCTACAGCACTTGCCCTAGCCACAGCCCCCAACGGGCCTGGCAAGAAACCGGCAATAAACTTAACGATTTTGCCGCCAACTTCTCCAAAAGCCTCTGTCAGTAAAGAGTTAATACCTTTGTTCAAAGCTGGCAATACCGCAGTAGCGATCTCGGGTACTTTGTCTACCAAGGTTAGGAATAGCTCTTTGACGAGGACGATGGCCGTTTTACCTACCTCGGTGAGAAGGCTTGCGCCGATCTCGGCCACAAATCCCATCTCCCTGGTATCATCCCTTTCCCGTATCGACTTACCGATTTTTTGAATGTATTCGCGAACACCTTTACCAATTCCCTCAATAAAAGAGATTATGTTTGTAGGGTCGAAGTTTTTCGAAGTAATCTGGTCACGTATTTCTTTAAAAAATCCCGTTATACGAGTGAAAGCGTCGTCAGGAATCGCTTGCCTTACACTGTTGTACACATTGGTAAAGAATTCTACAACCCTTTGAAAAGTGTCTTTTACCAAGAACAGGATAGTCTTGAATTGTTCGGACTTAAAGTACTCGGTGATCTTGGCAAATATGCCAGTCATGAACTGGATCGCGTCGATAAGCGGCCTCAGCGGGTCGCCTATGCCAAATATTTCTTTGATGCTGGAGAACAAAGTTTTGAACAATCCGCTGGGACCGAAGACTTGATTAATGAGTTTATCGACTTCATCAAACATTGTCGTTTGTTTGCCAAACCTGTCGATCACTTTGCGCAAAGAGCCGAATGTCCCTGACTCAGTGTTAAACAGTTGTGTATTCAAATCCTCAAGGACGATACGGAACCCCGCCGCCCTTTTCGCCATTTCTTTTAACTTGGCGATTGTCTCGGGATCGTTAACAATCTCCATTAACAGCTCTGTACGTCTTGCCGGACTGTCTATGAATCCCTGACCTCCCGCCCGTTTAATCAACTCTGAACCCAAAAAGGCGGACATCGGGTCGCCGGAATTGACAAGATCTCGGCCCATTACTTTGCCGGATAGGAATTGTTGAGCAAGCCCGCCAAAATTGTCCCCTATACCGGCTCGGCGGAAATCTCGCTGGAAGGCTAGAATCCCCGTTGTAAGACTTTGCCTTAAGTCCTCTGGCAAGTTCTTACTTATGAACGGAGTTGCAGCAAGCGTTCTCTGAACGTCTTTCATCGTGCCGCCAGCTTTGACAGCAACGTTATTTAGGGCGGTCCCGAGCTGAGTACTTATACTCAAAGACGCTTCGTTTGAAAACCCTTTGAATACCTGGGTCAATAGCGCTGCTTGGTTTTGAGCGGCACGGAGCGAAGAAGCCCCAATAAGGCCTTGCTCTCCGATAGATTTTTGAAACTCACGGTTAATCTGGCTTAACGCACTGCGGACAACGTCCAGTTTCAAGCCGCTAACCAGGAATTGATTGTCCAGGTTGGCAGAGAACCGTTTGAAGTCGGTTAGGGCACGGGCGGTATTCGCCCGGACGTTAAGTTGGAGATTCGTTATTGCCATTATAAATTAGTCGGACTGGATACTGTTCCCGGTCTAATTCCCGGGGAACTTTTGCCAGCAGTATTGGGACATTTTTCGCTATTATTAGCTATTCGAGAAGCTCCCTGAATAGCTTCTTCTATATACCCGTTAATATACCCCTTTATCTGACCCCCATCAAATCTACCACCTGGTCTATTTGGGTTTAAAATGTCTTCTATTCTTTTGTATATCTCTGTTGCTCGGCCTGGTGCAGCAAAATCTGTCCCTAATTCCTGAACAGCGTTTTGATATTTAATTAAAAACTCTGTAGACAGTCTTCTTGTTTTATCTCTAGAGTCAAAAAATATGTTAACGTTGTTTATTTGAGTTCTAAAAGTAGGGAATAAACCCGAGTAATAATAAGCCCTCTGACATTTGTTGGCGTCGTAAGAAACAGGTGGTTTGGGATTACCCCCTCCTTCTTGGTCTTTAGGGGGAGGAGTTGCTCCCGACGAGGTACTTTCGGTGCTGGGTGCGGCCGGGACCCCCACACCAGACCTGGGCAGCAGCGGATCGTTCACCAGCGGCATTCTCCCCGGCCTAGCGATGTCTACAAACCCGTCGTTAATCGTCCATTCGGGCACTTGCTCCAGCTCGAAAGATACTTCTGCGTTGACAAGTGCTCCGGCGTCCCAGGCTCGTTCGCGGACACGTATGTTCTGGATTACGCAAGGCCCAAAAACCCTGGCTCCCCAAACAAATTCGAGTACGGGAGGTCCATCATCCCCGTTCTCACCATCCCGTGCCATGAACAGTTGTTGCAAACCTCTTTCAAGAGAATCGACCCGCTTGCCAATAACATAGCCCGTCAACAAGACCTTGCCAAATATAAGCTTTCTGTTCTTATTTGATTTCCAGGACAAGGGCTGGCCGCTATTTGCCGGATCAGACACACCCCAAGTCTCGGCCCGGTTATAGTCCGGCCCGGAGTCAAGTTGCAGCTCTTCGGGGTTGAAAAGAAACTGCCATACACTTTGTGAACTCGCACCGCCGATAGACGGGTTGATGGTACTGGGAGCGCCTGGATTCGCGTTATACACTTTGCCTGAGTCTGCAGGCAAGGGTTCGCGTACAGTTGGGTCGGGAATGGCAGGAGAGATAGGTCTTGGCTGCTCCGGGGGCTTGGGGGGCTGAGCAGGTGTTATTATTACTGGTGCTGGCGTACCAGGGAGATCAAATTGATTTGACCTTGGGGTAGGGGTTTCAGGCCCCAAAGGAAAGGGTGTCCTGGGACCGATTATTGCAGAGGCAGTCTGTCCTAATTCTCTCTCTAACTTGCTAGTATCGAATGAAAGTGGCTGTACCTGGCCAATGGCTTGACTCGCCTTTTCCGGAGCGCTTGACGAGGGTGAAGAGGTCTGTACAGCGGAAGACGTTTCAGTCTTTTGCTCTGTACCTTTTCTCGTCCAATACCGGATGTAGGCGATGCGGTTTTGCATCCCCCCAGACGTACCCTTTACAAAATTAATTTTTGCCAGGTTCTGCGATACCGATAGGTGTGCTCCTCTCCTGGTGATTGTATCTGATACTCCAAAGTAATCGAATTCAGGGGTGAAAAACCCCGTCCTTTCCATTAAACTCTGGGTCCCTAAAAGTCTCTCAACTATAGAGGGCCTTTTTGCTTGAGGAACCTCAAGAGGGATCTCGTCTAAGGGTTGAGAGTATTTTTCTAAATCTTTGAGATTAAGATCTTCGTACTTCGCCACAGACCAAGTAAATGCTTATACTTGGCTTTCAACGATTTTCACACAGGCGGATCGCTATGCTCAAAGCTCCAGGCAATCGCGTTCTTAACAACCTCCTCGGGGTTTTTGTCCCATCCGTCAAAGTGTGAATTTTTCTCCACCCGTTCCAGCACCCAGCTCAGGATTACATTGCCGACTGTTTCCTTCATCCTCGCGATACGAGACGTGTTACGCCACAAACACTCGTAACGGCTTGAACCATTCGAGCCGTCAAATTTCTCAATTTCAAGAAGCAAGCCACCAATCTTGCGTCGGACAAATGTACGCTTTCCAGGCGAAAGCCTGGCGAATATCTTGCGCTGATCGTCTTCTGTTCCCCAGTCCGGCTCATACTCTTTTGACTCAGGGTCGCGGTTAACAACGTATTGAGAGGCAGAGACAGAATCGGCTAGTGACTGCAACACTCCCAACGGTGTGACTACCTCGTCATTAAAATATACGATCGAGTCGGGTTTGGAGCCAAAATACAACCGGGCGACATCGACACATGATTTATCAGCGTTCAGGCCATGCGCCAAAGCCGTAGAGAACAGTTTCGCCTGTTGAAATTCTGTCACCTCCTCCTCGAGAAAGATAATACCCCTGAATTTAGGGTGTTCGGGAGTACTTGAGAAGGAGTGGTGTAAAATGTTGAATTGGATTCCGAGTTGTCCTGCTTGTTGGATGATTTCCTCAGCCGAATCGCCATCATCATAATCCACACCTAGGACTTGGCAGCTCTTGAACAAAGGCTCGATCCTGCGCCTGCGTTTCCAATCCGGACACTCGTTGAATACAAAAGGCGACCATGTCTTGCCTTGGACTATGGCCCTGGCGAGTGATTTTGGTGTGACATCGGCTGTGTCAGTGCCGAGCCGGAGACCCAGGACCCTAACCTCGCTTTTAGGATTGCCATACTTATCGGTTAAATTGCCGTATTGGGTCTTGGCCGACGGTTTATGGTCCCAAGACTCTTGATCCAAGGAGATAGTAGCGGTTGTCATTTAATGTAGGGGAGAAGCATTAGGATCAGGATACCGTAGAATAGTGTAATTGTCAATAGCAAGGCGATGAGTCGAGTCATTATCATAGCTTTTGTGGGTCGTAGTCTGCACTAATTTAGCTTAGCACGCTGTAAGGCCCAACTCGGGGATAAATTTGTTACTTTTAGAGATGTTTTCACTCTCAGGTATAACTTGTAAATTCCATGGTACATGGAGACCACACAGGTTTTCATGTTTTAAGGGGTGTATGTGATCCACGTGGTATTTTGCTCCCGTCTCCTTCTCTAGATTTCGGGCTAATTCAGACATTAACTGAATTTGGTATTTATGGGTTTCGCTTAACCAAGGGGGAACAGCTCTTAATTTCCGTGCTCTGCGGTTTGATTCATGCATTCTATTCCAGTGAGGATTTTTCTTTTTATATTTTTTTGCATACTCTTTCCTCTTATCTGAGTGTTTCTGATAAGATTTACGCAGTTCAGCTCTTTTTTTAGAGACATTTTTCCAGTATTCCTCTCTAGATTTCCTCCTTATCTCTTCCCTACCTAACCTTATTACCCTATTAAGGTAAGTTTTTCTCGTATATCTTTTCGCTTTGTCTGGGTTATTTTCCCTCCAATTTTTTTGATACTCAGATATTTGACTTTTTTTATTGTTATATCTATTCCTTAAATAGACATTTCTGCACTCTTTGCACTTGTTTCTGTACCCGCCAGATTTTCTGCTATCCTTAACAAACTCAGTGAGTGGCTTATTTAATTTACACTCATTGCACTGCTTAATTACAGGGGTATTACTCATAGTTTTTGCGGGTCATAATCGGCCCGGTACGCCCAAGAAGTATCTGCCCTATTAGCAGTGTTACAAATGTAATCTAATTCTTCTTGATCTGTAACAGTCGCCATTAGGTCTCGGGCAAGCCTGTAGATCTGTTTCTTCTCCCCCCTAATCATTTCCCAAGTCCTTACGATATGTGACATTTTCTTTCCCATACTAAACCCGTCCCTAAGTGTAAGAGCGGAAAACACATTTTCAGTCGCCATCGCCAAGTCTTTATCGGCTTTGTAATTGTTAAATATTTCGTACGCTTTGTCGACGCTTGTGATCAAAAGTTTTCTCTGCGCCCAGTAAGGATGTGCTTGCTCGCGCTTTGCATTTTCCCAATGCGCTTTCATATTTCGCCTGAGATTATTAGCTTTCATATCAATCGCGATGAATCTTGTAGCTTCGAGAACACTGGCAAGCGAACCGAGAGTAAGCTCGGGCAGATAGTCTCCCTGGCCTTTGTGACATCTAATGGCATAAGCAAGAAAACTAAACCGCAAATAACATTCCAAAGCATTTTTATGTATTTGTATCCTAAGGTACGGGAGTAACTGCTCGCTGTGGAAATGAACGTCTGTTCCCGAACGCACCTTTGACAGGAAGAAGTCGGTACACTCGCGCATTATCTTCATAAACAGTGTGACCTCATCGACCTTAAGCGTCTTGCACAAGTGTTTTATATTTGCAACGGGATGTATATCTCTTTTCATCGTCTCGGACATTTCTTCTTGTTCGAAGGCACGGTACGTTGATATTAGGGCGAGGCGGCTTATCGCCCCCGAATCAAGACTGTAAGATATCTCAGACCTGACCTCGTTACAGTTCGCTATTATAACAGTGTTCGAGACGACTTCAATCGAATCGGTACCCTTATTCTCGACTTTCTCTGTGCCGCCTGTGACTACAGACTTAAAGCTATGCGCCTTGAGCATGTTCTCAAGCGATTCGAGAGTTAAATCATCGTTGTACGCGAGGTGCGAAGTGACAACTGCGCCCTGGTTAAAACGGCTACCGAACTGGCCAAAGTTAACTACATTATAACCACAATACTGCATCGCTTTCATAATCCCACCCAAGACGGTACTTTTGCCGACCCCGGGTTCCCCGACAATCACCCCAGCCTTTCGAAATCCGTGCATCAATACTTCACTACTGCCGGGATGGATGTTGCCACTCCTCCCTACACAAGCCCTTCCAATGATCAGTTTGAACATCTCTGCTTCGGCTGGAGGGAAAATGGTTACAATATCTTCGAACTTTAACTTTCTCACTCGTTCTTCGAACCAGTCGTTCTCCGGCACATAAGCATACACATTGTTAAGGCTTTTGGCTTTGAACTCGTTCTCTATCGAGTTGGGCGAATACGCTATTCCTAGGTCATAGGTTCCCCCTCCCATCTTTTTGTGCCTAATGGCTTTAAGATTCTCTACCCCCAGGACATAATCCGTGACTTCACTAGCCCTCCCCGACCTATACATAAACAACGGCATTGCAAAGTCGCGGCAATCCGGGTCTTTGAACAAGCCGCCCTCTTCGTCCAACGCTTCGTTTTGTAGGCTTTCGAGAGTAAACTCAGAGGCCGGGATTAAAAACTCAAACCATTTGGGATAGTTTATTCCCCTGGGCAAGCTATTTTTGAAGTGGGATTCTCCCGGGCTGAACTTCTCGTACAAGTCATGAAAAGAGGTTAGCTTAGAGTCGATGTTGACACGCAAGTAGTAGCCACGAGATTCGAGGGCGGCGATACTGCTTGCATATTTTGACGCTGGGCCCTTCTCCTTCAAAAGGGCGTCTGACGAGTTCGCTTCCTTTTTCTTACTGGGCATTGAACCTGATCAGCATGGCTTTGTAGTCTTTTCGTGCTTGTTTTAAGTCTTTAATTCGTTGAGAGTCTACTGACTCCGGATCAGCTTTCCTCAACGATTCAAGTTCTTTAATCTCATCTAAGGCGGCTTTATCCTCCTCTACGATTTTAGCACATTTCTCGAACGGGCCGTCGGGCAGGTCGATGCAATGCTTTTTGTTCAACCCCCTGAGGTTGGGGTAAAGCGCTTCCCGGCGCTCTTTGACGGCTCGCTCGCTGAACAGGGCGATCTCGTGGCGGTCCGGGGCCGGGATCTCAGGCAGGAACATCCCCAATCCTCTGAGGTAGGTTTCGGCCTTAGCGAGGTGGTCAGGCCGGTTCGATCGCCTCGTATCGGCCATTATCCCGGCCAGGGTGGCTTCCTCGTCAGCAGTCCAGCCCCAGACTTCGTCTTCCTCGTACAGGTCGAAGAAACGGAGGGGCGTTCCCGGCATTAAATTATCACCTTTATCGCCGACTTCCACCTTGACAGTATAAGTTTCTCGCGCAGTTTTAATATGCAATTTCTCCTTCCTCAAGTAATAATCACATACTTCATGCTCTGTACGAATTCTTGGAAGCCACGGCCCAGCATTACACCAGACAACCTTATGCTGGTCAGAGACCAAGCCTTGCCAATCCCCATCCAACGTACTTAACAGGATGTAGCGGTCGATAGGGGGTGAGTTTCGTTGTATGCGTGCGATTTTACCCGCGACATCATCCGCTTCATAAAATTCTTTTTCAAAAAAGTGGAACGTCGAGCCAGGCGCTTTGAGATATTTATATCCCTCTTCAAGGATTATAGGAAACAAAGATGGCTTGTTCGGTCTACCTCCCTTGTATTCCGGCATACCCAAGGCATGGGCTTCGATACTTCTCCAGTACCCTTTCAAGCCGTCGCCAAACTCACCTTTAAAATCATCGACGACTACTGCAGTAAAGTCATGCCGTGGTATCGAGTCGATTCCGCGATTGAGTTTATAAGCCCATAACGCTTTGACGATGTTTCGCAAAGCGGGCTCATTGTCCTCTCCGACTATATCCAGGGCGGATTCGGTGAACGAGTGAATCGCGTGCGCGTACACCTTGTAGTCAATAACAACGAGCGGGAGGTTTTTTTCTCCGGCGAGCCGGGACTCGAGCCAATTTTCCTTAAGTTCCATGGGGTTCTTTGTTGAACCCAGTATATCACGTACCGAAGAACTTTGCGCTGAGAACGCGCTGTGCGCGGACGAATTTTCTGATTGGCATGTTAGTCACCAAAGCAAATTCCAAGAGAGTCTTAGGCTTCATCTCCTCCAGGCTTAGGTTAAGACTAGGGTCAGAATCTGATACAAAGAATTTTTCGCCGTCTCGGGCGACAACAAGAAAATCGGTTTGCGTGTCAAACCGAATCGGTTTAGAAAGCTTCTCGATCATGCCGCCCGCCCCTTCACTCCTTCTTTGGCAAGACGGCGAATTTGAGCATCAGCCTCTTTAGGCGCTTCGGGCAGTTCACGCTTGAACGAACGTTCGCCTTTACCGGCCTTCTCATCCTCACCAGGTTCTTTTTCCTTGCCCCACTGCTTACCACCTTTAGTGGCGGTCTCGATCTTGGATTCAAGGCTGGCTTCGGACTTCGGATCCGGCATGCAGACACCTTTCTGGTTGCTGGTGCCTGGAGGGCATTGAGATACCGACCTGCCTTGGTACAGGGCAGGAGTGCCAGCATCCTCAAAAGACACTTTGTCCGAGGCGTCCTCATGGGCCCCAGGGTCCCCCAGGTCCGGCATTTTGATCTCACTTTGACCGATAGGCGTCCCAGAGACCCAACTCTCCTTCGGCGCTTCGCTCCAGCCCTTAGGCTTCTCGTAATAAGTCATTTGAAATACGCTTTCAAAGCTTTCAACGAAATATCCTGGTCAATGATTCGATAATTCCGTCGTCAGATGCCTTAGCCTTAGACACTTTGGCCGCTTCGGCAACAAGCTTGCTCGGCTTAACCTTCTTGCCGATTTTACGATACGCTTTGACTGTGACTTCCGCGTTCTTTTCCACCTTGCTAAGCAGCTCTTGCGATTGTTGTTTCTGCTCCGCCACTCTCGGATCCCATTTCGACAGAATATAGCGTGTAAGCTTTTCCACCTCCTTCTCGCTAAGATTATTATCAGAAATCGACTCTAAGATCGAGCCGGTAATCACCCTAAGTTCGGACCGGGAATACCAGTCCGTAGACCTGTGTTTCAACCAAAAAGAGTCGACAGCGTTAAAGGCGATGGCGAGAAAGGCGGGATTGAAAAGTTTTCTGTCGAGCAGATTTTTATTCACGAAATTTGCCACACTTTCATATGCCTTGCTGGCAAAGGGAAGCTTGTTAAAAAGATTGAAAGTAAAGTTCACCATTTTATAAACGGGTACGCAAAGCTTTCAACCGAAAAATCCGTAAGTCGCCCATTCTGGGTCTTTAGATTGTTGTACGGTCTCCACTACTTTGGGCAAAGGAGGCCTTGGTTTCCTTTTTAATACCATTCCCGTTTGTTGCAGAGGTCTATCCGCCTTCTTAACATTACACCTGGAGCATGCCAGCACAAGGTTTTCCCAGGTGTCTTGACCTCCTCTGCTTCTGGCAATAACATGGTCGATTGTTAGACTCCTGGTGCTGCCACAATACTGGCAACTGTAGCCATCTCGCCTGTAGATTCCCGTCTTTGTAGGTTTTTCTCTGGCCGCCCGACTAAGCGGCATTTTAATATATTTAAGGAGGCGGATTACCTTCTCCGACACTCGCTGCGCTCTGTTCTTCAGTAACAGGACAATAGCCCTTCTGCCACGGACAATGTTCAAAGGCGTGTAGTCGAAGTTTAAAACTAAAACCTCAATCTCTGGACTTAAACTTGTCACCCGTACCTCCGCAATCAGGGCATTCTACTGCTTCGGACCTCGGGCATTCTTTACCCGGATCGTATATCTCAAGTACGTTGAATCCCCGCCCCTGGCAGTTTTTACACCAGGGGCGTTTGAAATCGGGTATCAATACTTGCGGATTGCTCATACCCCTGTCGAGCCGAACCCGCCTAACGACCTATCCGTCTTGGTGAAAACGCTTTTGTTGGTGGTTACGACGGAGTCGGATTGGTCGATGGCAAGTTCGCACACCCCTTGGGCAATTCGTGCGCCATGAGTAAACACATGGTAATTGTCCCCCAACGAGCCTTTGCCTATCTCGTTCGTCAAAGATACCTTGACCCAGTCCCTGTATCCCGAGTCGATAACTCCTGGCGAGTTCGTGACAACCACGCCGTGCTTATGACACAAGCCGCTTCTCCCTAAAATTTTATATTGGAGAACGAATTGATTCCAAGGCGGGCCTGGATACATTTTTTGTATCTCTGGCAAGATCACTTTGAAACCAGAATTCACAAGGACTGTTTCCCCGGGGGGCAGAAAAATAGCTCCGCCCTCGCTCTCAATCTTCTCAAGGAAAAGGGGTAGCAGTTCTGACTCAAACTGCTCGCCATTGATATACAGCTTATAGCCGTATTTCAAAGCGTCGGACTCGAACTCTCTGAAGAAGCGGATCGAGTTTGCCCGGTTAAACCCGCCCTCTACGAACGCTTTGATGTCCGCTCCGGCATCACCTGGGTGCGCCACTTGGGGGGCAAAGTTTTCGTCTTCAACGTAAAAAGTAGGCTTAAGCATTTGATTTTGGGTAGCGTTTAAATTTTAACATAAAGAGTTCAACCCTGGCAAGCCAGGCACTCTTTGTATTCCGGCTCGGCCTCGGGGGAAAGCATCGCTTCCAAGCCTTCGTACCCACCTTCGACATGGCTGCCGTTAATCCATATTTGCGGTACGGTTTGATACGGCCAGTCATCGTCGCTGATTTCCGACCTGTCCTTTTCCTGGATAACAAATCCGGCCTTGGTAAGGAGTTCTTTGGCTTTTACGCACCACGGACAACCATCTTTCGTCACAATTAAGGCGACGGGCGATGAAACGGTTACTTGTTTAGCTGCTTTCTTAACTTGTAAAGAAGTTGACTTCAAATAATACAAAGACTTAAGGCCAACTTTCCAAGCCAACAAATGCAGCTTGTACAGGTATTCTGCCGTTGATTCCGGATCGACAAACAGGTTTAAAGACTGGCCTTGGCATACGTACTTCTGACGGTCAGACGCCTGTTTTACCAGCTCAAACTGGTCGATTTCCCGGGCCGTTTTGAACACGTTTTTAACATTCTCGCTTAAAAAGTCGAGATGCTGTACGCTTCCTCGCTCATCAAGAATACTATCCCATACGTCTTGAGTATTTTTACCTATTGAGGTGAGGTGTGCTTCGAGGTACGGGTTTCGACGCACAAAGGTTCCCTTGTCATTAGTCGCGACGAACAAGTTCGCGATGATGGGCTCGATGCCTTCGCTTACTGCACCGCATATGACAGAGTTTGTTTTAGTAGGAGCGATTGCAGTTCGAGTAGCGTGGCGGATTCCATGCCCCTCGCACCATTCCGGCTCGCCATACTCTCTCGCCATGTCCTGAGACGCTTTTAGGGTCATTTCGTCCACATACTTATGAACTTCAATGTTCAAGTCTCGAGCTGCTTTCGAAGCGAAAGGAATACCTCGAGATTGGTACAAGGCGTGGAGGCCCATAGTCCCCAAACCTAACGCACGGGCTTTCTTGGTGAATCTTACTGCACGCCCCATTGACGGTAGTCTGCTAGCTTTATGGATAAACTCCTCGGCTACAGCGTCGAGAAGATAGATACCCAACTCTGGAACTGTTTTGCCTGTATTTCTCCCTTTCCACGTTTTCCATTCGTCATATTTAGCGAGATTTGCTGAACTAAGTAAACAGCTAAACGTGTGATTTTCGTCTGAGGGCAAAAAGATTTCAGAGCAAAGTTGAGATTGAATAATCTCTAGCGCTCTATCTATAAAACACTTAGGCCTATTGTTGTTAGCATTGTCTATGAAAATAATGTATGGCGATCCGGAAATCATTCGGGATTTCAATACCTCGCCAAATATCTTTTGTTTATCCCTATTCCCATTAATCATCTCCTCGATCCACTTGGTTTTTACAGTTACAGCGAGATTCGAGTCGATGAAATTGCGCGGATCGCCCTGGCTATGGTCCTTGCTTCGCAAGGCGTCCATGAGGTCGGGGTGGTCGATGGGCAGGTATAGGGCGAAGGATCCACGTCGAGTGTTGCCCTGAGAAACGGTTGCCGCAGTTCTGTCATACAAACGCATCCAATCCACGATAGATCCGGACCTACCACCACCGCTGATGGGGGATCCGCTAGGTCTTAATTCTCCAAAATAACTACCGACTCCTCCACCATACTTGCTAAGAGAAGCTACTTCTTTCAGGTGGCTATAGATACTCGATGTACTATCAGAAATTGTGTGACCGAAGCAGGAAACCGGAAGTCCTCTATTCGTACCGAAATTACTTAACACAGGAGACGCACCTCCCATGTAACCTTTCCAGAACATCTCCATAATATCTTCGCCGATTCCCGGTCTTTTAAGATATTTTTCGGCCGTTAACGAGCACCGCTTCCACATCTCGCGTGGAGTCTCGCCCGGAAGCAAATAGCCATTCGCAAGTATTTGTTGCGCTTCTTCGTTGAGCCAGTCGGGGTGTGTAGCTAGGGTGTCAATGTCAAACATGATAAAAAAAAGACGAAAAATTCCTTCACAAAAGATTTACATCTTTTGCGTTAGTTAGCAATTAAGGGGTTGGTTATCTCTTAGGGGTTAGGGAGGCCGAGGGCTCAGTCTTTCCATTTCGCACCTTCCTCCATAAGGCCGTCATCCCAACTATCTTTAACATTTTTACTCCTATTGCACCAGTAGAGATTAGTTAGCCTATTATCCGGTTTGCCATCTTCGCCAGTAGGATGCCTATGGCAGATGACTATGTTTTCTCCACTGGGTTTTTCAGGTCCAAATAACTCCATCACGGCTTGGTGGACAAACGGCTCTTCACGATGCGGAACTCCCTGACTTTCCCAAGTTAGATTGACTCTATGCTTACCCCTATCATCCGATCGAGGCTTTCTTAACTTGAACGAGCCGTTCTGTTGGACACGCCTAACCCTGCCCATATCACTCACCTGGTAAGGGGAGTCTTTCCACCTAAGCCATTTCTCTTTCTTCTCATCTTCAGGGTCCAGGGCAGGGACTTCTTCCATGCTCGTGTACTCGTCTTCGCCTTCACCTGGTTCAGGCAAAGACCATCCTGCCGGTATGTTAATGTTTACATCCATTGTATTAGATTTCCCAATCACTAGCTCGCCTCTTCTCAGCGATTTTTCGAATTCTTGAAAGATCGAGAAGCCTGTCCGCTTTACCTGCCTGGGTAATAAGGCAAGTAGTCCCGTGAGACGACTTCATAATCTTCTCGTTCTTGTCAGTCTTAGATAAAGCCATGGTGATTAGTTAGTTAACCTTTTTAAGGTAATTGAGTCGGGCGAAGTAGTAAGCGCTCCAGGCAAGTTCGGGATCAGTGAAAGTCTTAACCCCGGACAAAGTCTTTACTACCCATGTGTTTCCGGGCTGCTGGAGATAAGGCTTTGGAAACGGGTAGTCAGCCATTAGATCAAGTCATGTCAGAACCAGGTCCAAGGCCCTAAGATCGACGTTGTCAAAGTCTTGGCTTGGCTTTGCAACATAGCCGCTCCCATTCTTCGCCATTGAAAAGAAGTCGTTATTTGTCTGGCCTTTGACCATAGGATCGAACCAGGAAGCGATGTTCCGAGCTGATGCAATCTGTTCATCATCCATTTCATAACGCATGTCAAGATCAAGGTTTTGGAGACGGTCGTTAGCTCGGTACAATATATAAGCTTTCAGGTCATTTAGAGCGATAGGAATAGCAGTGTTATCGACTTTGTCGAAAATGCTTTCCAAAAAGCTGTACTCATTGGCTATGATAGCGTCGAATCCTCTCTTGATCTGGGCTTTTTCCTCTTCTGTAATACCTACCTCTTTTACTAAGTATTTAAATAGTAAACTTCCAGCATCGCTGTGTTTTACTTCGTCGGAAACTGACCATGATATGATTTGCGCTAGTCCTTTGAGTCTACCGCCCCTGTTAAAGGATAGTAAAATTGCAAAGGATGAGTATAGTGATACTCCCTCGCCACAACCAGAGAACACAGCTAAAGATACCTTTTCTGACTCACACTCTGTAAAGAACCTTTCAACTTTTGTCTTAGCCGCCTCATCAGCCATGAACTCTTCGAACTCGTTAAGCCCAAGGGTGTCTGAAAGATAGTTATAAGCCGCTGCATGGATACGTTCAAACGCGCTGAACGTCCTTGCCATGTCTTGGATCTCCGGCTTAGGGAACGTTCTGCATACCGTGTCTCCCCAATAGCACGAGATGCCTAGTTCGGCGGAGGTGAAACCGCGCAACACACCGGCCACCAAATCTTTTTCCGACTGCGATAAGTTATGATCCCAGTCCAGGCAATCACTTTTCAGGCTGACTTCCCACGGATTCCACACCGACAGGATGGCCTTTTTAAAATAATCGTTGAATTCAGGAAAGTCGTATCCATGGGCGAATTTGTAGACCATGGGGGGATGAGAAAGGATCGAGGCCATTTAAAATGTGGGTTGAAATGATTATATCACAAAGCGAGAGTTTCCGGGAACCGTTCTCGAAGTTGAGCCAGGGCCGAGTCGGGCAACGTAGCCGAAAGCGTCCTATAGGCGTCTTGCAAAGCGGAAGTCCGGTCACCACGCATAGGGGATTTATAGGTCTCACCACCTTTGAAATTGGGCACTACGGTGTACATTTTCTCCGACTTAATGTCCTGCACGAGGTAGTAATTCCTCCCCTGGACAACACCATCCTCAAGGACGATGTGCCCGATTGGGAGGTCTATGGTACCCACATCGGCAGGGTCTTTGTCCCCAGCCTTAGGGCGATAGTCATCTTTACCGCCGTAACCGTCTCGGTTATCTGCTACTTTCGCAGCACCAAACTCCGAGTCAGGGGACACGTCTCTGCTGTGGTAATCGTCTTCCCCCTCGCCGATCTGGTTAGAAGGAATGTCGTTAGGGCCTGTGCCCATTCTCGCCTCACCAAACTCGTAAGACACTTCGTCTTTGTTCAGTGACGACCAGCCATAAGGCGCTTTGGTTTCCATTAGCTCGACTTGTTAAGATAACAAGCTTTCAACTAAGAAAACCCCGGACATAAGACCGGGGCGTGCTAAGGGCGATCAGCCGAAGTTCAGATCCAGGGCGTCCGGATTGACTTCTTCCTGCCTGCTCAGGATCAGCGTGCAACGGATACGGGTTTTGCCTTCGCTTGTGACTTCCTTGTCCTTGATATGGAGCAAGGCGGGTTTTTCCTGGGTGATTTCGGGACTCGTCGCCAGCAGCGAGCGGAGACTGGTATGAGCCCAGGTCTCAGCAGTTTGACCGGTCCCCACCGGATAATCGCCGATCACGATCCGATACGAGGTACCGAATTTCGTGTTCGCGCTCCGATAGCCGATCACGCTGTACTGACCAATTTTGAGGTCGCGGAAGTCGATCTCGCTGTCGCAGTCGGAGCGCATGCCCCCAGACCCACGGGGAGTAACCTCCTGCACAAGGGGAAGAATGTCATCTACCGCCTTGTTCTTTTTGAGAAGGGAGTTGAGAGCTTTTGTCTCAGGCGGGTTCTGGTAGTCGATGAACCGAACCGCGATGGGCATGGCGGTTTGACCCGAGCCATCCTCTTCGTCAACAGACACCATCAGGCAAGCGTCGGGTCCACGGCCGGAGAAGTTGAATCCAGCGAATTCAGCCTCAAGCGTTACAGCTTGGCCGTTAATTTCTACGCCTAAGCCCTCCTTGCCCAGAGTGACAGGGATGTAGCGATTGCCCCATTGAATGGTGAACGAGCCGGTGGAAGTACCTTCGACCTCGTCATTCCCTGCCTTGAGAATGGGTCCGAAAAGGCGATTGTAAACACCGTCTTCTGCCTTGATGAGGAAGGTGTTCTCTTCGAGAGGGAGTTCTTCGCCAGTCAAAGCGGTAAACACTTTGTCCAGCGCGAGACGCATCGCCTTGGGCAGATTCGCGTTAGGCAGAGCTGTGTACTGCTTAGAGTACTCACGTCCTGCGAGCGGGGCGAGATCGGGGCTTGAGGTCCCCACCTCGATCACGTTGACGGTAAAAGTTGTAGCCGTGGTCATACGATTTGGTCCTTTGGATTTGGACGAGAGGGAGAAATTCCCCTCGTCATGTTTTTACTATACACCGCGCTTGAGGGGGGCGCGAATTCAAATGTCAGGATTTGCTGACAGAAATTCTTGCGCTTTGAGGCGTATCGCGTAAAGCTGGGTCGAACATGGGTTAAGGGGACACAAAGGGGGGATGTAGAGCACAAGGCGACCGCGCCACCACACCGCCCTCTCAAACGGGCATTTGGGCGGGATTCGGTCTACCCAGGCCTGGGCGAGTTCCCGCGTCCATACCCTCGGTTCGAGAAAAGGCAAACGAAACTTGGGCAAGGAGGAGGTGAATTTGCCCCACCAGCGAGGGGGTTTAGCTCTTGCCATTAGACAGGATCTACTTGCAGAACACCAGCGTTACTTACACTGATGTCGTATTCAGTTCCGTCAGGGGATGAGATTCTAAACGAGTTAGGAACTTCTTTTTTCAAAAGAACGGAGGGGATAGAAACTGTACTAACCGTCTTACCTGCTAACTCTTGGTAGATAGAGAACGGGCCGGAATTAAAGGACGCTGAGTCCAATCCGGAGATTATACAATCCTTGGCAACTGCGGCAGCACCAGAGCTAAGTATACTCTGAGCCGTGCTTTGCGAGATTTTGTAAACCCCGCTTGAATACGGGAACGGTTTAAAGGCTAAGCCACAAGTATTAGGATTGGATAAAAATCCTGTGTAAAAGAATTTCATATTCCAATCTTTGTTATCAAAGTTCCATTTCACAAACGGAGCAATTCGGCTTGTAATTCTACAGTTTCCTCTGCCGCCCATGCCAAGCATTTTAACCCAGCAAGGCTCAGAACTATTGTGAGTGAACTTAAACTCCAGAGTTTTATTTCCCCCATCGCCATAACTTGCCCGTCTGAAATCAAAAACGATGTCGCAGTTTTGCCCCAAAAGACCACCAGCTTGATCAAAGAAGGCGACGAACGTCTTTTGGCTGGTATTTGCCATTTCTAGATTGGTTACAATACTGTAATCTGATCCGGAAGTAGTCAATTCTGGTGTAACTCGAATCTGAGTTTTTTCGCCCACACTGGCCGTGGCATTAATGAACTTACCTGGCACTTGAGAGTAAGCTGTGCCAGACGCGCTGCTTCCGCTGCAATTCAACCAGTTAATTACTGTATCCCGTGTATTTACCCCAAACCCCCCATTAAGGGTTAGATAAGTGCTTTCAGCATTTGTCTCATTAGTGTTAATGTCAATTGTCAGATCTTGAAAAATTATGCCAGCAGATATAGCTCTATCGATGACTTGAGGGATCCTGGTTCCGGCGAATTTTGTGTTGTCCGAAGGTACAGAGCCATCTATATTAATCCGGATTTTAGGGGTTGTAACAGCACCCCTCGCCCCAGCTACAACAACAGTTGACCAGCTATTTGCAACCATTAATGGTCCTGCTTCGGTAGCAGTTATATTGTCATGGACACTGATTACAAGTTCGGCTCCTAGGGGGAGGTAGGCTCCGGCCGCAAATTCCAGCGCATCTGTTACTGTCGAGAAAATTGTTCTTCTGAATATCGAACTAGAATTGGGGCTGTAAGATACTTCATTTGTCTCAAAGTACCCACCAGGTACTGAGTTTTCCCCGGTAAGCGGGGTATCCCTGGAGACGTGAAGCACGATGTAGGGGCTTGTGCCCTGAGATTTTACATACCCCGGGATATCTTTAGCCCATTTGGCGATCCCTTTCTCTGTGACTAGAGCAGAGTCTGAGGCATTACTTTCGTCCCTTACGGGGAGAGATTGGCTAGAAGTTCTAAGACTTGTAAGTTTTGTACTATTCTCTAGAGAGGGGTCTTCGCCAATGCAAAGACTGGAGAATCCTACGGCATCAGTATTACCTGGCAGACCAGAATTTACAACGAACTGGGCTATATCGTCTGAAGGATCGTTAGGGTCTCCGCCCGGGATTTCTACGTTGACCTGGGTAACAGAAATGCCCCTACCGCCAGTGACATTGTTATTTAACCTAGCATCAAGTTCGTTAGCCAGGTCGAAGGCAGTAACAGCGACTTTGTCACTAATCCCCAGGAACGCTGGATTCTTCGCCCCTCTGATATCTTCTTTCTTGGCGAGTTGTACAATACCGGCCCGGTCGCGTGATGCATAGACTAGGGGAGGGTTTGGCGATGCGATGATATCGCCAGTAGTCAAAGATTTGAACTGGGTATCGTTACTGAAGAAAAGGCTTGTACCCCGCCCCATGATAAGGCTGGAGCCGTCTTGCATAAGCAAAGTACTTCTTATGATTACGTTGTTCAGCACCTGGTTGGTAAGGCCTTCGGCTCCAGATTCTGACGCGTAAGGAATCGAGAACTGCTCGCCCGACCTAAGGTCAAAGACAGTAGTACCGAGGTAATAGTTACCCTCCTCGTTCATACCGGTGGCGTATACTCGGCCACCATTCTCTTCGGTGATAATCTTACCAAGAATGAACTCTTGCTCTAAAGGTTCGCCTTGGAATGTTGGGAACGAAGTGTCGTAGTTCAGGTATCCAGTCCATTCCCAGGTGTGCCCGGAAGCGCGGATGACGGACGGACGTCTCAACCCGACCAGGATGCCGACAGAGGCGGATGCCGAGGTACGGACCGTGATAGGTTCGGTCGATGCCTGGAGCGGGGCACTGAAGTTCACAGAAGCTCTTGCCTGCATTAGGGCCAAAGCCTGCTTAGTAGCACTTTCAACGGGGTCTTCCGTAAGCTCGGGATAATCGCTATCCAGAGACGGGTAAAAGTCTCCGGTAAATACATCGCGAGCGCGGGAACCTTGCGTCAAATATGTAACGTATTTTCCACTGTTTTGGACACTGGCTCCTGGTGTAAACACCTCTTCATAAGTGCGTACTTGCGTGATGGTTAACGGGTTATCCTCAAGTTCGGATGAATTATTTAAAGGGAAACCGGCAACACCCGGTTGCTTCTCAAGGACATAATAAGGCTGCGGACGTCTCATCCCCCGAAGACGCTCGAATCCTTCGAGTACGACTCGATACACTCGGTCATCCGCTCGCCTCTGATCAATAGCGCGGATGATTTTTACCGCCGACCGGTTGAACATAAAGTCCAGGGAGGCGAAGACGGCATCTTGCCCAGTCGGGTTGTCAATCAGCTTATACCTAAAAGCGTAGTTAAACCGTTTGGTGAGGTATCCATCGGCGTTTTGATCTGTACTTTCTTCAGAGATACCTTGAGTCGTTACATTAATATACCAGGCTGGAGATCCGGTTACTGTATTCCCGGTTTCCTGATCAATATCAATAGGTGCGCTGTCCCATGCAAATATTTTAGAGCTGTCGTCTAGATTACCAAATCCGGGGGAATTGGTTGCAGCGAGTTGGAGATCGCCAGTATACAGTATAGAATTGCCGACTTCATCAAAACCGTTAATATAGATACGTTTTCTGTTAGGTCTGCTGGGACCGCCGGACAACTCCCAAGTACTCGTACCGATTTTTTTGGTGTAGCTGTATTGGCCGAAAGCGATATTAGAGGCGGAAGGAGGACGTTCTAGGCTAAACGGACTGGCAATGTTCGAGTTTTGAACATAGATTCTGATGGTTTCGGGCGCCTCATTCGTACCCGTTTTATTTGCCAGCACATAAGCCAGGGTTTTATTATAGTCAATAACAAGACCAGTACTTACCTCAATATCTTCTAATGTGGCGGGACGACCGTCGGGAAGTTGAGTGTATTGCAGCGGCAAAGGGGGGACAATCTGTGTAATCCGGGTACCGCTGTATCCAGTCTCCGGGGCGGCTTGATCCTGACTAAAAGACTTAGCTTTGTACCCAATACCTCGAAGTGAGATGTCACCAAAGTCCGAGCAAGAGTTAGTAATCGACAGATCAGCGCCGGACTCGGAAATAAAATGATCGCTGTTACCGATACAGAATACGGACACGATTTGGATCGCGGCATCGTTACTGCCTCTGATTCCAAAGTGGCGGTACTTGAACTTATCTGCATTGCTGGATTTGTATTTCTTGCCTTCGCTGTCCGTTTTATTAATAGGCGGGTCTTGGAAATACGTATTGTCTAAGTAACAGTTCGGGTCGGTCTGAAGCGAGACTTGGGTAAAGTTCGCGGTGACCATCGACTTAAAGCCAGACACACGTGAACCGTTCGCCCAGAGGCCGTTCAGACCGAAAATACTCCGAACCGAGCAGTTAAAGACGTAAGGCGAACTGGATCGGGTCGAGTTGATGTCCGGCAAGGGGACAATAGCGCCATCCGAGTTGCGAATTCTGGTGGCGCCGGGATACATAACAGCCGCGTTACTGGCCGAGTCGGGACTAGGAATTCCTGTCTGATTCTCCTCAATGTCCTGAGACCGGTTCTGCTTTGTAGAGGCGATAGGGGCGACGATAGTGGTTTCAGCAGCAATCGCTTCAAGCAACTCATCTTCCCACCCATCAACATCTTTGAACAGGGAGTTAATCCGGGAATAGTAAGATGTTTCGCTGCCGCCCCCGATAATCTCTTGCTCCGAAGCAAATTCAATAGCGGTGACGGTATTATGGCTTCTCGAGTATTGCAAGTTGTCGGTGAAAGTCATCAACGACACATAGGTTCCACCAGTAACTTTGAATATGGCGGTTTTTTCGGTCTGCGGGTCGTTCTGGACCGGGCTGAGTTCCGGAACGTACATCGGCCGGATGCGGACCTTGCGAAGATCGACCCCGTCTACCGATATTCCCCGGGGAACGATAAGACCCCCGGTCTGAGGGTTGACAACAGCCAGATTGTCAAAGAAGAGTTTGTCGTTTACTTCAAAAGTCCCTCTAACGTATTCAAGGCTGATGATCCAGTTCGAGCTGGAGCCGGATTGTTTTTGCACCCGAGCGATGTTACCAACACCCCCAGACTCTGAGTAAAGGACTCGGCCCAAGTTCAACTCGCGTGGCGGTTGCGTGTTAACCGAATTGCCGACATTTACCACAATGGTAGTGGCTTTGTCTCCGATAACTGAGTTAGAAATTGTGAACCCTGTATCTACTTTTTGAACGAGTCCGGTCCCTTCACTTATCGTAAGACCGGAAAGAACACCAGGACTATTATCAACATAATAGTCACCCGGAGCGATTTCCAGCATGACCTTGTCGTACCGGTCGTTGTTCTGGCCGGAGCGACGGGATTCTCTAACACCTTCAAGCAGCGCACGTTCAATGGTGCGGAACGGACGATCTTTATCAAAGCCCCTGTTATCGATTGAATCTTCGCCGATCGTCTGATCGATGTGGATTGTGTTTCTGGAAAGAGGAGTGAAAGAGGCGTTAGATCTGTTGCATCGGGGGGCTTGAGGGACGTTTACAAGTCCGCCAGTACCATTCGCATACAATGCCACTGTTTCGTCATATTGCCTGTAGCACTTGCCAAGTGTCGGGTCGGCTTGTGACGGCTCGAAACTGTATACTCCTGCGGAAAGAATGGGGTATGTGGTGGGCAATCTGGCCCCGTCCGGGCACTCGGCAATAGTCCTATCGCCAATAAACTCTTTACCACCACAAGAAAGGAACGTACCAAGAACCGGATTGCACTCTGATCCCGGTGCCTCTTCAAACTTCCACTGCTCGGTAGCTGCATGGTAAAACAGCTCGAGATGCGCGTCTCGGATGTTTACAATCCAGTCGTCTGGAGACCCGTTGAGTAATTCGTTACTTACGGGGTTTGTGCGAATAATTAAAGGGAAACGGTCGAACGTCCCGGAAATATCGACTAACGCGATTCGGTCGCTGTCGCTGGGAGATTCGGGAAGCGTGACAATAATGCTGCCGTTACTGGTATCTGTAATTACTCTGTCCGAGACTAACGCAGTGTAATCGTCGCGCTGGATGGGGGTGTTAGAAAGATTTCTCGGGTACGGATTAAGAGCGGAGATGAAGGTGTGTGGGCGGATGTCAATGTAACCAGTACCAAAGACTTCGCCTGTGTCGGGATCAGTGGCCAAGCCGTCGCCATTCGTGTCAAGAGTGATCTTCGCCAGCGGAATATGCGCTTCGTTAACGCTTGGCAACGAGCTGGACACCGAGACGGTGTAAGGTGCGTCTTGCTGTTCAAGCAGGTAAATGTAAGAGACTGTTCCCGCGCCACCCAGCAACTTGATGTTTTGCCTGGGCCAGGAAACAGCGTCCCCCGACCGGTTTATAAAGCTTCCCGCCTCAATTGTTACACCTTGGCCACCCTCGAATGCGAAAGTGGACGGCAACCCTACAACCGCTAAAAGTTCGTTTTCATTTCCATTAAGTACGATACCGTCATGAGCAAGACGACCGATGGCGGTCTCCGGCTCAAGCCGGGGATTAGCAATCTCCCAATCCTTAATAGCGTCGCGCTGGCCAATATCCCAGCCTTCCTGCTCACCGCTAGTCGCTACGTCATAGTAATCAGAGCGGGGCTCCCCGGTAAACTCCGTCCCTTCCTGGACTTTATTCAGATACTGGCTAGAGACTACTTTGCCGTTTTGAAAAGCGATTTTTTCCACAATAAGCTTAAACTACTACTCAGCTTTCAACGACTTTCGCCCACAGTACTCTTGCGATCCAAGCGGGTCGAGGGCCAAAACTACTCAGCTCGATAAGGACTTCGGCCCCTGTTTCTGCATAATCGTCTAACGAGTTTCCACTTGCCCAGTCAACCGGGTAGTCGAAGTAGGCGGAAAATGTCGTCAACGGTTCGCCTACAAATCTTGCCAGAATCCGTATTTCGCGGTAATTTCCTGGCCTGACCTGGAGCGGATCGGTGTTCGGAATGGGTAAATTATCCGGATCGGTGATGTCAAGTTCGAGGTAGTTGCCAGCGAACAAGTTACCCGCGATCGGTTTATTAACGCAAGCGCCTCCTAACTCGACAGGGAATCCAGACTGGTCAAAGACCCATGCTCTGCCGTCTGCCGTGTTTGTGACAATCTCGCCTTCGTCCCCGTCCCCCAGAAACGGTTCTTCGTTCGCCAAAGGCGTACTTAAGTTCTGAATACTCGCTTCTGCCATTTGAAAATAAATTCCTATACACCTTGCCTTCAACGAGTTGAAAGCCAGTTATAGGGTAAAAATTCTTGTCTACTTACGCCACGGATTCCTGGTCGACAATTACCGGTCTTGCTTCGGTCGCCTACGGGTCGCCCGAGAGATACCCGGAAGTAGCGAATCAGGTAATTGCGAACTCGCCTGTCGGAGGGATTGTAAACAGCATGACCCCGGCCATGTTGATCGAGCAAGCGTTAACCGAGGATAAAGTCTTTTCTGCTCTTGAACAAGAGTATGAGACTAATCGCGAGTTTTCTAGGTACGTAAACACGCCGGGAAACAACCTGGCCAAAGTTGCCAGTAATTTGCACAAAAACGTCTTGACATCATATGGCGAGATGTCTAGTTATGAGACGTCATTGTCCAGTGTTATTGACTATCTAGAAGTGCCCGGGATTTCCGGCCCCGGCCTTGTCAACAGGCTTAAAAAAATCATACCCGATCTCGAAGTTTACTCTAATCTCGCATCTGTAGTGCCTGCACGCAAGCCGGACAAATTGCCAGCCGGTTCTTTATTGCCGCTTTCCGACTCGGTCGGTTTGACATCTGATTACAGAGGGGTCGAATTCTCTACAGGGTATCTTACTCCGGAAGATTATTTCGCCGGTATCGCTTTGCCCGGGGCTGGGTCTACGGCTCAGAACCTTCCCGACACAATTCTTAAATCGTTGTCAGAAGGGTATGTCGGTTACGCTACTACCAGTCCTTTGGAATCGCTGCTCAGGCCGGGATTAGACTCTCTTCTCTCATTAAGTGATGTCCAAGAGGCGAGGAACGTGTCTCGCTCTCTGGCTGGCCTGGGGACTATCGGCACGATTCGAGACTTTACTGGCATCGGAGCATTAAGTCCTGCTGACCAGAAAATGTACGCTGTTGATGTGGCGAAGCTTGTGGTGGAGATTAACGGTTATACTACCTATCAACCTGAAATTAATTCTAACGGCGATTTCATCACCCCGTTAAAGGATACGGAGAACTCTGACCCGGGCAGAGGACTCCCATTCTCGCAAAGAACCCGTACTACAACCTTTTGATATAAGTTATGGCATTAGAGATATTCGCACCAATACTGCCTCTGCAGCTTGATAATAGGAATGTAGGAGACATCGTCCGAGCTATACAGACTCGAATGTTTATCGAGTCGGACGGGACGCTTAATGATTTTACCCCCGCCTCGCCTTTGTCCGCGATAAGCGAGGGCCAAGGGTTCGCCCAAGCCGAACTTCTATACTATTTGAATACTTTGCCCGAGGCTGTTACGTTGCAATGGCTTAGGAGTCTGGGTGTCCAAAGAAAGCTGGGATCTAGGGCATTGGCTGAAGTAACCTTTTACAAGGTTCCGGGATATAGCAGGCCTGTGACTATACCAGGTGGGACGAGGGTGTTCGCCAGAAGCGGCCAATCCTACATCTTGTTGGATCAAGTGCAAATTGTCGACCAAAGCGCTGTTGGCACGGTACAATCCGAGCGTTGGGGGGAAGTTTATAACGTAGCGCAGGATGAAATTACCCGCGTCGAGCGAAATTTCCTCGGGCTCGATTTCATTACTAATCTCGAACCGGCATCGGGCGGTACGGATCTTGAAACCGTTGATCAGATGAAGATCCGGGCTTTTGAATTGCTGGGGCGGAGAAACCTTACATCGAGAGAAGATTACAGGTCTGAAGTCAGAGCAATAGCACCTGAAGCATCAATTGTCGAGGTATTGCCCTATGAGGAGAGGTTTCAAGACGATGTAGAGAATAATCGTGGGATTTTTATAGTGGCGGGGGGAGAGGACGGCTCGCCTTTGACTACTGCGACTCAATCCGTCTTGTTAACATCGCTTAGAGACCGAACCCCTATCGATGTTAAACTGTTTCTTACACCTCCAACTATTCTACCAGTTGAGGTCGTGGTGAGTATATCTTGGAATCCGAGAATTACTACAACTTTTAGTGATACTTTAGCTTCACAAGTAAACGATTTATTAAAAGGTATTTTCTCTCCGTCTAGTCTAGGGTTAGGGACCAACGTCTCTTATACTGATGTTTCCCGGCAAGTGTTAGCCCTGGACTTCGTCCAAGATATCCCTATTCTCGACCTTAAAGAAATGGCGTTGGATCCGGAGATTACCGGGAATACGGATGGAGTTTGTGGTAGATTTCTCGGTACGGAAGACGAAGAAACGCTAACATGCTCGTACACTTATAACCAATTCGTTGATAGAGTGTCTGCCTCGTCCCTCATATGCCCGAACAGCACTTCGGCCTTTAGACTCTATCGCTCAATCGTTTCTTTAACCTCGGTCATCGACTCGACTACCATCACTTACACGTACGACAATTTATATGATATCGTCTAATAGTTCTTGGGATCGTAAATCAAGCAAAAGGGGAAAGTCTCCGGCTTTTGCCCTTAATCCGGCTCGTGTGAACTTCCAGTTCGCCAATGACAGAGCGAGGAGTAAAATATTTCAGCATGTAATCGGCCAAGTGGAGTTCACCCAAGACGGCCAAAGCAGGAACCGGGCAAGAGACGAGGTAATTCAAAGGGAGTATGACCAGAAGACTCTGTCCGAGTACAAATACAGAAGTATTTCGCATGTTCATACCATTCCTGTTCTCCTGTCTGATGAAGTAGAAGTCTTGGCACATGGAGTACCCGTCCCAAATGGCTTAGAAAACTGCGCCATGGCCGGGATGAGTTGCAGCGATGGTGCAAGTAATACTGAGTGTGAAGTGGGAAAGTGCGTTATTGGAAAACTGATCAATGAAGAACAGGGCAAATGGAGATACGAGTCGTATACTGTTCCCGACCTATACTACTATTTATACGGTGAAGAGGTTGTAGAGACTTTGTCTGTTTCACGGGGAGTGTTTCCACTCCCAGGAACAAATGAATCGGTAAATGTTGACAAAGTGGCTAGTGTCTACTCGACAGTATATTTGCCGCCAAGTACGTATTCGGAAGAGAGTTTTACAAGGAGAGTAGTAAAATTTCTCTCCCCAACCTCCTTCCAGGATTCGTTAGATATATTTGTCCGCCTTATACTCAGCAGCGATATACTTGCCACCGTGCCACTCGAGAGAAAGACTTACGACCGGGTATTCAACTCTGTCACAGAGTCTTTGCCATTAGCATGGTCTGAATTTATAGCTGCAGGATTAGATGAGCTTTGGGATGACAGAGAAAATCTTACGAATAGAGAGTTTGTAGCAGAATCTTATAATGTGTTGGGCTTGTTGTATCAAAGAGCAGTGCAATTCGCGCTAAGCTCTTTCCGACTGCCTGCGATTACAATAGACGGTCAGATTTCCCGGCCTGTGTATAACAGGCTTCCTGGTGTGTCCGGGGCGTATAATAACGAAGACAGTGATTCGGATGTTGCAAAATGGCTGACTTCCGGCTCGGATATGGAACTCAGCGATTCCAAGACGCGAATAGACTGGTTTTATAATAATTTTCTCGACCCGGAAACTTGCTATCCGCTAAACCTGGACTGGATCGCTCAGCACATGGGTTTTATCGGCGAGATGTGGAACTTGGAATGGGATTCCCCGTTCAAACGCTTGCTTTTAAGGAATGCTCATAAGAATGATTTGCCCGAAGGCGGCTTATGGACTCTAGACCCGGAAGAAGACAGTTTAAGAAGACTGGATTTATCACAGATCGAAGTACTTCAAGGTACCAGTACCATTGCTCGATACAGGAAAAAGACCTTTAATGGTGATAGCGATTTTGTTGAGGAGAGTGTGGTCTCTGACTTGGTGATAGACATTAGTCAATGGCCAGGACTTATCCCAGCCAGGGGCTCTTTACTGTCCGTATTGTTCATGTTCTGGGCTTTTAATATAAAGGCGGTAAGTGGTGAGGAGTTTGTTCAGGACGGAGATGGATCGTATAGGGTAAGAAGCGGGCTTAGGCAGGCAGAATCCAACGCTCCGGTTAACTTGCCCGTTGTCTGGGACGTTATTCATGTGGGGACCGAGCAAGACGCCGAGGTGGGGATGTACGCCAATCAGCTAGTTGCAGGCATGGCTGTTTGCCGAGACGTTAACTTGTCGAACACTATTGTTATAAGAATGCCGTTTTATTATAACAGGGACGGGAGGACTTGGGATGCCGCTAGGAGTATAATGGATAACTGGATGACCGCTACGGCCGATAAAAAGCTGCAGTACGGGTACCCTGTAGCTGATTTGCTAGTGGCTGAGGATGTATTTTTTGAAATAGAGTCATGAGCGAGTTTTTTAAACATGCCGGGGTGATGGCCCGAGCGCAAAGCAGGATTGTCGAAACGTTAGGTGTGCCTTTTGCCGACCCCTTTAACGAAGAAGCGGTAATCATTGATGTTAACGATCCCAAAAGGCTTGGCAGGGTCAAGGTCACTACGGACGACGGATTCACCTCTAAATGGATCCCTGTGTCCGGTTCGAGTAGCGGCACGTTAAGCTCGAGATATATCGGCTCGAACGTCTTGGTTGGTAAGACAAATGGCCGAAGCGAGAATATGTATGTCATCGGTATTGTTAAGAATGACAAGGACGTGGGGTTGAATGGGTCGCCGTTTCAGCTTCCTATAATCGATGAGAGCATGGCGGTCTGGAATGGATCTTCTGATCCGGGAATGACTTGTAACAAAGAGAACGAGGGGCGCACGTATATACTGAGTAACGAAATCAATCAAGATGTTGTTGTCTGTCTTAGGCGGAGTAGCCCTCAAGTTGGTAATAAACCGGCTTGGGCGTGGAAATCCCTGACCAACGGGCTTTGGATCGAAAAGGGTATTAACCCGGGGAACGAAACCACAATCCCGATCGAGCAAGCGCAGTTGAGAAATCCGGGAATACCGGAGTGTACTGAGTCACTGCTTGGCGAGAAGCACGACTTTTCTGAGGATAGGGGATTCAGAACGACAAGCATGGTCTGCAGAAGGGATGAGAACGGCGAGTTTGGCTGGATCCCGGAATCCTCTCCTCCTGTATTCTTCAGAACCACTTTGCCTACTTGCTCAGAGAAATTGCACGGCATGGAGGCGGTTGTAGACGATGGAAACAACTCGGAAATTGTAAAATGTTTGAGATATCAAGGGCTTATGAGGTGGGTGAAGGAGGGTAAAAGACTCCCGCACAAGTTTCACAAAAAGGATAAACCGCTTACTAAGGTGGAATTTCTGGATGGGTATGGGCCGGTGCCCGCACTTGAAGAGGGCGGGTTCGATTGGCTCAAGGAACCAGAGATTATTGAAACAATCTTCGATACCGTAATCTCTAACATCCCTTTGACTAATACAGATCCGGCCCTTAGGAACGCATTGCAACTGGCGGGGCTGTTACCGGCTCAGGCGTTTAACGGCGCGCAGGTATTGTCTACCGCTGCGAGAGAGGCGATGAACCGCAGACTCGGGGTTCCTGTCGACACTTTAACTAACACGTTGCGTCAAGAGCTAGATAGAGATGGAAAACTTTCGTTTGAAACTGCACAACTATTAACGGGCATAGGTGATGCGGGCAGAGTGTTAACTAACGGGGTTGTTGGGGGCACGGTTGACCAAGCCCTGGTAAATATCGGCCAAAACGCCTTAAGAAATTCGCTGCTTTCGTTAAGTCCGCAGACCGCGTCGGTAATGACCGGCTTGATGTCTGGAGGAGTCTGGGGCGCGATTGATACAGCCACTATCCTCGGGCTGAGTAAACTCCCCCCTGAGGTGAACAAGTACGTCCAGCCGGTTGTCGGAATCGCCAGGAACGTGCTCGCGGGGTATCCCACCGCCTTAGGAAATATTCTTAACACCGCGTCCGGGGGAGGGCTGACCGCCGCTGTTTCCGGTACGTTTAACTCGCTGCTCGGCAGGAACGCAATAACGCCTCAGATCCTGTCCTCTACCGCCTCGTTGATTGGGGGTGGGGCCCTGGGGCCAATGGGGCAAATGTTCAACCAGTTCAGTAATTTGGCCGGAATGCCGATGGCGCCAGGCTCCTTGGGATCGTTACCGTTTCTCGCTAGCACAGCCATGGGTGCGCTGGGCATTGGCAACGCAGTGCAGTCGCTGTTTGGCGGCCTGGGGGGTGGCATAGGCTTTAACGGGCTTGCCGCTCTTGTAGGGGGCGGGTTCAACCCAATATCAACTGCGCTGTTTGGGATTGGAGCATTGTCCTCGTTGTTTGGTGGGGCGGGCGGTAACTGTCCTTGCGATCCTAAGTGTCGCAAAGTTGCACATGGAGTCGATACGGACGGCCAGAAATTGCTCGATCCGTGTGGTGCTTTGACGAGTGTAAATGCCAATGCCTATTGTCCCACAGGTTTTTGTTTACCAAACAATGTCGGAGACGTAGCATTTGACTTGGGACTTACTCCTACTCTAGTTGGTAAAAATCTAATCCCTCCTAACACAAGTGACTTGACCCAGATGATATACGGGTCGCAGCGTCTTGTAAACATGGCGGAGAAGTTCTATGAATCTCGTTATGCGGACGAGGCGGAGAAAGAGGCGGAATTTGCTTACACGTTTGAAAACGTGGAAAAAGGGTTCAAAATGGCGGATAATAATATTACCCGCATTGAATCGGTTGAAAGGCGACTTATAGACTCCGGGTATAATACGCTGCAGAATATATTCTGGAAGCCGGGGCCAGAAACCGCTATTCTCGAGCAGCTTATAATCGATGTTAGGGAGAATTCCCAGGCCTTGCAGTCTATATACCGGTTTGTCAAAACCCTCGACCTGGTTAAAGACGGCCCGAGGATCGGTGTTAACGTTACCCCGTTAATCGGACTGGCGTTAGCTAATATTCCGGGTCTTGCTGGGCTGTACGAAAAGAACAAGATCGAGACTACTAAGATTATGGAGGGCGGTATAAGGCCTGCTCATCTTGAATGGGAGACGATGACTCCAGGCTTGGGAACTCCTGTTAAGCTCGGACTTTACAATCCGCCGCTGCCAATTGTCTTCCCCAACGAACGCACGCTATTTGACGAGGCAAGATTCCTGTCCATCTCGCTTGATTCGAAGATTGTAGACGATTTGCAAGAAAACAAGCCGCCTATCGATCAGGTGCTGTCTCCGAATCAAATCAACACTCTTAAGAATACGTTTATTCAAAGGGCGGGTGATGAGTCTCCAACAAGTGGCGGCACTGTTACACAAGATTTGCCATTGCCCGAAGGGTTTGTTATTCCGGATGGCACCGTATTCCCCGAAGGGTCTTCGCTACCAACAGGTGTAGCACTACCGTCCGGTACTTTGCTGCCTGCTGGGACCGTTTTCCCGGACGGGTTTGTATTCCCCGGGCAAGAACGCACTTCACTGTACGAAGAGTTGAAAGCGAGGGAGAGCGGAGAAACCGACTGTGAATAAGAGCCAATTGGCGAAAGAGAAATCTCTTGTCAAAGAGATGATGCTGAAAGTTGAGAGTTTGAGCCAGGAGGAGAGAAAAGAACTGCTTCGGCTAAAGTGCCGCACGGAATTTATTACCTACGCTAGAGTTATTACAAGAGAAGTCACAAACAGCGGCGTATTCGTCCCGTATAAAGTACACGAGTTAATATGTGACTATGTTCAGAATATTTGCGATGGCAATCCAAATTACAAACGAACGACTATATCATTGCCGCCTAGGAGCGGCAAAAGTATGCTTATATCTAAATTAATGCCGAGTTGGCAGCTAGGACGTAGCCCCAGCGCTCAATTCATCATGGCGTCTTATGGTCTTAAGCTCACGCACGAGAACTCCAGGGCGATATTGAGTTATATTACAAGCGATACGTTTAAATGGATATTTCCTGAATGCAGTATTAATAAAAAAGACTGTAACCTTAAGACTATGAGAACTGGTCAAGGGGGAATTATAATGTCTGCTAGTGCAGGGTCCGGCGTAACCGGCTTTGGATTCGGTGTAATTAGCGAAGAAGATTTACCAGGTATCGGCATCTTAGACGATTTACTTGAAGACGGTAATTCACTACAAGTACTTGAATCGACTTTTGCCTGGACTGCGACTCAGTTCCTTACTAGAGGTTTACCAAATAACTGTGTTATGTCGATGGGAACTAGATTCCACGTGGAAGATGTTATCGGCAGATTGCTATCAAGTGACCCGGAAGGTTGGCTAGAGCTAAATGTGCCCGCTTTGTGCCTTGATGAGGAAAACGACCCTATAGGAAGAAAGTTAGGTGAATCGCATTGGCCGGAATTTTTCCCTGTAGAAGAACTAAAAGCTATTGAAAAGCAGGACAAAAACACCTTTGAAACGCTATATCTAGGTAGGCCTAAGGGCGCTAGCGGTTCGATTTTCAAACACTCTTGGTTCGAGCAGCATGAGAAAAATCGTCAACAATACGAGTTTGTATTCGCAACTGCCGATACTGCCCTTAAAGAAAAAGAGATGAACGATTACTCGGTTGTGTGCGTGTTTGGGGTTGTTAAAAAGACAAGGAAATTACACCTTATTAATGTTTATAAAGAACATATGGAGTTTCCTGACTTGTTAAAGGTGATGCCGCTGTGGTTGAAAACCTGGAAAGTAAGGGCTATTTATATCGAGAGCAGGGCTAGTGGACTTCCTTTGATACAAATGCTTCGCAAAGAATTACAGATTCCGGTGAAGGAGGTAATCCCAACCAAAGATAAGATTATGAGGGCGAATGAAGTGGCTCCCGTGGCGGAAGACGGTCGAGTTTCGATATATTCAGAAATTCCCAAGCTCGGTGAATTAATGTCAGAGCTGTGCGCTTTTCCTTACTCAAAGAATGATGATTTTGTCGACGCTTTTGTCATGGGTTTAAGGGTGTATAGGGATGAGATTATGGGGGCGGCCAAGGCTGCCCATGGGGGATCTAGAGTTCAACTCCCCCAAATCAATCATATTGGGGGTAGTCAAAGAGTTACGGGAAGACTCGGAAGAGGGAGCTTGCCAACTCAGTATTTATAGTGCTAAAATTATTAAGCCATTACTCAGGAGATTAATCCAATGGAAAAAGAGACCTTTTTAAGAAAAGTCGTACTCTTCGTACAGCCCGGATGCCCCGCTTGCGAAGCTATGAAACCGATTTGGGGACAAGTGGCCGGAGAAGTATCTGAAGAATACCCAGAACTGCGTGTGGGCTGGGGAGAATACGACGTCACTGAAGATAACTGGGAATTTCTCGAGTCTCTTAAGCCGGGAACTTCCGGGCAAGGAACTCCAGAAATCGCTGTTTTTGACGAAGAATGCGATTTGATCGGGTTTAACGGTGAAGGCATTATGCCCGCTTCGCAACTTAAAAGCTTCGTGATCAACTCGATTAGGGGAGGCAGAGCCTGATGACCACGCAAGGTATTAATGTCGAGCTGAGAAGGGAGAGGCTTAGGAATAATTATAATCGGAGGAAGACGGAGTACGAGCGGACTCGCGATTTTCACATCCGGGAAAATATGTGGAAAGCGAGTTATGCCGCGAGAAAAGTGGCATCGTTTTCTGGTGTTCCATTTGATGAGTTGAGGTCTGTTGCCCTTGAAGCAATGGTCAAACTTTATGACAAGTGGGACCCGGAAAAAGCCAATTTCAGTACTTGGTTAAATCGCTCGTTGACTTTTCAGCTATTGAATTATTTGCGCGATAACTCGCGAATGATCAAGATACCACGGTCGTATTCAGACGCTTATATGAAGATGAGAAGGATTGTTGGCAGGAGCCCAGACCTGACCGACGCGCAGATATCTGAGGCTACCGGCCTGACCGAACATCTTATAGCCGAGACGCGTGAGGCGTTTCAAATGACGTATTTGGAGATTAACGAGGAGACGGAGATGCCAGTTGATGACGGGGGGATTGATGACGATAATCTCGCCTCGATGTTTAGCGATTACGGGGATATTATAGGTAGGCTTTCGAAACTTTCCCCAGAAGAATACACATTTCTAATGGATGTTTACATTCACAAAAGAGCTGTGTCAACTATCTACCGTAAGAACCCGGGGATTAATAGTGCGGAGAAGATTGCAGCGAAGACGGACGAGCTGCTTAGCAAACTTATGAGTGATGGGTAAGTCGATATATACGGAGATTGGCGAGCAGCAATACAATAAAAAACAGTTCGCGGAAAGATGGAAATTTATTACTTCATCTTATGAGACGGGTGTCTTTTTTAACGAAGAGGACACCCTGTTCATGAGGCAAATCTGTCTCAAGATTGAAAGGTTCAGGAAAATATTGCTAAGGCCTGGACAGTGCAAGTTCAAGCTCACAAGCAAAGAGTTTAATGGCCGCAAAGTCAAGGGTGTAGTCTTGATGACACCCACGTCTAAGTACGAAGTATGGGTGGGAAAATCGTATGTAATGTCGAAAATATTTCCGAGAACTTATGCCCCCGACCCGGCCAAGGAGAATAGAAAACTCGCGATCCGTGCCTTAAGAAATATTATCCAACCGCAAATCGATCTTTATAAAAGACGAGTCTCGGGTCAAAATGTTGTTAAATCGTCGTTGACAGGCAAGCCGATACACGGAGCGTATCATGTCGATCATGTCTATCCGTTTATACGGCTTGTCGAGGAATGGTGCCGGGACAATTCTCTAGACCTAGAGACAATACCTGTCAAATGTGTGGGTGTTACTTGTCGTCTATCTTGCACAAAGATGTCAGAAAGCTGGTTTGATTACCACGCTTTGAATGCACAGTACCAGGTGCTTGATCCGAGGGAAAACATCATCAAAGGTGCGAAGTACTATGGCAAGTCTTCGGACAATATTTGATCGAGCAGGTTAGCAACTTCTCGGGATATTGACTCAGGCAGTTCGATATTGCCCGACCTATTAAGCCATATTTGTTGCCGGGATTCTCCCGGAGAAAACATGCTGGCGACGGAGACGGACTCTCTGCCTACATAAACGTCTTGCTCCTCGCCATACCGTCTTTTTAAATACTGGACGATGGGAGAATTTTCCCCCTGCTTTTCGATCTCAACTTCGAGGGTTTTAAGCGAACTTTGTAGGGCGGAGAATAGCCTGTCTCCTGTCAAGTCCCCCTCCGCTTCGATTGTTACCGAAGCGGCCCCTAAAGCGCGTACATATTGTGAGAGGTTGTGCTCAACTTCTCGGGTGTAGCCTTCGGCTACTGTGCGGAGAAACTCACGCCTTATCTGCTCTTTTGACAGTTCATTCAAAGAGTTTTGAACGGATTTTTTTGCGGCGTCTTGCACCACGTCTTTGAAAAACAGTCCGAGAAGCGGTTTTAGAAACAACATGGTGTTATTGACACTCTAACTGGTCGAATATTTCTTGTGCGGCTTGTTGTCTTTCCGTTTCTTTTTGACCGGGAGCCCTTTCAAATAACCTATTGAATTCAAAAGCAGCTTTTTTAGGGTCGTTAGTACTGTTGAGGGCTTGCACGGTTGCAGGTCCCCCGCTGTCTGCCCCTTTTAACTCCTGGACGAACCACTGCATTTGCACACCGAAATCTTGCCAGGGCTTACCGAGTCTGCGTGCGAGATCATCCAAGCCTTTCTTTCTGTCGCACCACTGAAAGATTCCTATACAACCTCTCCCTTGGGAGTCGAGATATCGCGGATTTTTGTTGTCCGCTGCTGGGTTTAGTTCAGTTCCTTGCCTAGACTCGATAATTGCATTGCCTACAACCCCCGCATAACCCGCCTTAGTGTTTATACCGCCTTGTCGTGCCGCGTTAATGATCGCATTTACCCGACTTGCAGGGTATTTACTTCCTATATACTTGCAATTTGCTGGAGGAAATTCGCTAGTCACATTACTTGCCGCTGCCGCCTCTGTCGCCTCAGCCGTTTCTCTCGAACGTTGTAAAAACTCCCTCACCTCCTCGGCCTCTTTACAAAGTTCGTCGCAAGATGTTTTGCCATTACCCAGGTTCCAGCACAAATCTCCTAACGAGCGGATATACCCATAGTAATCGCGGTATTTGAAATTTTCCGTAACTAAGTAGTCTTCAAAGGTGGGAGGAGCCGGAACGTTGTTTACTGCTACACCCCAATCACTCACCCCAGTCACCTTCACCCTAAGGTCTCCGTCCCACCTATACTCAGCACTTTTAACGAACCATTTTGAAAATCGTTGAGGGATCCAGACCCCGGGGTCGATATTGTTCGGCCGCCCCTTCTCAATCCACTCATCGTATTTGGTTACGAACGCGAGGATCGTCCTGCCAGGAACAATTCTTAACGAGCGGGGTATTCCTTTGAACTCGGTCTCTACCGTGACGCCGACAGGGGTGGGGGAGTTCTGTACGCCTTGGCCGTACTTTGAGCCGGAAGAGCTAGATGACGAGCTTGTCTGGGGCTGATTTGAGCAGTTGGTCAACGAGCCTTCTTTGAGGTGAGCGATCAAAAGTTGCCCTTCCGGGGTATCGATAATAATATGATTTCCGTATCCACCCCCGCATCGGTCATATCTCCCTGTGCTTTTGCCACAATTAGCTTCTACTACTCTGTTAAATCTGGCCCCCCCAGTCAAACCTAAATTTGCACCTTCTCCGCCACCAATGTCAACACCGTTGTGATTCGGTCTGTCTGATGTGCGGTATCTAGAAGTAACATCAGGTGTTCCTATTTTTCTCCCACTAATTGTAACATATTTAGATACAGTGGACTCGTCTATAAAAGCACCTTTTTTACTTCCTGCCCATTCTACGTGGAGATGGGGACCACTAGAGCTACCTGTGTTGCCCAGTTGACCTAAGCATTGGCCTATAGGAGCGGAAGCGGCTGGTGGGAGTTGCGGTGCAGCAGGTGCCGCAGATCCCGGCATCCTAGCCTTCTCTGCCGCCACAGCCTTCATAAACGGGTCCATAAGCTGTTTATACAGCGCTTCCTTTTGTGCCGGGGTACCCGACTCGACAATTTTATTAACTTCATCAGACATTCTGCCCACTTCGAGGATAGTACCGCCTCTGTTCGGAATTCCTAATGGCGCCTCTCCTGGTTTCGACCTCCAGTCCTTATCAAAAGCGCCGTAAATCGAACTTAAAGTATCGTCCAGGATCCTGATTTTGTTGGGACGTGCTCCAGCCGGTACTCCGCTACTCCCGCTCCTAGGGCCGGGGACGAGGGGCGGAATTACCCCCGACCTGCCATTAGGCTCGTCGTTATGAATCTCGATCACTTGCTTTCCGGCAGAAACTGCATCAAAAGCCGTCTTGAATTGAGTCTTGGCATTGGGGGACGGTGGGTAGTAAAACTCGAGAAAATCCGCCACTCCATACGCTTGAGCATTTCTCTGCGCCCATTTCACAAGTTCGATGTTCAACGCTCTTTCATTCTCTGCCCCTGTGTCAGAAGCATCGGCGTGCCCCGCCATTACCAGCACTTTGCTCGGTTTAGTTGCGTCTGTCGGCCTCCAATTCTTAAGGCTTGCTTTAGGCGCTTCAGGGACCACTCTGCCTACAGTAGACCGCGCTGGGCCCGGACCCGTCTCGAAAGTTTTAATCCCAGCCTCTTTCTTCTCTTCGTCTGTAAGATCGAATGCCGGGATGGCGAAATTCCACACCAACGAAGGTTCGAGGGTAACAGTAGTAGTACCGGCCGATGACTTTGGAATATAGAATCGAGTATGTAGCAGTTTCTCTGGATTCGACTCTCCCAATACCTGGTTAATCGCAACTTTACTGCCCTTTTTCAAATCGCCTTGAATCGCCAGTAAATTACCCACCTCTTGATGAATAGGACGGATCGTACACTTCTTTGCCTTATCACACACTTTAAGGACGTAGTTTGTCTGTATATTAATCCATAGGGAACCGTTAACGTCCTTCGTAAAGGTTCTGTTCTCAACAAGTCCGTCTAAAAACGATATAGGAACGTTATCATTAACACCAATACCATATAAGTTCGTATTCTCTACCTTGGTGTTTTTAACGGCCGGACTGTTACCTCTCCACACATATCCGCTTGTCGACTGATTGACTTGAAACCTCTTTTTTAAGACAGTAAACTGCTCGGGGAACTGCTTGAGACTCGTTTTGACACTCGCCATCTTCGCCTTTCTCTTATCCGGGAAAGTATCTTCTAAAGTGTATTCTTCTCCATCGATTGGGGTGGTGTCATAATCAACACCTAAGCCGCGCTTGAACTCAAGTTCAGCGTTAGAATTCAGAAAATCACGTTCGACCGACCCGCTTATATTGTAATACTCGTAAAGGCCTTTGCCCAAGTAAAATATTGAGCAGCCCTGGTTAACATTGGCCCGGGTGCAAATCGAAATCTTATTTGCGTATTCTTTTAAAGGTAATTTGCTATAATTTCCCCCTACGCTGCCAATATACTTCTTAAGGACTTCTTCCCCTGTAACCGCCTTCTCTCTAAACCCACTAGGCATTATGTATTTCTGGCCATAATTCGCTTCAGGCGAGTTGCAAAACGACACCCGGTATCCGTATTGTTTCGCAATTTCCTTCAAATTCTCTTCCAACGTCTCGTTCTCTTTCATCTGGAAGTTCGCCAGATTCTGGTTAAAAGCGATAGTTTGAGGGTCGAGCCCGGAAATCGTCACTTTGGGATAAGTTTTCCCGTGACTGATATTGAACCGGTTTACCCGAAAATAACTCTCCAGGCTGAAGACGTTGCTGCCGACATTGTAATAGAAAATTACAACCAAATGAGCGAATTGTGAAAAACTAGCTTTGCTGATGCCCGGATCTTCAAATTCCGAGCTTTGTTCGTACGGACGGCAAGGTCTTTCGCGAGTCGATACCTGGCCCTTTTCGCACTTCGGCAGCAAGATATGATTCGCGGCTGCCAACTGCTCGCCAGTGTACGCTGCAGCCGTGTCAAAAAGTACCGCCCAAGACGCCCCGGTCATGTACGGGTCGGACAACGTGACGTTTACTGTCGACCCGGACAAGGCGTTTACAAACTGCGTTGCTCCCCGGACTGAAGTCTCGGCATTCGCGGTCAACGCATCAGGCGACCAGTTCATTGACAAGGTTACCCCGGCAATCTGCCTTTCCGGGAACCATATAATCTCCTGATCGCCGGTAGAAAACGGCCTATAACCTACCAGGCACCTGCAACGATAGAGGCTATGCACTTCATGCCACTTCGATAACCACAACTAACGCGCCGGATCCTTCACCGTCACCCTGGCCGGGTTCTGTTGTATCGATCTCCAGACTCAAGATATCGCCGACGGCAAAGCCGTCACCGCCGTCCAGGATGTCGGTAATCTCGGTCACAGAACCGTCCACAATCGTCCCCTCGAGCGAGGCGTCTTCGTACTGAGCAGGATCGTTCTGTTCGCCTACTTCAAGATAAGCTCGGAACACAACACCGGTCGCATCGCCTCCGTCTAAACCGTCAACCGTGTAGTTCTCACCGCCATCGATTACGTCACCCAAGGCGACAAGCGGACCGACAGGAATAACGTTCTGCGTGATTTGAGAAAGCGTTGCGGAAAGGTTATACACTGCTACCATAAAGTGATAATCTCCCTCACCAGCGATTCCCACATACCTTGTAATATTCACGAGCTGATCATTGAGCTGGTTCTCGTACGGATCCGTCACAACATCCGGATTCGCAACCAACGCGTCCACCACCAGTTCCAAGACCCCATACGCGAATTGCTTGGCCGAGAAGCCCATGCTAGGCCCGCAAGTGTTGTATTTTTCCAGCAGTTCCGAGCGAATTTCAGGGGTGTTCCCCGTCTGATCGTACTCGTTGACAAGTTTATTCTGCAAGACGGTGGCAAAAAAATCTCCGAGCGAAGCTTTGTACTCAAACTCGATGCCAACAAGCCTTTTTAATCTAGCGATTGTAGCCATAATACGCGATTTAATCTATTCTTTAAGCTTTCAACTAAGAAACCCGCACCTTGAGGGCGCTTCCCGTGCGGTACATGCCTCCGACTGGGACGGGAGGAGTGGCGGCAGCGGCAGCGGTATCGTCAGCGAATTCCCTAAGGCCGGTAAAATCGATTTGGGCGAAAGGGACGACGTCCTGCTCGCCTACACGTCTTGCAACTCCATCCGCGCCGACATAAAAGATCTGGGCCTTCGGCTCGTTAAGAAACAGCTCGCCGCGTTTCACATTGGCGGCATCATCGTCATACAACGACTGCACGTAGCTTTTAGTTTTGTTCGGGTCGGATGAAAACCGAACACCCCATCTCGGTCTAGGCATTGAAATAATCGTCTCATAGGGCTTTCAACGTGCTAGACTTAGGGAGACTTCTCCCCTCCGCAATGCACACGATTATTTTCCTGGGGCCCGATCGGGTTGGAAAAACTTCTCTCCTTAACAAGACGGCGTCTAACTTAAAAAACGCGGGATACCTAGTTCATACTCTTCACTTTTCAGGAATCAAGCCGGAACATAGCTCTCCTGTTGAACAGTTCAGGGAAAAGCTTACAGACATTCCTTTGCCGGCCCCAGACTATCTCCTAATCGATCGTTTCGTCTCCGACACATTGTTTTACGAGGAGCGCAGGGGGCAAATGCCCCCTATCAACCCGATCTGCTCACTCGAGCCTGAATCAATTTTGATCGACTTGAGCGAAAGAGTCGATGTTGTAATCTTGGGCCGGGGCTGGGATCAAACCATTATCGATCGGCACATCACCGAGCTTAGAGCCAATAATCCTCGTGCCTCTACGTACTGGATAAACGCCCAACTCGAGTTGAGAATGAACGAGCATAACGGGTATTATGGACATACCGAGAAGTTCTTCAAAGCCCAAAGCCTTATACCCCGTTCTTGTGTATTCAGCCTCCCCAGGCCCGACACCGACAAAGACGTGTTCACCAACTGTCCTTCTATCCCCCTCAGACAAAGGTGAAAGCATTGTAGGTGCTTTTCTCTGAATGGTTCTCCGTTCAAAATATATCAGCTCCTGGGCGGGTACACAGTCTTTGTGTCCCGTCTTTTTTATTACCTGGAAAACTCAATGGCTAAAGCGCGTACGAGGCGAGAGAAGGTCACCGAGTCATCGGTGCCGGGATACGATGAAATTGCTTATGGGATCCCTGCAGGGCGGGGAGACGGCCTCAGGACGATCCACCCTGCGAATGACAGCCAGCGCGAAGCTTTGGATTATTTGCGAAGCCGAACTCTTACTATTTTAACGGGTCCCCCGGGGACGGCTAAAACACTTCTCTCCGTCTTCATTGCTTGCGAAAAACTTCAAAAACGGCAAATCGATAAAATATACTATATCAAACCGATTGTCGATACGCCCGGTGAAAAAGGTATTGGTTATTTGCCAGGCAACGAAATGGAAAAGCTCGAGCCGCATATTGCATCGCTAAGGGACGCGTTAAGCGTGTTTATGGCGAAAGGGAAGGCGGATTACTTGATTGATAAAAAGATTATCGAGTTTTTGCCCATTGAACATTTAAGAGGTCGGTCGCTGCACCGTTGCATGGTAATTGCGGACGAGATGCAGAATGCCACTGCGCATAGCGTGCTGACTATTCTTTCTCGTCTCGGTGACTACAGTTCAATCGCGTTACTAGGTGATGTGATTCAGCGCGATTTAGCCAATAGATTTGGAAAGGACGGTCTGAGCGATGCGGTTCACAGACTGTCTAAACTCGACGAGTTTGTCGGTTCAGTGGAATTCCAAATCGATGATATTGTCCGCTCGGAATTTGTAAAACAGGTTATTTTGTCGTACCGCGATTTGTACGAGAGCTAGAAGGGGGAGATTGTTGTACCGCAGAAGGAAAGAAAAGAGCCGCCGTAAACATCCACCTATCTGTACAGGCATTAACTTGCTTAGCCCCTATGGCCCAGTTAGGTATTTCGCAAAGAGCGATAAATGATATGCAGAACAACGCCTCGAATATAAGGAAAGCTAGTCCCTCTGTTAACCTAATTTTTTCCATCGGTTGTACGCCCTGTATACTAAGCCTTCAACTCCAAGTTGAAAGCTTTTAAAGAATACCTTTTTAATGGCAACTAGGATAGATAAGACTCCGGGGTTGTCCCAGACTCCGCAAGACGCGATAATTCGGTCGTTGAGGTCAAAGGCCGGTAAAAGAGAGCAGAGAACGGATTTTATAGGACTTAAACGATCAAATTCTCTTTCCGATGTTTCTGACCCGCGAAAAGCCTTAAATAATACACTCGTTAAACTTAACGAAGGGGATGTAGAAGAGCAGGAATTTTACAATTCCCAGTATGATTCGTCAGACTGGGCGGTCACAAAAGACTTCGCACTCGAAGGGATTACTAGGGACGCGTTACTCCCCTTGCTGGGGGTGTCAGCCCAAGACGGGGTTGTAAACCTTAATCCGCGTATAAGGATCCAAGACAGAATTTCCCAGGTAGATTCTTTTTCCGGTATAGACAGTTTTAACAGCCTGCATGCGGGACCCTCAGCTCAATTTTACAGAGTAGCAAAGCGCCAAGTAATAGGCTTTTTAAAATTCGATTTTAATACTGTAACCGGAGAGATTACAGTAAACGAACTTAAAGGCGTAGACGGGGTCACCGATCTTACTGACGAAGAAATTTTGTCAGGCAGAAGGTATGTTATTCTACTTGTAGAGTGGTATGAGTTAGAGAACGGATCTAAGGCTGATTTGTCTGGTACAGGTATCTACTTGAGGGTGGATAGTGAGGACGGATGGAGTGTAGAAGAAGGCTTTAGTAGTCTTACTAGCATAAGGAGTATACTCGGAAGTTTAAGATTTTCCCAAAGGCCTTTTAGGTTGGGCAGAGGTTATTCCAGTATTAATCCGCCCCCGTGGTTCTCTGAGTCTCCCAGTACCGGTATTCCGGATACAGTCGAGAATTTGATCAGAAAACCCTCTGGCGATCCTGTTGTCGAAAGAGGTTACTGGTATTCTAAGGCGGTTATTGAAAGTCGCTGGAGCGCTGAAGAAATACGTCAAATAGGGGCTCCTACGGGGGAAGTTATTGTTCAAGACTCAAACATGAGGTGGGAATCACCCCCGAACCCACTAAGATTTGAAACGGGAGACTGGGGAATTAGATGGGACGGATATCTTTATATCACTCCAGGAATATATTCTTTTCAAGTAGAAACGAATTGTCTCGTAAAAATTGATGTTTATCTGGACGAATGGACTGAAGTTTTTAGCTCAGGTGTGCCGAGTTCGGAAAATTCTAAGTACTTTTCTGCTACCTCTTTTGATGTAAACAGTATAGATAATAAGTTTAAGTATTTCTACTCGAGTACGGAGTGGGAAGCTTATATGCCTATTACTATCCGCATGTATGTTGGGGGGACTGACAGGTCCGAACCGTCTGTCATAGTGCCCACCGAGCCCAACATTTTCCTAAAAACTACAAAACTTCAAGATCCAGTTAATTTTTACAGCGAGCTGATAGACATAGAGTTGGAGGAACTTAGTCCGGGAGAATTTGCCATATTTTCTGATGATTTAGTCAGTATACTGATCCCAGTTGGGGATGAGTACGCATCTGTCAGTTACGAGCTTGTTGAGAAAGACGGCCAGGCCTTGGGTGATCCGATAGTTGTGGAGATTAGTGAAATTGGAGTTATAACCGACCCGGAACTGGAAGAAGGCGAATATAAGTTGAGGATTTTTCCCGTCTTGAGCGGGGAATTTGAAGATAATCTCGAGCCGCTGTGGAGGGGAAGAATAGCTTCACCGGGGGAAGGGAGAACGTCTTACTCGGATTTGGTAAGTGGAGATTTTACCCCGAACCAGCAAAAAATACCTTTTGATTTCAGGCCGAGTTGGTGGAAAGTCTCCCAAGGTCATCCGTATGACAGGAGCTTAGCCCTTTCTCCCAGTAACACACCTTTTGACGGATTCGCATCCAATATATTTAAAGACGAGTTTAGCTCGGGAGCAGACGGATTCGGATTGTACGGAGACGGAGATAATAACTATACTCAAAGACCTAATATTATAGCGGGAGAGTCAAAGTATGAAGAATCTTCACCTAATGGGAGTAATTATATCGGGATCTCTTTGAGTTCGGATAGATTTGGAGAAGGCGGCAGATTTATCGCTGACTCTTTCCCCCTCAATAATTCTGTATTCGACGACCCGGGCCTGCTAGGCGAGAACGAGCTTGGCGGGGACCCCAATCACAAGACTTCCGCGTTTGGTAAAGTAACCCCTGAAGTGGCTCAGATATATCTTTGGACTACTGGGCCGGAAGAACTTCAGGGTAAATATTTCTTGTCTGTAGATTCTGCGTCCGTTACTTCTGACGACGACCCTGAGCTATATGGACTCCCCGACTTCTCCTCAAACGAATGGCTTTCTCCTATATCGATATCTGCTGTTCAGGTGTGCGATAACTCGGACTTTGAAGGCTCTAGCGTAAAGAAGTTTCCAGCCGTACTACCAATACTTTTAGAAAAAGTAGAAGTATCCGGGTTTACAGTAATCTCGTTCTCTGTACTTCTGCCCTCCCTATTGCCGGGGGGTTCTGAAGTCTCGCAGTTCAGCGGCAAGTTCATCAGGTTCTATACAAGTAATAGCAGAGAGTTTCAGAATACACTTGTAGATACAGGGGAATCTATTTGTTTCTCCGATGTCATTAAGTTGACTTATGACAACGACGATAACTTAATACCGTTTCAAAGTGAGATTCCACAGGCTCTTTCGGAACGTGTAACCCCGTTTGGATTTGATGGCATATCCGGGATATGCTACCCGCCTTACATAGTGTCCGATCCTTTGTTAAAGGATACAGCGATTGAGGATGACGATCTTTACGACGCGCCAGCGGGTTGGTATGACGTGTTTTGGGGCGACCCGACCAAGGCCGGATTGGGAGGTAAGACTTTAACCCTGAGTAGAAGTCTAGAATTCAGAGGTAAAGACGCTGTAGAACCCATTATAACACCAGTTGATTTCAGTTTCTCTCTTTACTCCCATAAGTTCAGAGTAGATATGCCTCTGGAAGCAGAGGACCATGACGAGGATGTCTTAACCTATCTGGGGAACGGTGAGCAAGTCTCTGACACTTACTATTTGTTCGTAAACTTGCCTAATTAAACAGCCAAAAACATTGCTTCTTTTGTCTGCCCAAGAGAGTTTTTATACGATAACAAAGGCCAGGACTTTAAGTTTATTTGCTGGTTTAACGTAATTGGAACCAGTGTCCGGTAATATACAAAACCTCCGTTGTCTGCGTCTTGAGATATATTCTGAACAAGGGTGCCTACTGTAGTATTGAATCCAAGACTGGAGTCCCCTGAAGCATTATAAGCTGATGCGCTTATGCTATACTTGAATAATGTAGCCTCCTCGCCATCGGGATTATATATCCTCGGATTCAAGTAAAGCTTTCCTAAAAGATTTACAAAAGGCTTGTTGTCATTGCTAAAAATTCGCGAATAGCGATCTTCGTCTCGGACCCAGATCCCCGGGACAGTAATATCCCCTAACTTGTAGTCTTTCGGGCCGGACAAAGTGGACAAATCACTGTAATCCACAACCTCTAACGAGTTGTCAGGATCCCGGAATATTACCCTACTATTGGTAATCAGGTCTTGACCCGTAAAAATATTGTATCTTATGCTTAAGCCTTCGTCCTCATCCTCCTCAGACCTGGGGGTTCTGGAGTTTTGTATATAATCTGAAAATCCGGACTTAACAGATTCTACTCTGTCTGATATTTCTTGCAAGTCTTCGCTCAAGGTTTCAGAAGCTCTATACGCATCCTCTTGGGTTGAACTGCTATAACTGAAAATGTAAGAGGTAAAGTTAAAACCGAATAAGTTAGAGAGATTTTTAGAATTAAGGGTATCTGATCTGTCAATTCTAACCGGATACGAGTCCGAGGATCTGAAAGAATCGAACTCCGACCCTAAATTTACCCACTCCTCTTTCCTATCATCGTATAGGAAAAAGCCTCCCCGGGCAGATGACTTTACAGTATATGTATACTGTTTGGACAGTAAGAGGGCAGCGTGGCCGCCAGGACTATCCTTTAAAACATACTCATTATTATAGTTTACGCACTTGTTAAGGGTGGGTGTCTCTCCCTCGTTGCAAGAGGGTATTATCTCCAAGATCTCTCCTACCTTGTACTTAGACCCGGGTGACACTACTTCTGCCGAGGACGATATTCTGCCATCTGATTCAACAGTTATTTGAATAACTGCGTCTCTAGACTCTGATTCAAGACCTATCGCCCTCACGTTTAGTTGATAAGGGTATGCTGGTTCTGCTCCGAAAGAATTAGTGACCTTGTACCCCGACCCATTACCTATTACCTCGATATCTGCCAAAGATCCGTTACTCGAGAATACTACTGGGAAATTTCCAGCGTAATCAAACCAGACATTATTGCCATCAGAAAAAGTAAAATCCTCTGTGACAAATTTAGTTCTCCTACTTTGTAAGAAAGACTCATTTACGAATCCTGTAATGTTCTCTGGAGACTGAATAAAAGACTTTAGTTTGCTTGAGAAAGCGAATAAGTTAATATCGTCTTGCACAGAGGGTGAGTACAGTTTTTGTACTGCATCAGTGGCATTAATTCCCTGCTCGGAGAGATTAAATCTAGTGTAAAGTCCTGACATTTTTAGGGGTTTACCAAATCTTCCGGGTCTAATCCGGCATCGATGATAGATTGGTACCTGGTGGTTACGTCTTCGTAACGCACTAAAGTGATTATAGGGGTAGTTACTGGAGAGATGTAAGCAAATCCTAGGTCTACTCTTACTCCAAAGAGATTTTTGAACGCTATGGCTTGTGCGCTTTCGACTGTAACCTGAGTCTCGTTAATTCTTGTTTTATAGTATACACCTTGAATTAGTTCCCCCGGAATCTGAACAATACGTGTCCCAACAATATTCTCCACTTGCACCTGATTACCGTTCTCGTCGAATTGATTAACTGTTTCATATACATAAAACTCTTCGTCTCTAAACAGTGAAGTTATGATGTCTCCTCCCTTGCGCACTTGGGTGGGGAATATTTCAGACTGTGAGTAGTTTATATATTTTCCGTCAGAATCTAGTTTATTAAATCCTACTCTCACAAAACAATTTCTAAATCTGCCTATCAAATCTATTTGTATAACATCTGATATAATAGCCCTTATGGCTTCTATGGACAAATTGTTGTAGGACAGATTAACAGTGATGTTCCTGGAGTTTCCTAGGAATACTTTGAATAAACAACCGGGGACATAGGACGTTATGTTGTTTTCGGATAAGTCTAGAAAAACGACACTGCTAAACCCAGGCAAAATATTCAAGGATCCCGAAAGCCTACAATTCTTGGCCCGGAAAGTTACTAATTTTGAAAAACCAGAGGAGAACCAATTTGTTATGTCGACAGTATTTCTAAAAAAGTATAAAGTTGACGGCAAAGTGTTAGGTATATCTCTGTCTATAATAATTTCCGTAGAGCTTACGGACAAAACTCGGGCTATTTCCGGACCATTTACCGCTCCCTTAATGATATCATTCACTAATACTTTAGTATTAAAATTGCTCGCGCCAGTAATTGTATAAATATTATCTTTTTCCTCCCAAGCGTTTCCAGGTGTCTGGATTACTCGGGAAATAGATAGGCCGGAGATTTCTGTGTATGAATCGTTGTTCCTTATCGCTGCGCCCCTGGATTGCGGTAAAAACCAATTAGAGGGATAGGTACTCCTTAACGAAGAGTCCAGTATCACAATCGATATCTGAGAGTCTACTACACCCTCGAAAGATGGCAATAGAGCCCCACCTCCTGAGGCGTTTTGGCCATTACATTCCAGATAGGCTAAATCTCTAGAGAAAAGGGGGTTTATAGGGGCAATAGATAGGCTCCTGAGGTCGTAAAAGTCAGAAAACTGTGTGACTACAGAAAGCACTTTAGTGTTTAATTCTGGGTTAGGCCTGGCAGAAATAGTTGGAAATCTGCCAGTGAATCTGGAGTTAAATGTCCCGAAGTATGTTAGTTCTCTCAGGTTAATAAGGTCTTTTTCCCTGAATCTAAACTGTTGCTGTATGGACGGTACGCTTAGTGTGAGTAGTTTGTGTGGAGATCCCGAAGCCCTTTCGGGTGCAAAATTTTCAGGTAAAAAGTAGTCAATACCGTTTTTAACTACAGGGGTAATTTGCCGAGAATTATATAACCCTATTGAAGTCAGTTCTCCAGTGTTTTCAGTAGAAGAATCCCCTAGTGAAAACATTTGACCCCCGAGTATAGACCCGTACAAATCAATAGATCGGAGTGCCGGTGTACGAAGTGGAGAAGATGGGTTTGAAATATTTAACGAGTTTGCACATTGGACAGCTAAAAGCTCCCTCAAAGATTTCCAAGTATTATTTTGTATGTTAATCGTAGTCCCGGTGTTAGAAATATCAATGAATGTGGAATTTAAGTACCAATTACTCCAGTCCTCAGCAGGATTTCCTATAAAGCCTGTAATATTATGGCGCCTGTCAGAAAATCCGGAGATATTGAAAGACGTCATTCTATAATTCGAAATATACCCCGGATCTGATGGGTTTGTAGATGTACCTATGTCATATATTGTCCCTGATGCACCTGAACCAGAAATGTTGTACTGAGTCAGTCCGCCCGTGTTTTTAATCGACGGCAATTTTTGGCCGGAAATGAAGGCTGTTAGTCCGCGAGTTTTAGTGTTCCATTCCAGTACCCTTAAGTTGGGGAAAACATCACTTAAGTCGGAATTAAGTCCCCTGAATCTGTCCCCGAGGTAAAGTTCTTGTAAATTTGTAAATTGGCGATAATCAACCCCGGCAGTCCTGCTCTCGTTTAAAATATATTTCTCAAACTTTTCATCCGCCCAATCATCCCCGGCGCTGTTTATCATCGGCCCGCTTTTGGGGATTGTTAAATAGCTTACTACTGTATAAATGGGGTGATTGAATGAGGGGACAGCCCCTGAATTCCTGATATCAAACCAGGACATCGGACCTGATTTCCAAGTGTCTCCGCTGTTTTTAAGATCGAGTACCCGGAGCTTGTTAGAGAGTGTTTTTAACCAGAGTGGCAGGATCGTCATCGAACCTCCGGACACTCTAAGTTCCTCGAGGTTGTTAAACCCTATAAGGCCAAGGTCTTTTTTATCAGGAGTTTCTCTGATATCGATACCTTCAAACTCTAGACCTCTGACTTTTTCTGGATTCAGGTAAAGATACAGGTACAAATCGTATACCTGTTGATATCCAGTACTCGTGATATCTATATCTAAAGTGAACTCGTTTGTACCTGAGGGTTGAGAAGATGGTTCTACTTGTAAAAAGTCTACAAATTCAGTATTAGGCCTTTGCTGGACAACTTGCACTTGGTACCCGTAAAAATTAATTAACGAGTCAGTGAATTTAAATTTTATACTACCCCTGGAAAGTCTGCAAAATATCTTGAGTGGGGAGTTTATAGTGGCCAGTAATTTCAAAGGTGTTACTGGTTGCCCAGGCCCGTTAATGACATTGAGCTTAAGGGTGTGGGAGGGAGACTCAGGGACGGAAGACTTCCGGACGAAAGAACCCTCGGGGACAAAAATTCTATTGACATGGGACTTTCTGCGTACGCGGACAGACCCCGGATACGAAGCGTCTTTGAAGAACCCGGGATTATCCTCGTCCAAGTTGGAGCTGAAAAGACTTGAGCGGGATGTCGAGAGGGAAATTAGTCTTTTTTCTGGGTTTTCGAAAAGACTTTCGGAAAGTACATTAGCGCGGTAAAAAGCACCTTCGCACTTTATGCCTCCGTTAAAAATTATTACATTCGGACGGTTTAAAGCATTGGAACCCGTACCACCCAAGGTGTACTTAGGCGAAGCGTATAGCTTGTCAACCTCAAGCTCCTCAAGGATTCGATCTCCTGATATATTATCAATTCTATGCAGGGTTGAAAGCAGGAAGGAAGATAGACCGGAGACCGACCTAAGATCCTCTCTACTAATAGTTTCAGATAACTGATAAATTTGGTCAAGAGATTCAGGATCTAGAAGTATATTTCTTAACGCGTTTCGCTTGTCCGACTCGAAGATTTCGGAAAGGTTTTGAAACCCGTCGGAAATCAGCCCGATGTCTGGGCGAGAAAATTGTCCAAATCCCCTAAAAACCCCTTCGGACATCGAAAACTCAAATCTTAAGAGCTTTCAACTTTCTATATAATTCAAAGACACCTGCACTTGTCCCGGGGATTCTATCGATCTCGCCACAACAAACGTAGCGATGTTTGAGTAAACACTGTTGTACACACCTTCTCCGCCTACATAGAACACGTTTTTAAGGTCGATTTGGGTGGGTTTGTTGGCGGATACGTAATAAGTTGCAATGGGAGTACCGATTGATGGTTGGGTGAATGTACGTAGTGGGTAGTCTGAGCCCGTGAACACGCCCGGGACTATAAAATTGCCGCACTTTCTCGGACTTGTATTGATCGATTTAAATGTAGTAAGACTTTGCTCTGAGGCGTCTAAGGTAGGGGCTGTGCCAGCCTGGGTATAGGCAGCCACCGCTTTCACCGCCCCGTCCTCCTCAGGGGGGTCAGACCACTCCCCGTGCTTATCAACTCCGTTGTCGGATATGGACAGGGACGACCTGTGCGGAGTCAATGGGGATACCCTAATTCCTTCAGAAGTCTTTTGTCCTATCCATACCCCTCCGAGCTGGGCTCCTTGCCTACCTTGGATAAACACGCGGACAAATGGCAAATCGCCAGGAGCTATCTCCGAAGTCAATATCTCTACAACTCTAGACTTTTGGTCCATTCTTGCAATATAAATAATATTGTACGAGACTTTAGCAAACCCTTCTTCTATGCCTTCTGGTAAAGATTCCCCAATAGGTATTAGATATAGAACTACTCCGTCTAAATTTCTGGTAATACCCCCAGTGGTTTCTACGCTGACCTTATTGTCCCCTTGAGATATTGTGACGGTGTAATTCTTCGGTTCGAGATTGGGCCAAGGCGAGTTAGGATCTGACACAAAATAAGTGGTTATGTCTTCGTCTTCGTTATATTCAGATATAATAACTACTTGATCTCTGATCTCTTTCCCAGCCTTACAAAACAGCCCTCTGCATATTCCTCCTTCAGTCCCTGGAGCGGAGAGAACGAAATCAGGCTCGAGGTTCATAAACCTTCCGGCGAAAAAGTCTTCTTCTCGTATTTCCAGGCCGAATGTATTATACCGCACATCTGAGCCTGTTTCTACATAAAGGCAGTTATCAGAGAAATCGCTTACAAAATCGTACGGCAATCCTTCGTAAAAAGTTTGGCCATCATACTCCACTGGGCCTTGCTCAATTCCCCAGTCCCCCGATGATCCCAGAGCATAGATCGGACTTTGATCGTCTGATACATTAGGCCAGCAGAATCCAAATCGGATGGAGGCGAAATTCCCCGGATTAGGGCCAGGAGTTCGTCCTCCCGTCCAGTATATATAGAACTCGTTAGAATTTACGTCCACGGAAGACAACAGGACCTGATCTCTACGAAAATAGTCTATTTCAAGGTCGTATCCCTGTTCGTTGGGGGATACGGGGGCGTAAGTAAATGGCAACTTGACCGTATCTATTGGCTCTGGCAGGGCCGACCTGCTCGATAAATACCTATAATTTACCGGTCTTTTTAGCCGCAACAAAGCTGAGTCTGTCGGGAAAGCTGTCTTGTCTACAAAAACCCCGAAAACATCATTAGCCAATACTCGCAGATATTGCTGTCCTGTAACGTCCCAGTTACTTTGAACGGTAGGATCCCTAAATTGTCCTTGTGAAGCAGCGTTATATAACGCTATGGCTGTGTGCGTACTTGAGTTGGACTGAGAGATTTCCAGCTCAGGTAAATCTAATTCGAAGAACGGGTTTATAAAAAACTTTCCCTTCAGCCTTCTATTCTCCGGCAGTATTTGCCATCTATACCCCTCTTGATGATTATAAGCATACTCTGGGCATCCGGACTGTCGAATAAATTTGATTTCACAGTCCGTTGTAGAAAAAATATTGATTTTTTCTGGAAAAATCTCCTTCTTATTGGGGATTTCATCCCCTTGCGAGTTGGTTATAAAGCTGCGCGATTTGAACCCGGTCAAAGTCGTCCAGTCCAACGGGCTTATAGTGTTCTGGACTTCACTAGCATTAACGCTTAAAGACCGGGTACCGGACGAAATACTTTTAGGGGAGGTAGTTCCATCGTCATACCCATCGATATAATAAGACGCACCGAACTTGTCGACAAACTGTTCTAGACGCACAGAACTCGAGTCTTGTATGTCTAGTTTGTAAGTGAAGAAAAAGAACGGATCCCCTAGGCAAGGCTTTTTGAGTTGATTTTCAATTACTAGCGTATGTATAGTTACCCATCTGCACTCATCGTTTCTCACTGGCACATAGGCATAAAACCTCGCGCCAATAGCACCGTACCAGCCAAACTCGATCTTGAACATGGTTACAGCGTCTGGGTCGAGAATATAACCGGTTTGACCTTCGCCGTTAAGAGGGTCCCCGTTCATTATGTTCTGCCCGATAGTAGTTTCGTATTGCACTTGCCCGTCTACTATCACCTCTTTGGTGTTCTCCCCATACCGCGCATCACTCAAAAATACCGTCTCATCCAGAGGGACAACTGACCGCCGTATAATCGAGAAATTACCCCCGTTGGTGAGGCGGAACATATAAGAGTCGGTGAAATTTTCAATCCCGAACTCGAGGGTAGTTCCTGGGCCTGCCCCAATTTCACTTAACTTGACCCCGTATGTAAATCCACTTATTCTGCCTGGCTGATACCTAAAAGCTCGCGTCGATTTGAGCAGTATCCCCGTGTTGATACCGCGTGCGCCCCCTATCCTGTTGCCGTTGACCGGCAAATCTGTACTCGCTGCTATTGGCCAAGAGGGAGTAAAAGCCTGGGGATTGTCAGTTATAATAACATAAGGCAGTTTTAATTCTTTTTCAATGTCTGTTACTGTATCTTCTGATTCGTGAACAGTAAACTCCCAATCCTTTATCTCTTGTTTTATAAGATTCCACCTCAGGCCGAAGTATTTTTCCCATACATTAACGTCTGGATTGGTCTTTATGTAAAAATGTCCTTTGTTGTCCGGCCTTCCCGAAGGGAAGAACATACGGCCAACACTGAAATATTCTTTGTTCCAAGAGAAGTCGGCGTTTGAAGGAAGTGACGCATTAGCTTCTTCAATTATTACCCCTTCGGACCCCCAAAGCTCAGCAGATCTAAAATTGTTTACAATCGCATCTCTAAAATTATAAGCTTTGACCTCTGGTATCAAGGGGTAGTTTTCGGGCAGTCCGAGACGCCTTTGGCTTATATCCAGCCAGATTTTGTCCCAAGCTAGGTCGTTGAAATTACCCTGCTCGTCGGTGGGGTAAATACTCAACAAGTAAGATATGTTATATCTGAGTTTTTTCTCTTCAGAGAAATTATTGACCATGTACTTGAAGATGTACAAGGCGACTACGGAGTTTACATACTGACCCCAAGGTATTGACTGAGCGAATGACTTAAATGGGCGGTTGGCTGTCGGAATCTCAGGTTCGAGGTAAGGTGTAGGGTTAGCCGTCAACCTAAGGGCCGAGTTCTTATCATCCTCTTTTATAATTCCGGGGAAATAATTACCCGAAAGGCTAGGTCTTCTCGTCCACCACGTATTCCCGCCATCCCTGTATCCCGAGAACGTGAATTCCCAGTCCTTTGTGTCAAGGCCGTAAACAGAGACGTTACTAAAAAGGCCTTTTTGGGAAGTTTCTCTGTTAATACCGAGCAGCGATCGAGAGACCTCACTTTGCTCGGGGAACTGCTCGATCACGGGCAAAGCGGCTGGAACACCCTTGCTGAACTTGTTCGCAGTACTGTAACCTTTTTCTCTGTAAGAATCCGAGTCTAATACAACCGGAGTCGAACTCTTTGCCTCATATTCTCTGCGGTTATAGGCGTCTTTCTCTGTGACTAGGTCCGGGCCTGACTCAGCACTTAGTGGTGAACCCTTGACGTCCACCATTCGAATGATTCTTTTTGTCCTGCGGGGGGGTACTCTATCCGCCCGAATAGATCGTTTTGCCGACACGATTTACTGCTCCTCCCAGGTGAGAGAGTTTATAACGTTTAAGGAGTAGTTTGGCGTGGTAGATGAGGAAGTGGACTCCCACAAAGCGTAAGCGCAAAGGATGTCGACTTCGTTAGTCAATGGATACGAAATGTATTCTTTGTTGTAAGCGAAGTAGTCTGCCAGATCGAACTGATCGCCACCTCTATTGGTGTACAAAGAGAATACGAGATTGCCCGTGTCGGACACAGGGGAAAGTTTAAAGTCTTGCGCGACAGAAGCGCCAGAAAGCTGACCGATGGATTCAAAAGTCCCGACTAAACCCGCCTCTGACCATTTATTCTGATCTTCGTACTTTGTGTGGGTTGGAGTCCCTGTATACGCTGTCAACGCACCACTAGAGTTAAAAATGTACATGCGAACAGGTATCATGACACCGAACACGGATACCGGCTCAGGGTTTGAGGAAAAGTTTTGAATATAGATACTGCCAGACTTTTTAAATACCCTGACAAGACGAGGGAACTCTGTCACTTGAGGATTAGCATCAAATCCGCTGCCCACTTCTGAAGTAGCAATGCCCCTCATATAGCAGTGGAAATACTTTCCGTTCGACGAAAGCAGTCCGTCTAAAGTGGTGTAGTTTCCAGAAGTTATATTGGTGCCCGATTCAATTTTTTTCGGTATTGTACCCGAGCCGAGTTCGAACCCTAAACCTGTATCCAAGGCGTCAGTGTAGATCGGAAGATTATAAGAAGCGGCTAGAGTGGAGTTGTTAAGATTATTCGTTATTACAAGTGGATTTTTAGAGAAATTGATCGTTAGGATGTTGGTGTCAGCGCTGCTGTCAATTACACCCGAGCCGTATTTCAGCGGGTAGATTTGTACTCTGTTTCGTATAGCTGTACCGGTCGTGTTAGTAATTTGGTCTTTGGCACGCAAAGACATCATAGACCTTTGGCGGCGTGGCACCACAATCTCAATAGGGTCGTTCTGCGCGAACAGGGCTACAGATTGGTTGAAATACAGTCTTATTTTATCGGTGGAATCGTTCTCTACCCAAATCACTTTAGTGGTTTTATCGTTTCTCAAATACGACCCAATGAGTTGATCTTTTAGAGACTGGGATAACACCGAAGTGCTGATACTGAAGTAGTTAAGTGCGGGAGTGGTGGTGATTGTAGTTCGTATGACACCAAAATTTACCGGCTTAGGGTAATCGGAAGACTTTGATACGAGTTTTACTGTGCCTTTGTCACCACCGTCGATATAATAGCTAGCACCGTACTTAACAAGCACGCTTTTGTTGTCTACTAAATCGTTCCCGATGCCCGCATGCGTTAAATAAGTAATGGGCAGAGTTGCATTGCCCAAAGACGCCACGTCAAGCTGGTTAGAGGCTCGCATGTGATGGACTCGGACCCATCTCGCTTCCCCATTACCAACAGGGACATAACACAGAAACAACGCGCCAACAGCACCGTACCATGAGAATTCGATCTTCCACATGGTGACTTTGGTGAAATCCACATCGTACACGGAAGATTGCGTAAGAATAGATCCGCCCACCTCAATAGGGTCACCGGGCCTTTTTACTCCGACTCCCGACGGATCTACGTTCGCTGTAGAAACATCGCTCCATCTTACTTTATTATCAGTTTTACCGTTCAACTGGTCATTGCTGAACATGGCTCGGACTGGCCGCCATTCGTATACTGTGCGGAACTGGGGCGGTACACATATCTTGAACCATTCTTTTAATGTGATGTTCTTTCTGCCCACATTCGCGTTATTTACATCGTAGGGTGAGGTTCTGTGGGGTGTGGGGAAAGCAGCACTGTATTGGGAGTTGGAGACTTGGCTCGAGCCTTGGACCGATACGAGAAGGTTCCAGACCTTAACGCCGCTGTCGTCCGCCGAAGGAGCCGTATCATATTCGAACCGGCTGTCACCAGGTAAAGCGGAGATTGTCGAACCGGTAGCAGTTATTTCAGTATCGAATCCGGTACCGTCTCCTCTGCTCAGGTTGGTTACAATGTCTTCCCAGCGGCAGTGAGCATCTAGGCGAATATACTCAGAATCTGGTTTTAAAAACAAATTGTTTATCTGCCAGTTTTCGTAATCCCCGGTGGAAAACGTTCCCGGCTCCTTTTGATCGAACGGGAACTGGAACTGTCGCCCCTCCAAATGTTCAATAAAATCGCCATCAGCATTTCTATACGCCAACCTTAAGGCATAGTCTTCGTTGTAAGTGAATTCTGAAAGTCTAGTTTCATTCGCCTCAATCTCTCTTACATCTCCGGGTAGAAAACAGAGACTCGGGTCGTATATCGCTGCGGCAACATAGCAAAGTCCATTCCTATAGATTACAGGATCCTCGCCTACTACACCCCAATTACCCCCTTTGATATTCGTTTTTCCATTCGTCCCGTCTGTTTTATTCCAAGCGTCAGGAGTCGCTCCGACACCGGGCGGCTCGGATGGCACAAGAGCCTGCGTACGTCTTATACATCTAAAGTCGTTATTATCCCCCGAGTTAACTATTTCGAAATAGTAGCCGTCAAACTTGTCAAAAATGCCCCACTTTTTAATAGTAGGAGCGCCTTTCATAATGTTTCTGTTCTCAACTCCGGACAGGTAAGTTGAACTCGTTCTGTTCATTCTTACGCCCATTGTCGAGGAGGAAACACGTCCAGGCTGATACCTGAAAAATCGCTTTGATGTGAGGATAGTAGTTCTTCCTTCGCCAGCCACCAGCTCCGCTCCAGCCTCTTGAGCAAGGTGATAAAGTCCTGTTCCGGAGTCCAGATCATTCTCTAGCGGAGACTGAGACCATTCAGTCGGATTAATATCGTACGTGTTTACATCGGCAAAGATACCCAAGGCGACTTCGGCGCGAGGAATACCGAGCAGCGAGAGGGCAACTTCCGACTGAATCTTATTCTGTTCTTCGACGGGGATAGCGGGCTGGTCTTCGGCAAAAACAACAGGCAGCGAGTTTACCGCTTTTTGTTGGCCAAGCGGTACAGGGGCCGTTTTACCAATAATGGTCTGTCTGTTTGCCATAATAATTACAGGGTGTGAACGAATAAGTTGCCGTCGGCGACAAAGTAGTCCGGACGGGAAATAAATAGACTTCCTGAGCCGAATTCCACCGGAGGTTCGGGTGGACTAAAACCTGGGATCTGCTCAAGTATTAAGGTGGCTGTGTCTACGTCTACATCTCGGATCGGGTAGCTCGCGTTTTGATCCCACCCCGGGAGTATGTCCGGTAAAAATCCTTTCACCAGGACTTTGTCATTCTCAAGTCCGCTCGGGGCGTGTATTTGAAGCGAGAGAATGTCGGAAGAGTTAACCAGTTTAAGGGTGGGGTATATCTCAGAGCTGATTTCTACTCTCCCTAGTGAGAGGGGTGTATAACCCCTCGGACCTCCGCCTATCAAAACATTCGCTTTTACCTCGTAAATATACCCGAACTCATTATTCAAAGATCCGGTGGCGATTATTGTCTCGCCCCCAAGTTCTTGAGAAGTAGTTCCGGGCAAGGTTAGGGAGAAAATACCCGCCTCGAGTTGATCTGAAGTTTCTATAACTCTAAACGAACCGACTTTAACATTCTTAACCCCTTGGGAAGTGAGACTGAATATCTCGGCTTTTACCGACCCCTTGACTATTGAGACGGGTTCGCCTCCGTACGTAACAGTCATGAATATAGGGTCGAGAGCAAAGCCTTTTCTGACTTCAATAGTGGCTCTGCTATACTCGTTATTGTAGGTGTCGATGGAGCGGATGATTGAATCGTTATCGCTGTAGGCGACGTTACCCTGAGAATTCCATTGGAACGACGATTGCAGATCAAAACCTCTATCTCCACATCCTCTCACGATATTGCCGTTAACCGTACTGAAATCTGTAGAATCGATTTTAGGGGAAGAAGTGGCCAGTTCAAGAATATTTCCCTGGGTCACCAAGTTCTCGCTGTTTAAGACGGACAATGGCTCGGCCCCTTCCTCATAAGCCCTTCCCGTTCTCGATATTCGATTATTAAGCAAAGAAACGTTTTTGCAATCCTCGATACCTACACCGGAACTGGCATTATCTCTGATAAGACAGTATCTTATAGTTAGACTTTCAGAAAGTAAAATATTTAAGGTTGTTTCAGAAGCCCTGGGCGAGAGAACAGAAGCGTTATTGTTCCTATTTCCATCAAAGACAATAGATTCAAACTTTACACCAGACAATGGGTTAGAGGTGTTGCCTCCAGAAAAGCACACAAGTCCTGGGTTTGTAACATTATGCACAATTGATGGTAATCTTTTGACTATACTGCCCTCTCCTACTCCCCTAAAACTTATATTGGAATAGTCGTTAAGGCTAGAGTTTACAAAAGATACATCGGATATGTTATACGTGTCGGACGGGAAGAATATGTCTTTAATTCCTCCTGACCGGGCCAGGTTAACCGCCGTCTGCAAATACCTGGTGTCGTCGGTATAAAATCTTACCGTGTTACCAGTATCGTATTTTGAAGTATCCCCTTGACAGAAGCATGACAAGGTATTGGGCAAAGATCCTGACAGGGTCGGGCGGATATTAAGTTTCTCTTTGCCAAGTACTCTACTATTGATGATCACATCCGATCCGGCTACGGAAATCGCTCCTTGCAAAAAGATGGGAAGAGCCCGTTCTGTATCCCAACTTGGTATTTCGGTTAGACCTAGATCTCTAAAAGTTGCACTATTGGAATAGCTTATAGTGTTGTTCCCTACAAGTCCAAGGAAATCAACGCGGTTACCCCAGACCCTATAAATTACTGGTAACACATACAGCGAGCTTCTTGTAATATTTAACTGAACATACTGGTCTATGTTCCAGAAGTCCGGATTAAGGACTTTTGTGCCGATTTCTACTACTTCTCTCGCGTTGGGCATAAACCCTGTATCTATATTATATCCGAAGACAATATATTTTAAAGGGCGCAGGTTAGTATTTACAAACTCAGAGCTGGAGAAATCTACTCCTTGCGCAACAAAAGTGGAGATTACGATCGTCTTGTCTTGCACAGACCCGGGAGGGGCGTAGAAAAACGCTTGCAAGTCGGTATCTGATTTTAAAATACCTCTATAAGCGTTTAATTGACCCCCTTGCCCGTCATTTATATTCCCGAGAGTGACAATGCTGGACTGTATATCTGTTACGGTAGATGTAAACCGGGTTTCCCCGCCCCCAGAAGCCCCGACATTCTTTATATTTATATAAGAGCTTTCGCCCTCAGATATCTGCAGGACGGACCTGGTCGTATAATTGGGGATATAGCGCATGTCTAGCTTTCAACAAAAAATCTCTCCAATAGAGGATGTTTCGACATCCCCGCTTCCCTGACTTCTCGGAGCATTTCGGGGTAATCTTCTGTCCCTTTGTAAGATTCAAGGACTTGTTTTATCTGTTGAGGGTCAGGATATTTTCCCTCTATCTTGTAAATATCAGACATCATATGTGGTCAAAGGCCTGTGCAAAGTGTAAGAGATAATAGCGTCGAGATCCGTGGCAACAAGACTATTATGCCATACATACAGTTTATCGCCCTCCTTCAAGGTAAATTTATTGCCATTAATTACTTCAAAAGACTGGCCAGGGGGTAGGTCCAGGTTGTGGAGAAGAGAGGCGGAGGTGGCGCCGTTGACAATTTTTGCATATACACCCAAACTCCCGGCGGACTTATTACACACGATAAGGGAGGTTATAAGGGCGAAGTTTTTTTGGTAGTCCGGAGGAGATCCTGGGGCGACAGGCACGTCAATCATCAACCCTTGGGACGATTCTTGTACGTTTGAAGGGGTAGCAAGGGAATTAGTCGATACGTTTGACGGGAGTAACATCTATCAGCTCCAGATAATACTTTGAATGAACATGTGGGCGTGCAAGCCGACAAAATCCGCACGTCGGATGGGGGAAAACGCCGTACCCGGATCAGACTCAACCTCAATGGCGTTTGCACCGATCACTAAAGGGGCGGCGGTGCCGAAACCGTCTTGAACCCTGCCCTGATCGCGCAGGGCGAGGTTTCCGGTCCGTCTCGCGGGTAAGAAATTAACGGGAATGCCGTCTGTATCCGGCTGCCCTGTAACCTGTGTCAGCAAGACGTTGTCGAACGTCTTTGACACGTCAAATTCTCTAATGGGCTGAGCCATGGGCGATCTTATTCTTCTGAGCTTTCAACAAAAAACCGGTGAAAGTATTATGTACCTTCTTTCCCTCGGATTAAAATGAGCAAACAGGACATGGTGACTTTGATCGAGGCGTACTCGGACGCCAAGGCGATCGGCAACAAACACCTTATCAGTATTATGATTGGCCAGGTGGAACGAGCGTTGGACAGTATCTTTGACGCTCCGGTGGTGGAAAGTACTCCTGAAAATGGCTAATAAACGGCCTGCTGTATACGTTTTAAGAAAACCTTCGGACCTGTTTCCTGACGACTCAGGGCTAAGTCCTGGCGACTTTGTGATAATGCACAGCGGGGATGTGAACGTCTGGGACGGTGTTTTTTGGCACCTTTTACCGGGCAGATTTATAACGGTCAAAGAACTTAAAGAGTTTTTGGCTTATGCTGGTTCTGGCTGGCCGACAGACCCTGATGATGCCAGGAACGATTTGCGCGGGGTGTTGCCAGACGATTTTCTTGAGAGAATGCTCAAAGTGTGTGCTAGGATACAAGAGGAAAGAAAGAGGCTGGAGGTCCAGTCCAGCCCCGTTGCTCTCTCATGACAGCCCGGGCTACCGGGCTATAAATACCATAGCCTGTACTAGGGGACAAATGAATCCTGTGTCAAGGATCCAAATCATTCCCGGAGTTGGAGCGAGTTAAGACCTGTAACTACTTCTAAAATCCCGGAGTACCTAAAGGCCAGATTTGACCGGTGGTGGGGATAATGGGGCCTGAAGGCTCGGATGTGCTGCCAAACGAAATCGCCATACTGGGGCTACCGCTACTTTTAATCACAAACCAGCTCTGATCCGCATCCACGCCAGAGGTGTAACGCACCAGCTCCACGGTGTCTGACGTGGTGGTGGCAAAAAAGTCCAGATACTGCGTGCCAGTTGGCTGATCCGTCGCAGCATTCCATCCTGTTGCCGCATGCAACCGCACCCCATCGGCCGAGAACATAAACCAGTAGTAAGTCTTCCCATGCGTATTGGTCCCGCCGTAGGTGATTTCCAGCACGCGATTCTCAATGCCGCCATTTGCAAACGAGTCATACCAAGCTGTCATCAGCCCCGCGTCGATGAACGCATCGCGGAACAGATCGGCTAACTGCGCTGTAGTCCAGGTTGCTGCAGCGGTGTAGGTTTCCTCGGTGTAGGCCACAATTTAAGAAAAGAATAAAGTGAAAAAAGCGAGGGTTAGGTGTCAACCCCCTACCGCATAGACCCCGTAAGCAAGGATGCCGAAGACGAAATTTACCTCTGTGCTTATGGTGTCCATGTTAACAACTCTGATAAACACCGATCCCGCGCAAGACACCATTGGAATTGGCGAAAAGCTGATAAATCCTGGGGACTCCGTTGTTACAACTTCTGCGTATAAGCCTGTCCCGGCTGCTGGCAGTGTTCCGCCTGGGCTAGTTCGCGTATCAGCCGCCCTTGCGCTACTTGTGCTGTAGACGCGAATCCAAACTGGAGTTTCTGAGTACAGCGTTAGTATATTGAAAATCTGTGGCGATATCAGCGCAACATCTTCCACGCCGCCAGGGGCAAGATTTGCAGTAATGTGCTCAAGACTGTCAAGACTAAGAGGCTGAACACCTGGGAGCCACTTTTCTAGATAGTCATCATAAACAAGCGGCTGGTTATCAGATGGAGGATTTGTTGTAACATCTACATCTTCAAGGTCTGAAAGCTTTTTCGCGTTGCCGGTGTCAGTAGAAGTACAGTCTATGCGCTCACCACGTAAAAGAGATCTTACCTCTTCTTTTGTATAAAAATTGCTTACCCCGCCCAGATTAGGAGTGCAAGATTTTCCATAAATGTTGCTCATTTCCTAGGCCCTATACCGTCAAAGCTTTCAACTGGAACGCATATTAAATCGTTATCTTCAGACGAGAGAGATACCAGAGTCCTGTTGGGGCCGCATTTTATCACTTTCCCGCAAGTATTATCCTTGCCATTCTCCGAGCAAAATACTCTTGTCCAGAACTCGGGGTTGGGAGGCGAGACTTCAGAAACTATAGCGGTGCTAGTTATATACAAACAGCTATAATCACCACATTCAGTATCTATTTTCACAATTCCTTGCTCAATTGATCCCGACCAATAAGGATATCTTGTAATTATTTCTGATAGCAAAGATCTATCTGTTACTCGGATTCTGCAAACTTCTAGCCATTGATCGGGGTTGAAAGGGCCTAGCCCTTTGTCAATGTCATCAACCGCCTCGTATACAACAAGATAATCTCCATCCCCCTCGAACCATAGGACTCTGTCCCCTTGAAAATACCCAAAATCCGACTCAATTTTAACATCGCCCCACTCCCGATCAATATCGCCCCATGGGATGTTAATTTCTCCCCATTTTGTAAGGAACAAACCGGCCAAAGGATTGTATATAGGGTAGAGCAATAGCAGTTCTCGAGCGTCAACTCCGCACGTGTTAATATAAACTCCGTAGCAAGACGTGTCGGCGATTTCTATTTCACCTACAGCGTCTTGCTGACCCGTAGTTAGGCAGTTTCCTTGGCCAAAAAGCCTAGCCAAGTGTCAACGGAATTGGAAACTGTCCATCACGAACGTCATTTCGATCGTGCTGGGGGTACCGGAAGTCCTGTCAACTTGTCCGAAATTAAGCGAGGTAAACTGCGCGTCGGGCACGATAATTCTCCGCGTCCCAAGGGGGCGGGGATCTTCACCACAAGTTACAGGAGTAATGAAAACGGTTACGAATTCACACCCATGAGACTTCCAAAAATCCACAATATCGTAGTGGATTTGGGGGTCGAAAGGCACAGAGATAGTGGCTTCTTGGAGAGTTTTGACCCCCTTGAGCTGGTAAACGCGCTGGGTGATGCCGTCAGCGTACTGGGAAGTAGCTGCCGTATCTCTAATACCCGAAAACGAGGTGAAAAAGTGAGACCAGGGAGTGGCTTGTACCCAGAATTGAGACTGAGTCGAGGGGCGAATCTTAAGCATTATTATGCAAGAGTGGAATGGCTGTTGCCTAAACAGCTTTCAACTATTACATGAAGTAAGGAGCGAATGAAGACCAGTATCCTGTCTTTTCAGGATCAAGGACAACACATTCACGATGCAATACTGCCCTATTTAACCGGTAGGACTTACTGTAAATGCCGATAAGCGTGTTGATCTCGTCTTGCGAAAATTCCTCCTCGCGCATTATTTTCTGCTCGTAAGTCGTCATTTCAATCCGATAGTGATTAGCCGTTCCATAATGTTCGTTCGAACCGACACCAGGGATATTTCTCACCTCTTCGAGCAGGCGTTTTGTTGTGAAAACGATATCGCCGGGTGTAGTATGCTCGTCGATGTTAAGTTTGGACGTTTCGGAGTCCAGACCACTAATACCTGTGCTGATGCGTTCCCAGCCAACCTCGTCCAATCCACCCTGATTAAATCTTTCCGCAATTTTTTTAGATACCTTATCTCTGACCGTCTTGTCCTTAAGATCGCCGGACTCATCAAACTCGGAAAAGTCAAGGTTATCGGCAGACACGTAGTTGTTGCGCGAAACGAGTTGGCCGAGTGTCTTTTCGCCCATAACCAGAGGTTCCGGCTCGTCCTTTTTCTGGTGAACAATGCCCTTAGGAAAGGCTCCTGGTTGAGATTCCGACATTCCCGGCATCATTCCATCCATGCCGGGTACTTCGCCTTTTTCAAGAGACGGGATTTCAAGCTTGTCTCTGACCCAGTCCAAGTCAGAGATTTGGTATCCCAAGGCCTGGAGTTGTGACATTATCTGGACAACTTTTACCGGATCTTCGCGCTGTTCAAGGTCTTCGAAGTTCCGGCGCAGCCGGGGCACTGACGAGCCGGGATAGTTAAGTTCTACAATCCAACGTACAAGAGTAGCGTTTAACGTCTCGTCAATCTGCTCGCTGAACGCTTTCGCTTTGCGCATTCGAACACTGTCCGCCACGTTATCCCTAGCGTAGCTGCCGACTGATCCTGTGTCCTGTCCTACTGTCGACTCACCGTTAATAAGAAAAGAGATCTGCCTATCAATATAACTTATAATATTCTCGTACATTTCTGGTCTTCCTTCTCCCCCGCTTAGCCAATCGACATCCATTTCGTCTGGTATTACAATGGCGGTCTCTTGGCCAAGCCGTTGTAACGCGGTGAACAACGATTTAACCTCTTCCTCCGGGGTTCCGAGGCTGAATTTGCCTACTGCTGTTGGGGTTGTATGCTTATCTGCGTATTGAAGCCAGAAACTCATCAAAGTACGCCGGAATTCTACTAACGAATACAACTGACGCCCTAGTCCTGTACCATAAGGGTCCATGTTATTACTATACGCCCAGTGCCTGTGAATGACCATGCTGCGCATAGGGATCGGAAGGCCTTCTACAGGGGATTGTATAGTGATTACTCTAGGACTGATAGACCCGTCTTCATTCAGGACGAACTGGAACCGGCGCGGATCTCGTATCTTGATTTCGGCGGGGACAACGTAGCCCCCTTGACGCATCCAGCAAATCTCGCCAATACTTATACCGAGTATTAACGATTCGCACATTCCTCGTACGAAAGAGTCAAAGCCGGAGTTAGAAGTAGCGAGCATGTCGCGCCCCCTGGTCTGCCGGGTATTCGTCCCGAGGTGGTAGATAGTTTGACGTACGAATTCCGCGATTTCCTCGTCCTTGTCAGAGTCGGAAGCCGGAAACACTTCCCACTTGCGTTGTATAATCTCGCCAACAAGCTTCTCCCACGCACTTATAACCGCACTGTCATTAAACAGCCGGGTATAAGACTCGATGGCGCGTGGGCCGCCTCCACCCTCCTCGATAAGAATGTCGTCCCGCCTTGGAAGGATAGTTCCGGCTAAGACGGACGGAAGACCTCCCCACGTGTAAGGATCTGATAAATAACCTCCCACATTTCCCTGACTCAGGCTCAGGTTGTAGAGGCGGTCGTTATAGCCAGTTTTTACTATACGCTTTTTGTCGGTAGGCTGATCTGCCATTACAAAGATTTATTCTTCTTTCTAGCCTTCAACGAATTTTCAACCCCTAGGGTCTTTGGATTTAAACACAACATCCAGATTCATAATCGCATCGTACAACGCTTCTCGGTCCATGCCTCCTCGCTCGTACATGTCAATCACCTCTTCCGCGCCGTCTAGATATACGCCAGAACTCCCGTCGGTCAAGATGTTTATGCCGTCCACGCCTTTTGCGCGACTCTCATTCTCGTCTGAATGCTTCTTAGATCTTTTTGCCATTGTTTCAGGTACTCCGGTAAGTGTTGGTGGCAGCTTTGTTTCCAATTAGCGTGACTGGAAAACTCGCTGGGGGGGTTATCAGGAAAATTCTTCCTCAAAAGCTTTACACCAGCCTCAACAAAGTTTTCGTTGCAGTTGCCATAAGCTTCTTCGAGAAGGTCGAGTTCGATATACGGGTAGTGTTTTGCAAATTCTGTAAACAAGGGTGAGTGGATAATCCGTTTGGATTCTGTAACCGTCAAGGAGTTTATTTTATCTTGTACGATTCGGGAATCGAAGTCGGGGATCAGAGAAATCGCGTCAAGGACTTTGCCCGGGCCGTGCTCGTCGATCAAATCTGCAAATATCCTGTTAACAGCGGTCAAAGATACTTTGGCATCTTTGGCTTCCGGCCAACGCTCAAGCCGTTTACCACACCAGGATATTGATATAAGGTCGGAGTACAAGTCCGGGATTTCAATCCCGGGTAAGGTTGAAGTGTATTCTTTGGCGCCTTTGCGGACGCTGCTTAAGGCGATAAGTCCTTGTTCCTTGGGTTGGCATTGTCCGTGCGAGGTTTCTGAATTGAAGTCGGAGACCCCGGACTCCTCCTGCTTAAGACTCCTGCTCAGGAGCAGCATTTCCTTCTGGTGACGGTGGGTCTCCAGCGTCTTCCACTTGTCGTGTGCGATTAGTTCTCGGATGATCTCCAGATCCACGGAGGTTTTGTTTTACAATGCCGACAATGTCCTTGTACGACCAGCAATATTCTACCGCGCTCAGGGAGCCCGGGGGGATCCGGCCCGAGTCGACCCCACGGTACATAAGGGCACCCAGCTCGGTCTGCAACGCTTTGCCAGGCTCGTCGTAAACCGCTAGCTTGAGGGCTTTGTCCAGGGCGAGGTGGAGGTAGGCCAGGGTGACGTGATCGTACCCGCAGAAGATGGTGTAGTCGGCCTGCGGCAGCGCTTTGAACCCACTTGTCAAAGTGCAAGTTTTCACGTCAACACCTTCAATCTCTTTCAAAACACCTTCGAGGTGTTGAATCATTTTACCAAGGCTGGGCTCTAGGCGAGTTTTTTCCGTAAACAGCAAGGAGACTTTGTATGTCATAGGATTAATATAATCTCACTAAGGACTTTCAACGGTTTTTCGTTGAAAGCTCGGGAGAAGAGCGTAGAGTCTTGACGATTACAGTCAGAGAGAAGGTTGATGCTATTGTTTCCCGTGCCTTTGACCGGTACGGCTACTTCAGCCCGAACATTAATAGAGATAAGTTCTTTGATATTTGCGTAGAAATTGTTCTTGACGTAAGCGATTTAATTGACTCTGGGAAAATCCCCAACGCGAAACTTTTAAAAGGTGAGATTGTAAGGTCGTTGTACGCGTTAGACTTTGATAGGGATAAAATTTCCTCCATAATAAGTTATGTTTTTGATGAAATAGTTAAAGAGACAAGCCTTGTCAGGGAATACAGGACTTATGAAAAACTTGTACTAGAGGCGGTTGAAGACTATAAATCGCTTTTTAGGACGGGAATAGTAGAGTATTTGAATGGACTAGAGCAATATCGAGTTTCCGGCCTGATAACAAGGCCGAGGAATAAAAAGTTTTTCCCCGTTCGCGAAAGCTTTGAGAATTCCCGCCTTAAAGATAAGTTTTCCACCGTTTTCAGCTCCAGATTAAAAGATAAGACGGATGCGATAACCCGTGCGGTATTTGAGATTAATAATATTACTTCCGATTCAGACGTTTTAGATTACGAGCTACCCGGCGACATTGATACCGACTTGTTGACAGCTACTTTTTTCGGAGGTGGCAAGAAAATATATCAAGATGTTGTTAACTTGTTTAATATTGGTAGTGAATTTGGAGGGTATCAGGGGTCGTTTTCCGGGGCTGTCGATTACCAGTCCCGGTACTACGGATACGTGATGGCTGTCTCGTATGGGAGAAAGACGGAATTTCTGAACGAGGAATTTGGGGACTTTGAAAAAGTCTTCGAACAGCGAACTTTGCAAAATAACGAGATACCGGGGCTTAAGTTCTTAGAGCCGATGTTCAGGTTCAAAGATGGTAACAGTACAAATCCTTTGGTAGACAAGTTCAAAGATGGAGTCAAAGATCGATATGTTGCCGGGGTTATAAACGAAAATGAAGTCGATTTTGTAAAACTTACCCTCGAATCTATTTACATATCTTGTCTTAAGGTCGGCAATTCGATCTACGATAAAAGTTCTTTGCAAATGGATATATTGTCCAGGGTATTTCCATCTTCCCCCGCTTTGTACAAGTCGGATAGGGGGATTACTGGGGGAATATATACCCTGCTGTCCGGACACATCAGCCTTTCAACTTTACTCGGCCCGGGAAACATCCCCGACTACCCTGTTACCGACGCGTTTAAACGTATAAAGCAAGAAGTCGATTCTTTGATCGATAGCTTTAAAACGACCGGATTCAAACCGGGGGGATATGTTCCCTCGCTCGAATTAAATTACCACGAGCCGAGAAAATCTTTGATAAGAGATAGGATCAAATCGCTGGGTTTTACAGAAGTGGAAATCGATAAAATAATGTCGGCGAACAACTTCTCCGAGCTGTTAAATTCTCTAGCACCGTTGACCGATTCGAACGATGTTATTTCATTTTTCCGGGCATTCGACCTTACTAAGTTAGTGTATGAATTTGGCGGGCAAAATGCCATTGACGAGTATATTAACTTTTTGTACGGCAAAGATGAGCAGCAATCTTTAATCCGGTTGTTGGGATTTTTAGATGTAAACCGCACGCAAAGATCGGTAATCGCTGGAAGTAAATATCCCAAACTTATAGGGTATTTGATAAGTTTGACTTATGCTGTAGACCCTGAACAGCTCCAGATATTCAACGAGTTTCTTAAAGACAATCAGCTTAGCCTTCTCGAATCTGTATCAAAACTTATAGAACAAGGCCAGAGCAATGTAATCCTTCCAAAAGAAAAGGTTTCTTTGCTGTCTGGAATGGTGGCGCAGATGGTTGTAAGCGATAACTCTGGATATGAGAATCAGAAACCGACATGGAACTCTCTTATTGAGCAATCGGCGGGTAATTCCGGCCCAAGCGTTAGAGGTATGTACAAGGAGAGAGAGGGAATTACGCCAACAGAGTTGTACGACATTCTTAATAATCCTAGTGCGACCTCGCCCCTAGGGGTTATGCTTGACGGGGTGAGAGGGGGTCGGCTCACATCCATTCTCAGGTACTGCAACATCTTCGGACTTTTGTACTCGTTGTCCGATTATCGGAATTCTTACCAGTTAATGAACGAACCGGCAGAAAGGTATGAAAAACTGCTTGAACTGGTGTCGAACCTGGAGACTCTTTCTGATAATCTCGAACTGGGATCTTTAGTCCTAGAAAATAGAGAAAATTTTCAAGCAGACTTCTCTGATCCGCTGGTACAAGTACAAGGCAAGGTGTTCGAGGCGGTTGTTGATGTTGTGTCAGGTGGGGATGGGTCTCAATTCGCTCTTGCCGAGCCACCTGGTACAGGAAACTCTCGCCTCCCTAACGGTGTCAGAATAGATAACTCTTTGACTCCTGAAGAGGCGTCGGTACTGGTGGTTAGCAGTCCGGGTGCAGGATCGCAACAACCAGCATTAGGTGTAGATTCCGGCTCGTATATAAGGCTTTCGTTGTCAAACATCCTTTCACAAGGAGTTATTTTCGAGCAGGATTTGAATCCCGGTCAAGCCTTTGAACAGGATACGAGTCTTCCTGGCAAAGATAAATCTTTACAAGTGCAAGTCTATGAAAAAGGTAATACGATTTTACGAGCAAGAAGTAAATTTGACCCTGTAGAGTCTTGTAAAAGGTTCGGAGGTGCGGATTGCGACCAGCTTGGTGTTGACAAGTGTGAAGGAAGCGGCTATAACAAATCTTTTTATCCTGAAACCGGATACGGTACCGAATCGCCCATTCCCGGTATTTTGATAGACAGACCGTTGGGCCGTGGGTTAACTGTTGAAATTGTCCCAGACAACATAGTAAAAAGTGATACAAATTACTACTACTCTTTACAAGGTATTACGGAGCTTTCCCGGTCCCCTGTTTTCAAAGACAACGAGATGCTTTGCTCGTCTATCAAAGATCCGTTTGAATACAGCGCCTGCATCTCTATGCTTAAGTGTAAAAGGTTTAGTCCCCCGTATCGGGGTAAATATTTCTTTGAGTTCTGCCCGAGATCATTGTTTGGCGGGAGATTGGCACCATGATCTTAGGGTATTGTAAACTTGGCGACGGAAATGCCAAACTTCTCGAATTCGGTAAAGGCAAAGAGTTTAATTATGTCAGAGGACAAGAAATTGTAAACGCAGAGATTAAGCGTCAGCTTAAGGATTCAATTGAGATAGGTATTGATTCGAAATCGTCGGGCATTGAAAGGTTAAAAATCACAAACCAGTCTTTGTTGACATGGGATGATCATTGGATTGATAGCAATAGCGGGAAAATTGTAGATCCAGAGATTCAAGAACTGGTTTTAAGCCAGAATGACCTGGTGTATGTTAATATTAATACCCCCCGCCCATCACTTGAGATCTTGGATCTCAGGGGCAATAAAGGCTTAAAAGTGTTGCATTTGCACGAATGCTTTAATCTTGAAACTTTAGATGTTTCGCAATGCCAAGCGCTGGAGAATGTGTCTCTAGGGGTGAACAAAAACATTCAAACTTTAAATGCTAAAGATTGCAATATGACATCGAGTGCGATGGAACAGTTGTTAAGAGATTTTACTCCGGTAATAACAGCGAGTTCGAATAGCAGGGGTGCGGGGGCGTTTCGTTCGCCACATAACACACTGCTCGATTTGCGCGGAAATATGATCGACTGGTCGAATAGGCGTATTGCCAGCAAAATAAGAATGCTCGTCACTAATAACTGGGTAGTTAAGTGGAGTAATAATCCTCCCGCCGAAATAGTACCACCCCAACTGTACGCTCGATTCGTTGAAAGCCGAATAGAGATATCGGAATTCAAATAGTGGCGGATTTACGCACCAGGTTCATTGAGGATTATGCCGGGGGCTTGCTTAATATCGCGAGGCAGGAACTTTCTAGTACGGGCGAGGTACTAGCGCAGGACGGTTTCCCTGAGACAGGGAGTTTGTTTGTTGAAGATGGTAGAGGGGTAAAGTCTGGAATCAGACTTGGGTCGGGTCTGGCCGAGTGTGTCGATCCTATGACCGAGACGGGTATCTTAAATGTAAGAAGTGCGGATAGGACTTATGCCAAAATACGCGAACTTAAGATATTCGCAACGGCAATCGCCTCGTCTCAAGCGGCATTGAGCGAGTCGGTAGCAGAATCTGCTCAGAATCTGGAATCCGCCTTTGAGACGCTGGAAAGTGAGTTTGAAAGGCTGAGTGTTGGTGTTTCGGGAGAAGTTGAAATAGTCAACACATCTTTGGGCTTGAGAATCTCAAGTGTCGAGCAAAGTGTTGAAATCCTAACAAACCAGATTTCGCAACTTGAGCAGGGAGCGGCACCCGAGCCGGATCAGGACAGAGTTGTAATTCTCGAGCAAAGTACAGGGCCGATAAATGATCAAGACTCGTTCGAACTCGATCTTAACTCGGCCAGGTATTTTGGTCTTTTATCAATCGAGACGAGTGTCCCAGCTTGGATTACTGTTTATACAGATAGGGCGGCCAGGGCCAGAGATAATAGAGAGGGGGCGGGTTCTGGACCTGGTGTGATTGCCGATGCGGTCACAACTGCTCAAAACTTTCAAGTCGATTATTTACCACTGGTGGTGGGATATTCGGAAAACGGCATTCTCAGGGTTCGGGTGGTGAATCAGTCGGGTAGCAGGAACAAGGTTAACGTCAAGCTACGGCATATCCGCCTCTAAAGTGTCTATTAGCCAGCATATTGTTTCCAGCCCGAGTCTAATGACTACGACGGGTTGTGTTTTGGTAAATACGTAAAACAATATTCCTTCTTGCCTTTCTTGTTGCTCAGGGAACAGCGTTCTGAACGTTTTGTCATGAATATCCTCACCCCCCAGCATTTCGTACACGCTGTCGGGGTCAAAAACCCACATCACATTCGAGCGGTCTTTAGTGGCAACGTAAAGCGCGAAAGGTGTGCGATTATCGGCAATATACCTCAACGATTCAAGCACACCTTCCTTGTCGCCAGTCTTGTTCAAGGACTGGGCGAGTATTTGTTTTTCTTCGGGCGTGTTAATTGACACGGTAAGAACGGGCCTTTGAATTAAGGCCTAGTCGAGAGTAGATCTGCCTTGTCATGGACAAGGCGAGTTTTCTATCTTTCTCGGTTAGAAAGATCACGCCGGACTTAAATGCCGGTTTATCTGAGTCTTTTGCAGGAGGAGCAGCCTCCGGCTCGGATTTGAAATCCGGCACTTTGTTGAGGGGGTGAGACTTCTCTAAGGGGGGAGTTTCCCGCGCTTGCATTTCTTCTGGCCCACTCTCGCCAGGCTGCGATTTGCGACTTTGAGAACGAGTTTCCGCCATTTGACATTTTAGGTGGTGGGCTGGTGCTAATTGGCTTTCAACGCCTCGTAACCTCGGGTCATCGGTTTGCCCCCCCCAGAGGAGGATCGGTTGGGGTTGAGAGCTGACCTACGGCTTACGGCTGCACCAGGTCAAACACCAGCCAAGCGCAGACGACCGCGACGACCAGCGCCACCGGTAAAGGCACGGCACTCAGCAGCCAGATCAGCAGGCCGGCCACCAGTGCAACGGCAGTGGTGAAGCGGATCAGGTAGGGCATCACTCGACCCATCCAATTCGCAGCAGCGCCACCAGTAGCACCGCAACGGCAACGCTGGCTGGGGCCATCATCGCGGCGATCATTGCGACATCACAGGTCATGGGATAGCAGCTCCGAACGTGTTGATCAGTGTGGTGAGTAGGAGTAGGAGGGTGGTCATCGAGGCCGGGACACTACGGGGCACTCAGGCCGTCAATGAATCGCTGCGGCAGGTCGTAGCCGCTGGACATGCTGATCAAGTGTTGCTGCAGGTCGGAGGGGATCATCTCGGCGGCCAGGCCCAGCCCCCACGCCTCTAGAAATGTGCGCACGTCACCTTGTGCGGCTTGACCGAGGCCCACTCCGATCATCAGGTGCAGCACGGGGGCAGCCTGAGCGATGGCGGCGACGAACTGGTTAATCGCTGGATCAGCAGCAAGCGCAGCGCCAAACTCCAGCCACTTGCCAGCGGTGGCGCCATTGATACCGAAATACGATTCGGCCTCTGATTGGCTGTTGAACCAAGACCAGCCGTTGACAGGAAATGCAATTGTTACGTGATTCTCGGCCAGCAGGGTGTAGTTGGGTGCATACACGCTGGTCGCCGCGTAGCTGAGCAGCTCGCGGTCGAACTTGTAAAAGCCAGGATTTATGGTCATGCCGTCACCGTCCATCCTTTGGCCGTGGCAATGGTTGGGTTGTAGCCAGCCTCATTGATGCCGTAGTTTCCCGTGACCGTAATAATCTGGCCGGTGACAGTAGGCAGCCCGGCAAAGATCTCGTTGAGTGCGACAGCGGATAAGCGTTGGTTGGCGACGGAGAATGTAAATCGCTGCCCGGTGGCTTGAATACGGGCGAGCCCGCCAGCGATGTAGATGTTGGCGAAATTAGCCGATGACGATACGCCTGATGTGTCCATCGGCGGTATCGTTTGCAGGCTGGAGCAGTTCTGAAACATGCCGCTCATGTTCGTTACTGCTGCAACGCTGTCAGGGAATGGCGGTATCGTTTGCAGGCTGGAGCAGCCAAAGAACATGCTGCTCATGGTCGTTACTGCTGCAACGCTGCCCGGGAATGGCGGTATTGTTTGCAGGCTGGAGCAGCTTTGGAACATGAAGCTCATGTTCGTTACTGCTGCAACGCTTTCTGGGAATGGCGGTATCGTTTGCAGGCTGGAGCAGCCAAGGAACATGTTGTTCATGATCGTTACTGCTGCAACGCTGCCCGGGAATGGCGGTATCGTTTGCAGGCTGGTGCAGCCCTGAAACATGCTGCTCATGGTCGTTACTGCTGCAACGCTTCCTGGGAATGGCGGTATCGTTTGCAGGCTGGAGCAGCCAAAGAACATGTTGGTCATGTTCGTTACTGCTGCAACGCTGCCCGGGAATGGCGGTATTGTTTGCAGGCTGGAGCAGCCAAAGAACATGCTAATCATGTTCGTTACTGCTGCAACGCTTCCTGGGAATGGCGGTATCGTTTGCAGGCTGGAGCAGCTCTGAAACATGCTGCTCATGGTCGTTACTGCTGCAACGCTTCCAGGGAATGGCGGTATCGTTTGCAGGCTGAAGCAGTTCTGAAACATGCTGCCCATATTTGTTACCGCCGTTGCACTAGGCAAACTCGGCAACGATTGCAAACTGCGGCAACCATTAAAGAGCTCAGCCATCGAAGTCAACGCACCAACCGCCACAATGTTGATGCGCTCAATTAACGCATGAACAACAGTCGTTGTACCACCAATCGTTAAGTTGGCGCCGCTGACTTGCGGAATGGCCATTACTAGATCTAGCCAGCCGGTCGGATAGTTATTTACCAGCCCTGTTTGACCGTGCTTCTGAAAAAAGTTCACCAACGTCATGTTTTGCCCTGCCTGCGGTGTGATCGTCACCACGGCCACTTTGTACGGCAGCAGCGTGGCTGAGCCATCCGTGCCGGTTAGATCAACAGCGCTACCGCCAATAGTTTCGGCAATCTGAAAACTGTTGGCCGCTGCGTTGATGACGTAGTACAGCCGACCGGCAACGATGCCGGTTGTATTCACCAGGTTGTAGAACCTAATGCCAGCACCATTGCTCAGGCCGTGCGCAGTGCGATTGACGACATTTGTAGCAACGGCGAACGTTACTGGCGCATCAGTGCCAGCAAGCTGCGGGTCGTTGAAGTCAAACTGATAATCTGCGCGGGTATTGCTCGCATAATTTGTCACCGTACCATCGCCATAATCAATCGTATAGGCGCCCTGCGCAAGGAACGCAACGAAGTTGCCGCCAGGGCCGGTGCCATCACCAGGCCACACCGCATGTAGCCCTACAATCCTTTGCTCTGCTGCACCAGGCTCCGTCAGCGCCGGCCACGCTGGATTGCGCACCCACTCAGCAGTAACAGCACCACCATCACCGCCAGCAACCAGCGTGCTGCCTAAATAGATTTTTCCCGTTGTAGTTGGCATCAGCTTGTGATCACGTAAAGAGTGGTAGCGCTAGGCGTTGCGATGGCGTCGTATTCAGCCTGCGTGAGGCTGATGATGTTGGTCACGGCGTCGGCTCCGGTGATGCCGGTCGGGTCGGATAGCACAACGGGGGGCAATCCCGACAGGCTGCTGTAGGCGATCTGCGCCCCATCGCCGCCGTTGTGGTCGTGACTGTTGCCGTTGGTCACACCCTGCGCGGCAGGGGCGAAGTCGCCGGGAGTCAGAAAAATAGCCATCAGACGTACTCCGTGACTTGAGCAGCACCATTAGCACTGGCCCAGATGCCGTAGATAGCATTCGGAACAATGCACTGCTGATCGAGCAGCAAGAAGGCCCCGGCAGGTACTTCAATAAAGCAGTTTGCTGTTGTTGCCGGATTGGTAAAGCTCAAATACAGCTTTCTGGTGCTGATATTGCTGATCGAGAATCCTTTGCGGTTGGCGTTTGCCGCAAGGATCGTTACGCTGCTGGCGCTGCTGGCCACACTTGTCGTGGTGGGAGTGCGAACGGGTACGGAAGTCTCGATCGGACCTTCTGTTTCTTCGACCGAGACTTTAAGATTTCCGCCTGCCGTGCAATGAATATCGGTAAAATCACCATTCGGTTTCATTGCGGCCAGGACCGCCTTCACCAGTTCCGCATCTTTCTCCGCGCTGATTACATCGCCAATGCGATGGCTAGAGGACTTGGTATATCCCTGTCGATAGAGTGTCTGTACTCTCGTGAAAGTAGAGGCGACAGCACCGTTGACAAACCGAACGCGGAAATAACGCCCACTAGGGGCCATGGAAAAGCTTTCCAGTCCTTCAGCCGCTTTGTAGCTGTAGGACTCCATGACCTGCCAATTAGTGCCGTCTAACGACGCTTCGAACACAAGCCCGCCAGTGGCAGAATCCCGGTCCGAGAATACACACACCGTTACCGTGCCATATTCAAGGATTTCGTCTCCGGCTCCACTAGCGTTCCAATTCTGGTTAGGGGAGAGACCTCCCGACGTCTTACTATTGTTAACACTTACTAGGTACGGGAGTTGAACAGGGACCGGGTTGTCAGACTCATTACTAATTTCTACTGCCGATCCGACTTCTACAGTAATCCCATCTCCCGTCAACGGATCAACTACATTTCCCTCGCTGTCAGCGAGCTGAATGACCTGGAACGTCCTCCCGCCAGCAATATTCAGCGCTTCGTCGTTAATCTGGCCTGGATTATTATAATTAGGGACCATTAACTCGACATCTCATGTATTATACTATTTAGCTTTCACCGCACCCGGGAATGTCTTTTAAATTCTGGCGTTCAAGCAGATTAGTTGCCAGATCAGTAGGGAGTAAATACTCGCCCTCTTCCGTCCATTTCTGCCATCCCCATACATCTTCGTTGCATGTGCCGTGCGGGATTTGTTGTGCTGAGTCAGCCGCATTAGCACGTAAATTGCGTAACGGGCCGGGATTTACTCTGTTCCGATTGCGTAGATATTCCGCCTGACTCAGCATCTGCCTTGTCAGACTCGAGGCTTGCGTCTCCCTCGAGCGATAATCAGAATTTTGACGTACCCCAACCCACCTCAGGTACGGATTTATTTGAACCGCCATTTGACAACGACAAGCTTATCCTACCCAAAGCTTTCAACTTTTTACAGTTGGCGAAAAAACCGTTTAAAGACTTTTAGCCCGCACTTGTAAAAATGGCTTTGAGTTCTAAGACAATTAGAGAGATCGAGACGTCGGTTAATGACGGTCTTGACGAATTTGACTTCGGTCCTGCTGAAATCATCTCGGTGGAAATCGCGCCGGGTAAATTCCTGTCTCTGCACGAGCCGTCCGCCGAAGACTTGATTGAAATTACTTCCATCTCGAATGATGAGAAACTTGATGAGATCCAGGCGACTCTGAAAACGATTTGCATCTTGCATAGTCCGGAGAACGGAGGTAGAAAACTCACCCTTAAGGATGCGAAACGTCTTCGCGCAAAACAAATCCGTCTCCTGGGCGAGGCGATTAACCAACTTCTGGGGGCGGATGACAAAGATATGAAAAGTGACGGTACAGGAGAGTTATGATTATACCGTTACTTGTTTAGACGAGGTGGGTAACGAGATAGTGTTTCGCGATGCGACAGGCGCGGACATCGAATTCTTTGACTATTTGTTATCGGATGACGGCAAAACTTTAAGCGCGGATTCCCTGGTCAAAGTGCTCAACCTTCTCAAGGTGTCAGAGTCTCCGACACGTATATCGCAACTTACCCCCCGCGCTATCCGCGCCTTGTACAAGGCGATATCAAATACCATTCTAGTTAACTACTTGGACAAAGAGTCCTGGCTCAGGCAATGCTATTCCATTCAAAACGGCTCGTTTCAAAATGTATCGGAAATGGAAAAAATCCCCCTGTCCAAGTTTGCCGCCATGTGCCTTATCCATAAAGAGGCGATGGATCAAATGAATAATCCACAAGGAAATGCAGAAGAACCCGTCAGTCCACAAGTTTAGCGCAGATGCTACGCCCGAAGAATTCTTGCACATGGCGTTAATATTATACGCGGTGTGTTTGAAGGCTGATATTACTGAGCTTAACCGGTTTGTGGTATCCACTTCTAAGGTGATTGATTCAGAAGATTTTAATAAACTTGTACGCAGAGTGAGCAAGATGTTAGGCAAGAAACAGATCTTGAATGGTGAAGTTTTTTGTTCGGACTGGCTTGTGAACTCGTTATACGAATTATATCAGGGCATGGGAGTTGCAAATTAGGTGCAGGTAGTTGAAAGCTTAGTGATAAGTCTGTCAAAACGGAGAATTTGACCTTGGCAACTTCGATTACAGTCAATGCGGCTAACCTTAACCGGCCAGGGGTTTTTATCGCCCAGTCGGTGACCGGAGGTCTTCCGCAACCCATTGCGACCCATGCGGTCGGTTATTTGTTCGGTACGACCCCGGCCGAAGAGTATTACGGCGACAATGCAGAGGGAATCTACTCGTCCTTCCTGCCTTACACCCCGACTCAAGTCGCGTCGGCACAGGACTTTTTGAATCAGATTGGTGGATCAGCTCCTACCGGCAGTCGCGGCGCACTCACTACCTACGACTCGGTCAAAGCGTACTTCGACAACGTAGGTGTTAATGGAATTCTTTACTTTACACGAGTAACCCCGACGCCCGAGACGGTTATCGACCTGCAACCGAGTAGCGCTGGTGCGGGGTATAACGCCTTCGCGTTGAAGGTGAATGGCCGTTATTTCGGTACGCCTATTGGTGTTCCGGACGACGATGGTGATGAAATCAAAGTCATTACCACGACCGGTATTGACAAACTGGATAATGCTCGCGATCTGTACGAGTATTTGTCTAGTGGTAACTCGGACAGCTTCTCCGACTTCTATCGGGTCGAGCAGACTGCGGACGAAGCGCTGTTGGGCAGATTCCGCATTTTCGCCCGGGACAACTCGGTGTTGCCGGAGGTTGACGATTTCTTTGCCTATAACATCAGTGATACGCAATATGCGACTAAGCTCTCGCTGAACACTGCCGATATCATCAAGGTGTACACTTCGGTCAAAGAGGTTAATTTCCGTTGTAACAGCCGCGACATCGCCACTGGCGAACCTGTTCTTTATGTGGACGGTTCGGCCCTGAGCTTGTTTGTTGCCGCCGCGAATAGCGACACCCCCGGCACTTATGATATGACCGATGCGGATGACAAGTCCTCCGCGCTTAAGGATTTCCTGGCCGATCAGGGTATTTATGCCAGTGTACCTAACGGCAAGATCGTTGCTATTAGCAAGGACTTTACGTCCGGTGTAGGGTCGGGTGATAAATGGCCCGATGCCGATGCCGCGTACTGGACTTACTCCACCTCAACCAGTAAGTTCACTAAGCTTGTGTCCGGCCTGAATGCTGTTGTCCCTACAGGGACTATCAGTGCCGGTGTGCGAAGCGGTTATCTGCCCGACTCGGTGCAAGTGTTTTACATTCGCGTGGCGGGTGAGAATCGCGCACTGATTGTTAACGGTGCGGATCCGGATGAACTTGCAGAAAATCTCCGCGACGAGATCATCTCTATCCTGCAGGAGAAAGATCTTGACCAATATTATAATGTCGAAGCGGTTTCTACCGGCTCTGAGTACTCGGCAGGTGTCTACGCACCGAACAACGGATATCGGGTGATTAATAATCTCGTGTCGAGTCACGGCTCGCCCTTTATCCGTCCGGATATCAATGATATCGAACTGACGGGGACTGTTGCCGTTGCCGGTGGCAATGTCACTGGTGTCGGAACTTTGTTCACACAAGAACTCGGTGTGGGGAGTGTGCTTGTGGCTGGTGGAACTCGGTTCACCGTAACCACGCTTACTAGCAACACCGCAATAGTGGTGACTCCGGCCACCGTCACCGTGACCGCCGGTACCAAAGCCTATGTTGATAAATCGTTTGCCAACGGCTTCTTCTCGCACGACTACATTCTTAAGGTAAAGATTACCTCCAAAAATGGGATTGTAAGCCCGGTACTTTCGGGGACTAATCGCCAAGGGCTTATTGACGAGAATGTGGTCAAGCTGACGTCTATTGATGAGAACGTAGGCTACGCGTCTTACAAAATGTCCGCCCAAGCCAAAGCTCAAGACTTTGTATATGCCATTGAAAAAGGTATGGGCGGTGAGTACTACGCTCCCGGGTTCTTGTTTGCCCCTGAGGCATATAGAGAGCTTGCGTATGGGGCAGGCTCGGACCTCGCATCCAAGAGCGATGCGGCTGGCGAACGCCTGAAGGTCACACAGACGCTTGTGGCGGCTGCCGAAGGGCGTTTCGGCACCACCGAAGGTATTACAAACACCCAGCATATGGCGTTGATCGATTGCGGGGGGGATATTGAAAACGTGTCCGAAGCGCAAGATGAACTCAGCCTTATTAAGCGTGTCGTGGGCGTTCCCTTCGGGCATGCCGCTTACTTTGCACCGTACCTTCGTAATACGGACGATCGCTTCGTGCCCGCAAGCGGTTACGTGGCCGGTATCGCGTCCAGTCGTTACATCAACGAAGGATTCCAGCAGCCCCCTGCCGGTTCTCGTTACCCGCTGCGCGGCGTAAACGATGTCAAATTCAAAATCAGTGCTCAGCAGCAAGAAGTTACTTACGCCTTGGGTCTTAATCCAATCCGTTCGCTTCCTAACCGTGGAATTGTGGTCTGGGGTTCTCGAACTCTGTCCAGTTCTCCGCTGTTCCGCTTCGTCAATACCCGCGTAATCCTCAACGCGTTGATTGATGTTATGAATCGCAGCTTTGATGACATTCTCTTCGAGAGTATTGACTCTGCCGGTACGGTGTACAGCAAAGTAAGTTCGATTGCGACACAAGTCCTAAACCAGTTCTATAACCAGGGCGCGTTATTTGGCTCTGTACCCGAGCAAGCTTATCTCGTGGTTTGTGGTGATTCTAATAACTCTCCCGAACTTCTCGAGCAGGGTACTGTTCGAATGGATGCTTATGTCGCGACAAGCCCGACCCTTGAAAGGCTTGCTATTACGATTGTTCGCACGCCGCTTGGTCAGGTATCTCTCCTGAGCGATTCGTTCAGCCGGAACGGTGAAAGGTTCGACGCCTTCTTACGGGCGACCAACCTAGGCGTGTAAAGCAAAGTATATGGCCAGACGTTTTAAAGGTCAGTTAGGGGGTGAAGAGGTTTTAAACGCCTCTTCCCCTTTGACAGAACAACAACCCAAACGGGTTGTTTATGTCGAGCTGTTCAGGTCCGGACCGCAGATTAGTTCTACGGGCCAGAAAATGGTATTTGAGGAGGGAGATCTTGATCAGGTTGTCACTAGCTACAACCCGAACAAGCACGAAGCTCCTTTAATTATCGGACATGAGCAAGATGACGCGACCCCGGCCCTTGGCTGGGTTCGTGAAGTCTGGCGCAAAGGTAAGTCGCTTTGGGGCAAGGTCGAACTTACCCCCAAAGCTGAAAGGCTTATTCGTGACGGCGTCTTTAAAAAGGTAAGTAGCTCGTTCTATTTGCCCGACGCTGACACCAACCCCGCTCCGGGCAGTCTATGCCTGCGCCACCTCGGACTTGTGTCCATCCCAGCGGTGAAAGGTCTTACAGCCTTTTCCGAAACTAACCCCGAAGGCTCGATCACAATAACTCCAAGGGAGTCTTCTATTTCATTCCAGGAAACTTTTTCTACTATGGCTAAAAGAAAAACCGAAGCCCCCCAACAGCAGGTTGTTGACCACGCCGACGGGAAAGGCATGACGATTAATGTGAACATCAATGGGATGGGGCAAGCGGATACCGCGCCCACTGAAGTTGATGACAGCGGTATTGCTACTCAGGCGAGTGGCTCGCCCGCTCCTTATGACATGGAGTATGCGGACGGTATGCTGCCCGAAACTCCTATGCCCGGTAGCGCTGACCCCAGCCTCCAACGAACAGACATGGTCGAAGGGCCTGATGGTGAGGAGATGGGCGATGAAGGTGATGGTGAAGGTGAGCCGTTGCCCGAGGATGGCGAAGGCCCGGGTGGTGAGGAAGGCGAGGGTGATATGCCACCCGCCGAAGGCGCCGATGTCGAAGACATGTCTGGTGATGATGACGAGCAAGTTGCCTCCGAACTCGCTTCTCAATACACCGAAGAACAACTGATCATGGCGCTGTATCAGCTTGCTCAGGGCTCGCAAGAGATGGGCGAAGGGATGATGCCCGGTTACTCTGAATCTAAAGATCCAGAGGATAGTGTTGCCGAGTTTTCTGAGACGAAGTCTCAGGATCCGCTCGCCGAGAAAGTCGCCCAACTGGAAGAAGAGCTTGCTGCTCAGAGGCGGCTTATGCGCCAGAAGGAGATTACAGATTTCTGTGAAAACCTTTACGAGAAGGGACAACTTACCGAGCAAGTCGTGCCGATTAACGACTTGTCCCGGTTCATGGAAACCTTGAATTCCAAGAACAACGTCAACTTTAGCGAGGCGGGCAAAGCTACTCAATTCGACTTCATGAAGTCGATGCTTGAGAAACTCCCGGCCATGGTCTCGTTCGAAGAAGTAGCGCCTGCCGCTACAGCGCCTAAAAAGCCTAAGGCTCCTCGCCCCAGCGCTGACGGCTATGTGTTCGATCAGCGTAATGCCGAGATCCATGCCAAGGCAGTGGAATACTCGGAAAAGAATGGCACGGACTACATGTCCGCCATCAAATTCGTCCTCAATAACGAGGACTGATCACGTATCGGTGTAACACGGGGGCTTACGCCCCCGATAGATATTCAAAAAAGTAAAATATATTTACTTAATATCTATACCCCAGGTTACATAAACCGAAACCAATTGTCTAATAACCCCCTAACTTAAGGAGATTAAAATACATGGCGAAAGATCCTCGCTATATGTCGTTTGATCACCAGTATGTCGAGACCGTGACTGTCACTAACAGTACCGCCCTCACTAATGGTATTGAACGTTGTCGTTTTGTTAAGCGCGATGGCGCTTACCCCTCTGCTGGTGGCTATGCCGCTGGCGTGAACATCTTTAAGCTTTATGGCCAAGGTGTTCTTTCTGAAAAAGGCTATCAAGTTGAAGATGCAACTCTTACTCAACTGACTGGTACCCTTGGCATCGCTACCACCGGAGTTATGACCGGTGTTACTACTGAGTTTGAGACTGAACTCGAAGTCGGTACCACGATCCAAGTAGGCGGTCAGCTCTTCCGAGTGATGAGCATCGCTAGTGACCTTAGTGCGACTGTGGCTCCTGCCCCGGCAACCGCTGTTTCCACTGGCACCAGCGCCTTTATCTGGCCTGGCACCTACGAAGGTCAAAGCAATCCTTCGACTACCCCCCGCAAGCCTGGTGTCTTCCCCTATCAGTCCCTGATGAGTGTTGTGACTACCGGTATCGCCATTGTGGAAGTGGATTCGACCTCTACTTTTGCTGTGGATAGTGCGGTGTACTCGACTACTTCCGGTACTGCTTCTAGCACTGCTGGCGGAAAGGTTGTGCTCGGTCGTTGCCTCGATGTTATCAGCGCCGCTGGTGCTGGTCAATTCATCCGCGTGAAGCTTGGCAACGAAGCTGGCGCACAAACTAACTGATAAGGAGAGTTAACTATCATGATGAATTTAGATCAAGTCCGTGAATAATACGCGGCCTTCGTAGAACTCAAGCCTCGACATGATTAAATCCGGAATCTACCTAATCAAGCATAAAACTGAAGAAAGTTTAGTTTATGTAGGTAAATCTGTCAACATCCATAAAAGGTGGAAACAGCATATTAACGGATTTAGGTCGGCCAAGAAACTCCAAGAGGCATTTTCTGAATATGGTATTGAATCTTTTGAATTTCAAATTCTAGAAGAAATAAACGATTCTTCTGAAATGGGAAGCAGAGAGACTTACTATATTGACCTCTACAATTCTTGGAAAAATGGCTTAAATGGTTCTAGAGCTGGCGGAGAATGGGGTAGACATGCTAGAAGTTTTGTTAAAAATTATAACGGGTTTAAATCCTACAATGGAACAGAACTTCACTCAGAAACCTCAAAAAGAGCTGGCTCGGTGGGTGGTCTTAGGGCTAAATCCAACGTTTATAAAATGCACCATAACGGTCAAGTTTTAATATTCGTTGGAACCAGTATTATTAGTCAGTATTTGGGTATAAACCAAAATACTCTGAGAAACTGGGCAACTACAGGGAAAAGGTTTAAAGTTTTTTCTGGTTCCTCTATTGAGATACTGGGGAAAGCATCAAAACTCCCTCAATACGCACCTAATGTACTCTACCAGGAGGTAAAATCGGGTGAATTGCTGGAAGTCTTCAGAAGGGTTAGTCCCCAAAAGGTAATCAGCAGCCAAGCTAATCAGGGATGATTAGAAGGTTCAGAGACTAACGGCATACCACTAGAACAGTGATGAAGCCGACACGAGTGCCCGACACAAAGATAATATCTTCTTTGTGATGATATAGTCCGACACTCCGAGAAATCGGAGATTAGAGATAAACAACTCTAAGTTAACAGATCGGTAATTGACCCAATTCTTACACAAATCGCTCAAGGTTATAGGCAGGCTGAAGGTGTTGCTACATTCTTTGGGCCATCCGTATCAATGAGTGTTCGTGCTGGTAGAACGCTTGTGTTTGGCAAGGAAGCTTTTGCTGCGTTGTCTTACCTGCGTGCTCCTGGTACCAATATCCAGAAAATCCAATCCGAGTTCGGAACTCGTAGCTTTTCGCTTCGGCAAGAAGCTATTAGCTGGCAGTTGACTGAAGAAGTCGCCGCTGAAGCTAAGAATGGTGCTGCTGCTATCGACCTCAGAGCCTTTGTGGCTAAAAGAGCTGCGGAATCCTTGATGCAGAGCTGGGAAGTGGAGGTATCGGAGAAAGTTACTGATATTACTCAGTACGAGTCCGGTAACGTACTCGACCTCGCTACTTATAACAGTGGTGCTGATCAGTTCAATAGCCCAACTTCTGACATTGAAGTTCTTATTGATGAGATGAAAGAGCAAGTGCGTACGCAATGTTCTGTTTATCCCAATAAGATGGTTATCTCTCCTGATGCGTTTAATGCATTAAAACGCAATAAAAGAATCAGGGATTTTATGCAACGTGGTGTGCTCGTTAACGAAAAGACTCTCGCCGAGATCTTTGGTCTTGACGAAATCCGTGTTGCACGCCGTCTTAAGTTGGACCCTGAGACAGACGAACTGGTGAATATCTATGATAATATCGCCATTTTGTTCTATCAGCCTTCTGCTGCCTCGGATGGATTTACTCCGCTCTTAGATGCTAACTATGGTAACCCGGCTTTTGCCTATACCTATACGCTTTCCGGTTACCCCATCTCTACGCCAGAAAGATTTAACGTAGAACGGAGAGTTTTTGAAGGTGACATCTTAGTTGAGCGATCCTTTGAGTTAGTTGGTTTGGGACAAACTGGTAGGGCAGGCGCTGGTGCTGTCTTCCTTAATCCCGTCGGTCAATCTGCCTGATTAACTGACTGATTTAATAGCTATCCCGTCAGAAATGACGGGATTTTTTTTTTTATTATTACTCAGTAATAATTATGCTCCAACCTCTATGTGCTTTTTGACTCCCCAAAGAAACTTTACTTAGAGAGGAAAGGGCCAGTTTTAATTCCGGAAATTTAGCAATAAGCTCTACACAGGAGAGATCTTTTAGATCCCCATAGTCTTTGTGGTGCCAGTTGTATGAGCCCTTTCTCCTGGATTTTCTCAACTCTTTGCAGATGTCTACATCTTTATTTTTTAAAAGTCTCCAGCCCTTGTGGTGGTAACAAATTCCATTCGAAACTTTACATAATGAAGATCTGTCCAGCTTTTGGTCTGGAAACATAACGGGCAATCTGCTAGTTGAAACTTTTAATATCTCACCATGATTAGGGTGATACCAGTCGTAAAATTTAGATATTTTTTCTAGAGTTTCCTGAGAGTGAGGTATGCCATATCTGTTATGTTCTTTGCCTTTCTTTCCATAAAAAGAATTATTAGGACCCCTCTTCTGCTCTGAAGCTCTTCTTCTTTGCTCTTCTGTGCGTTTTATACCAAAAATTGGACTCAAAATGCCTCTTTTCCCATACATCGGGTTTCTTTCCCCTGTCATCCTTTCCCTGAGTCTTTTAATCCTCTCCGGTGAAGGATTAGAAGTACCCTCTCCCCCGTCTGAACGATTACGCAATAAACCGTTGACAGGATCTAGATCCTTTCTGCCATACCCAGCTATTAAGTCTTTTTCTATGCTCAGAGCTGACTTTTCACTTATATCTTTGCATAGAATTAAAATTCTATTTCTGGAAGGAGTTACACAAGGTCTTCCCCCTCTCCTGTAAGGTCTCCAGGGGCGACCCTTCCCAATATAGTAGGGAGTACCGTCCTCCCTGACATACATGTAAACAACAAAATTCGTGTCTTCCATACCAAAAAGGCCTTCACCAGGCCGGATTCTAGCACATTTTTCGTTGAAAGCTCTGTATAAATAGTGTTTTGCGAACTGAATGGCACCGTACACCCCACCCCCCGATTCACACGGTGTAGCTGATCAGTGCAGCCCGGCTTCAGTCGACTATTTTATAGACATTTTCGGGTACAACGAGGCCCTTGAGTTGTCGCGGCTCGAAGATCCCACCGCGAACACTATTAACTACGAAAAAATCCAACTCGCGTTGAATGACGCGGCGTTGTTGATACAAAGTTTTAGAGAGACTGCCCCGCCTGCAGGCAAGTTGTTGATTGCCGGGTCGTTTCGGCGTACGCAAGCTATTATTGCCCGCTGGTATCTGGATACGCTGCGTCCTAGGCAAGCTGTTGTCGATGCGGCAGAGGCAGCACTCAAGCAGCTTGACATCTGGGCGAGTAAAGCAAGTCCGTCTACAGGTATTAAATGGCAAGAGGCGTACAGGTATTGGAACAGTCAATGTGCAATGGTTATGTCGAACACGCAAAGAGATCGGTCTCTTACCGATGTATCTCTCGCGAGGTGGGAAATGCGTTGGGGCACGAACAATCGCTGGAACATATATCGGAGAAAGAACGCCGAAGTTATTAATAGTGTTACGGACAGAGGCCCTAGCGGCAACTTAAGCCGTAACGATGTAACGATTATCAGTGATAGTACACTAGCAGTTAACAAACTGTTTGATGAATTGGAAACAACCCGCGACCTGGCATCGTTCGCCGACACGCAGGAAGCCGTGAATCCACAAGAAGGTGATATTTTAGTGGTCGAAGACAGCGATGGAAATATCACTACATACGATGGCGGTTTACAGGAATCGGATAATTTCTAAGTTGAAAGCTTAGTAAGTTAGTAGGATATTAAAGGATGTCGCAAAATCAAAATTATGGCTATGATCCTTTGAACCCGGCTATGCCGGGTGGGGCGGGTATGCTAACCATTCTCCCCAATCAAGGAACAAGCGACTGTTCATGGAACAGCGGTTCGTTGTACGGGCTGAATCAATCTGGATTTGGTGTGTTCCCCGACTCGACACCTTACAAACAATCGGCAAGCGAACTTCGCCAATACATTATCAACCTTGAAGCTACCCGTAAGTTAAAAGATTTGGCTGATGTGAATTTTGCCCGGTCGCCTCAAGCCGATGACATCTTGGCCTACGACTACACGACCGGGTTCTGGGAACTGCTTGATTATGTCTCAGGTGGAGAGTTTTGATTCATGGCAGCTTCCTGGCTGCCGCGATACAATACCTCCCCCACCATAGCACATCCTGCGCCTTGAAGTAACGCGAGATGGGCACGGCTTTGGTGTAGACCGTCTCACCCGTCCCAATCAATCTCATTGTGAGATAGCCCCAGGTCTCCATGTACTCCTCGACCTGGCACTGGAATTTGCCGTCCAGTGTATTCTGCCATACAATTTTTGAGTCTGCCATAAAAAAGTGTTGAAAGCTCTTAGCGACATTATTATAGGCCATGCTTCTCGAGATTGAGAATCAACTTCACAGAAAAGTCCACGAGACTTTGGGGCAAAGCGCCGTGGTCCTCCGGCTCGCCGAGAGCCTCGATGAGTCTGGCCGCGTGGCAGAACAAGCCATGATAATAGTATCGTTCACGGGTGCGGACACCGAAAACCCCCACGAAGGGGCGTATATACCGACAGTCCGTATGAGGAAGATGAACTATACGTTGACTCTTGTACAAAAGCAAGCACAGCGTGAAGGACATTCTTTCTGCCTTCCTATTCTCGACCTATTGGCCGATGCGGTCACCGGGTGGGTCCCAGAAATACCGGGACTCGAGTTTCAAACCGGCTTCGAACTCGGGGCAGAAAAATTCGTGCAAGTCACGAAAGAAGGCTCGCAGTTCATCTACGAGCAGACCTACACCATCAAAGTGTTGATTGCGGATTCGAGATTCTATTCTCAACCCTGTGCAGCCTTCGACCCTATTAAGGTGGAGGACTTCTTGCCCGTACGTAAATGTCTCGTTACTGCTGATAATCGGCAAACGGGCTTAGCGGTTTGGAGGCGGACAGTAGGTGTCGGCCAGGTGCAAAAATATGTTGTCGAGGACTCGAGATGCGGCAGACTTATTGGTGACAGATTGCACTGGGAGTGCATTGGACCTGAGGGGTCGGGGAACGCTGAATACGTGTTTATTCCGTCAACCGCAGTAAGGCCAGACGGCACTATTGATAATTCTAAAGTGACGGCGGGCACTTTGAATAATTTTTGGAAATGCACAGCGGAGGGCATTAAGGCAGGAAGCGATTACCCTGATTGGTTTAGGCTTAAAATCGATGCGGGCCTTTGGAGAAACGAGATTGGCACGGTCCCCAACACCGAGCCGGGTAAATCAGCCAGACAGCAGCTTAATATCGGCCTTACAAAGGTGTATAATGAGAAGTCCAGCCCCTGATTTCTCACCACCCCCTCCTCCCACCATGAAAGAACAATTTATTGACCTGCTTACCGCACAGAACAACCTTGCTCATGCTGCGCATCTCGCACATTTTAATGTTGACGGACCTAACTTTTATCAGTACCATCTTCTGTTTGAGAAGGTGTATGAAATAGTTGGCGAAAAGATTGATGCGACTGCCGAACTGGCCAGAAGCCATGGTGTAGAGATTCCGGCCAAGATTTATCACAACGTACCCGAACTTGAATGGTCGACTTGCGAAGATCTTGCGAAAGAGCTTTACGAAGTGACGGAAGATCTGTGCGACTCGATGAAGAAACTTCACATCAAAGCGGATGACGCCGAGCAGTATGGCGTTCTGAGCTTTGTGGAAGGTCTGATGGAAGATATGGCGAAAGTCAAATATTTGCTCGGGTCGGTCACTAAGGTTAGTGACGGCAAAGAAGCCGATGAAGATGAGGAGGGCGAAGGCGAAGACGAAGAAAAAGGGGAGGACTGATCCTCCCCCTTGTAAATGTAGAATCAGGCAATAGGGCGGTAGCAGACATTCGCTACGCCTTGACTCGCTGGTGCGATCTGTGTAAAGGCGCCGGAGGACAGGTCGAGCACTCGGTCGTTAACTTCATCGATCTCGGGGTTTATTAAAGTTTAGACATATACTTTTCTCCTCCTCGCTAGGATTTAAATAGTTTAGTATAAACTCAAATTTGCCTAAATATTCTAACTGGTCAACGTAATATTGCACAACATCTACTACCAGGCTTTCTTTGTTATTTACTACTTCTGTTTTTCCAGGCCAGCTTCTTTTAATAAGCTCCTCTGGGCAAATTCTATTTAATAGATTATCAGAAAGGCTGGCTTGTTCAATTAAAAATGTGTTTATCCTGCTATTTTCCCAACAGCACACAAGTTCTCCATATTCAGGGTCATCAGAGCGAGTTTTTATATTATAAGATATCCCTATCTTATAGTAATTAGGGTAATTTTTTAATTGGTAAATATAAACATAAGATTTAGAATAAGAGGCGTACTCTCCCGGGCTCATTAGCATGGAATACAGGGATTTTCTCCCATTTCCAACGCAGCACGGGGGTTTTCTCCCCATTAATGCCCTCCTGGGGGGCATAAAAAATTCTAAATTGTGAGTAAGGCACCTGTGCTTAATAGGCAATCTGCTGGTTTTGTACTCTTCTACTCTTTCTAAGTTTCCAGTTTCTTTTAATTTTTTATCATAATTAAGCTTAGCTTGTTTATTTAATCCCCCGTTCCAGCAACAATATAAACCATGGCCGTTCAGTAAATCTGAAGGTGTGCCCTGCAAGACTTCATTGTGTATTAAACACCTGTGAAGTATTTTGGTACTACCATTAACATAATGGCCTATCCTAACGACTTTTCCTATTGAAGATAACCTTAAGTCGTACTCTGATTCTGTTAATTTTTTAGGCATAATAAAACCCCCTGGTGTAATTTTAACACATCAGAGGGTTTGACTGCAAATACTCAGCTTAGGGTTGAGAAGCACACGTCGGCCAGTCCGGAACTTTGGGGGGCAATTCTAACAAAGGCCCCAGCAGAGAGGTCTAAAATTCTGTCCAATACTGCTGGCCCACGATCGTTGACTCTGACTACGACTTGGCTGCCATTCGAGCGGTTAGTGACGAGAAGCCGGGTACCGAATGGGAGGGTTCTGTGCGCGGTTGTCATAGCGCTGGGGCGCATGGTCTCCCCAGAGGCGGTTGTACGGCCAGCGAAGCCGTCTCCCAGGCCGTAGAACGATGCTCGGCCGCATACACGAGCTAGGGCGTGTGAAGGCAGGGGGAAAGCGGACAGCAGGGCGAGGGAGAGGAGAGGAATGGTTAAAAAACGCATTAGAATAGAGCAAAGGACACCGGATTACGACTCGATTGGCGGGTACGGATAAACCGCGTTACCCCGACAAGGCCGGATCCGGGACGCACCTCAAGCACAACGTGTCGTGAAAGCGGTACGATTCGGATTTGCTGCGCAAATCCGGTACAGGTAGTGGATCCTGCCACGATATTATAGCACACAATAAAACGGGAGGCTCTACCTCCCGGTTCCGACCCAAAGGGCCTGCCCTTACTTTTTAATAATACCACAAAGCCCTGACCGTAGCCAGGGCTTTGCAGGGTTTCATACAAGACGGGGGATTCAGGCCGATCCCTGGCCCCCTTGTTTGTCTTGCAGATCTTTGGATCCTAGCACATCCGGAGGGGGAGGATGCGGTAGTCGAGCCTGCCTGTTACCGAGCCGCCAGGCGCTGCGCTCCAGCCGATCATTGCTTTCTTTTATTTGCGCAATGTTTTCCTGCCATCTTCGCAAACGTTGATTTGTTACGCTTGTTTTTTCGGGGATAGATTTACTCAGTAAAGCGAAGCACCAGGCTAGGATAACGACTATCCACGCTCCCCACAAACAGGAGTTGAACAACTCGGTGAACTTTTCCGGAGTCATTGGTGAAAGTTTAAAAAACTGCAAGGGGATAATGGACTGCAGGAGAAGGGATAATGTTGCGAACCAAAAAAGCAACCGAAAGAATAAAGTAAATCACCACCATTCGATTCAAAAATTTTTGGTCTTTGGCATTAGCCTGTGCCAGGAAAATCAAGAAAGCTATGAGGGAGTAGTCACCAGGGTTCATTGGCCTTTTTCAGGTCGTGTAGTAGATTTACCGAGTACGAAGGGAGTAAGCCATTCGATCACTCCCTCTTGGCACAGAGCCTCGAAAAAGGCCGGGTTATTTTCAACACAGGATGCAACATCCGGTGTACAAAAAAGAACCGAGGTTTTGCCTTTGACGTGGGATTCAGCGTATTTTATTACGAGATCTGAACCCATGTTATCGGCATCAATCCAGTCATTAAGATCGAGCAATGCCGCATCTTTATCTAGCTGTTTTTTTAACTCATCAGTAACGCCGATCTTGTGAGGGAACTTGTCTTTACCCATTACTCCTCCTCTACAAAAGACAAGAAGCTATTATCGATCAAAGTGACAGCCTCTTTGTCCGTCATCTGGCCATCATCGACCAACACCTGGTAAAGGAAACGGACGGACTGGAATTCTTCCGACTCCGGATCGCAATCCGGCCGATAAGAAAGGATCAAGCCGTCGATATACGTCACACCCGAGGTATCGCACGACTCAAAGACTTCGGACAAATCCTCTGTCTCGGTCAACAGCGAGGGGAAGGGGAGGGCGGGCATTTGCTTCGTGAGAGGTGCTCAGCGTCCACTCTAGCACGTTTCAAGCGAGTTAAGGACAGTGACCAAGGAAGTGATGGTATGGGCGCGTCCAGGGGCTTCTGGGTGGGGCTGAGACACTGTCACAGTGCTCGCATTAGCAGATTTGCGGAAAATCTTATCCACCTCGATACTACTAAACCAGGCGTTTGCATGCGGCATTTCACATATACCGTAATTGAATCGTAGCCAGGACCATGACCATAGATGGGCGATTTGGTACAACGCAGATACGACATCCGCATCGCGTTCGTGGCACATAAACAACACGCTGTCGTGTACAGACATGCAGAATCTCGCCTTTACATTGTACTTTTGCAAGAGGTATTCCATGCCCGTTAAAAAGGCGTGTAACATCGCGCTGCCTGTAGACTGAATAACCCAGTTATTGCGCATTGTAAAGAAATCTTTACTCACGTTAATCGGTCTAAAAGCGGTTGACATCTTCGTGCCGGACAACGGGTTGACCGGTATCATCTCGTTGGCGATTTCCGCCATTACATTGTACGCGTAAGAATCGCTGCCGTTTAAATATTTGCCCGAGCCGCCAGGGGACTTCTCGCCCTTCTTCGCTTTGATAAGTTTTTGCCCCATCACCGTCGCTTCTTTCATGCTTATGGATTTGTTTCCTTTGCGAATGGTGTTTGCGAGTGTTTTTGCCCCCGACCCATAAAGCATGCCATAGTTACAGTTTTTAGCGATTGTCCTTGAAATCCCTATTCGCTTTGCGGTCATACTGTGCATATCCGTCCCGTCATCTTTAGAACCTGCAAGCACGCTATGGCTGTACTGCGTACTGCCTGCGATTTTATAATTTGAATCGGCAAATATGCTCGCGACTACTGCTTCTTGGCCATCGTAGTCTGAAGAAACGAATGTATAAGGCGACTTGACCTGTACTCTCGTCTTAACTTCCGTGCCGATTTTTTCCGGCTTAGGATCAGGAACTGTCAACCATAAATGCTCCCCCGCCCTGTTGCTCACAGTGTTATGAGGGACAGTTTGAGGTATTATGATTGTGGTTTCTTTGTCGTCATAGGCGGAAACCGGTAACTGCTCAAGTACACGACTTCTTACCGACGTCCAGTAACTCACTTTAATCGCGAGGCGAATAAGTTCTTGAGCCTGCGGTAAATCGCTTGACAACCTGCCAGATTCAAAATCGTCAAGATAATCCTTGCTGAGTACGCCGCCTACGTTCACACCTTCCCCATTCGGATGGGGCAAGCGTTCATACTGCGATTTTTCTCCGTCCCAAAAAACCCATCCTTTGTCATCTGTGTGTTTAATCGGCTGGCCTTTCCATTTCAACCGAAGCAGGATATGGCTTAATCTGCTCTTGGTTGTGATTGGCTTGAGCACAATTTTCTTCAATTCTTTGCAGTTCTCGGCATTCCCCCTATACCATTTAGGGATACCGTACCAGACTGACTTAGGCTTTCCATCCTTCTTAAGGGCGTAGTTAGCCGACCAGTCGAGCTGTGACAACCACGGATCCGACTCGACATCTACATCGTCGTTCTTCCAATCCTCAAGCGCTTGTTCAGCAAGCTCGGTCAGAAGTTCGCTTTGCCGGTTGATCGATTCGCTCCAAACATCTTCACACGACTCGACCCAGTCATACCATTTGTCGGTGACAGGCAGGACGGACGAAGTCTGGGCAAAATGCCCACACAACGTTGTAAGTGACGGATTAGATTGAAGATATTTTAATGATACTATGGAGTAAAGTTCGAAGGTCAAATACGCGTCTCGTAGGGCGTAGGAAACTAATTCGTCTCTGTCGGGCAAAAAGTCAGCCATACTTCCTGCTTTGACAAACAAATCTCTCGTCTTCTTAGACTCTTTCTCTACCGGTACGTCAGGAGAACAGTGAAAGTTATACGCATCAACCAGGTTATTCAAAGAGCCGTACTTTACCCAACCCGGTTCAGTAACCCATTTGAACGACTTATCCTTGGACTGGGTGAACCAGAAACGTTGCTCGGAGGCAAGTCCGCTGACGTTAATATGAGCGGACATGGTGTCAAACCATAAGTTTCCTGTCGGATTCTGCTTGTCATAAGGATTATGTTCAAGAATATACGCCTCTTGAGTGCGTTGCCGGTCAAACCCCACGTTATGCGCGATTAGTAACGAGTTCTTGGTGCCAAGCTTTACAAGCTTGGGCATATACGGTATTTCCGGGTCCACAAACGACTCATGCATCCACACATAATACGAGCCGGACATGCCGAGGGCCGTGGCGAGCACCGGATGACCAAAGTGCGAACCTTTGACGAATGTTTCGCAGTCGAAAATCGCGATCTCCTCGCCTTCCAATCCCCTCTCGTTTAAAATATCAATCTCCCACACCTCATCCCTTAAAGTGTAGCGTACCCAGCCCGGGGTGTACACAATGTACGAGGATGGGGGTGGAGAAACAGCTTCTATCGCAGCAAACTTCTTAAGGAGTTGAGCTTTGTCCTTTACAATCCCTTCGCTTATGCTTTTAAAATGCTGTGCAATGTCTTCACCTTCTAGGTCGGGGAGAAAAAACTCTGGCAACGAAGTGAATATTTGCGGGTTTTTGACGGGAAACTCTACGCCAAACTTCTCCATCTCTTCCATAATCTCGGCGATCTTGGGCTGGCCGCCTTTCCAATCCCCGCACAAGTCTGGGGCATAGTTCTCGACCGCCTTACGCCCAAACGCCTTGAACGCCATTTCCTCGGGCAGGATGGAATAACCAAGTGAATTAACAGTCATTTGAGATCAGTAGTAGACAAGAAATTCATCGCGATCGGTGTAATAAACACCTACCGCTTCAAGAGAGGTCGCATCGATTATCGAGACGTTCTTACGCCGGTAAGGGTACCCGTAATGGCCGAAGAAATACTTGTAATCGTCTCGGATACCGTGCCTGGCCAGGTCGTTATCCCTGAACCACACGTAACCTGGGCCGTGCAATACTGTTTCACGAGTCACTTCCCTCGTGGCATGAGGATAATAGGCATGTGCGAGCCGGAATTCGCCACCCAGCTCCAGGCTCAAAGGCGCATTTGACAACAACGAGATGTATTTTACCCGTGTCTGCAGGTCTATCTCTCTCAACGCTTTTAAAGTAGACTTTACTTCCTTTTTGCGAATATCTTCTACTGGCATTACAAGGCTTTTAAGGATATAGTTTTCGTTATTACCCAGTATAAGTGTGGCTTGGTCTTTGTCAACCATTTCACACACTTTTGCAAGCATTTTTACAGGCGAGGTTCTCTTCGTGAACCGAAAAAACGGCTTGTGGTGTATAATGTCGCCTACAAACACATAATGATAGCGCAGGGACGGGTCTCGGGCCAAAATCCTCTCCAGGACTTCGACCCTGCCGTGCAAATCCCCCACAAAAGCCCAAGGCCCTTGGTCAGACGTCATAAATCCGGGCCTCAAGGCACCACGGATTCAGTTTACAGTAATTTTCGAAGGCGAGGGCGGGGGAGTGACGCTTTAACAGTTGGAGCAGGAAAAGACGTTGCCAAAAGGTTGAGAAGGCCATGAAAGTTTTTAAGCAGCCCATAGTCTATCACACGTACCGAGAATCGACAACCCTTAAAGCCCCTTTGTGATCTTTTGCTAACCAGACACAGTAATGGCCGGGGAAATCAACAATTACATGGACTATTGTACACCCGAGGCGACTAAGGTAAAACCCTCTCATAAGTGTACAAAGCGTTATTCGGCTCGGTGTGAAAAAGTTTCTGTGAAAGATTGAACTGGTTAATAAAGAAAGTTGCAGCGATTACGACTCCGAACCAAATCCATCTCGTCTTTTTTAAATCTTCAATCGACGTCTCTAGGTTTTGAATCTTATCTTTTAGATCAGACTCCGTCCTTTCGATAATCTTTAAAGTTGCACTGTTCGCCTCCGCCGAGCGATCAATCCGCTCTTCGTGCCTGGTCAGGATACGGGAAATGTTTTGATTCGATTCAGAGATCTTGTCTACTGCCTGCTCAAGTTTTGAAAGCATTTGCCTACTTAACTCGTCAAAAGCCTGTAGCCTTTCCTCAAGCACAGTTAATCTCGCATCAGGGGAAATTGAAAGTTTGGGAATTAAAGACAAAATAAACACCCCAGTCAAAAGCCTATACACATAGCTTTCAACCAGGGTGTTGGGTGTTTTTACCAGAGGCCCGGAATTACTTGACCGGTGAGGGCGTAGGCGCCGAGGGAAGCGATAAGGCCGATAAGACCAAGGCGGGAATTCCAGAGTTCGATTTGCTCAGGGCTCGGTTCTTGCATTTTAAAAATCCTCTTGCTTACAGGCTTTAACCGGTTTTTTCTCCGAATCGCGGAGCATTGTCAGGAAACGCTGACATTCCTTCGATTCACGATCTCGAATCTGTCTCTGGCCGAGGTGGTAAGTGAGGAAAGCGGGTTTCATTGGTCGGAAAGTGTGTTTACAGGGCTTTCAACTCTACCAGTCGTAGGGCTTGTCCTGCTTACCGTTGTCGAGTTCGTTTAATTTATCATTAAAATCGGCTAGTATCTCACTTAGATTATTAAGAAATTCCGGATCGATAGGTGTGTTTACACCTTTGAGAAGTCGCTCTTTGAACGGGGCGACTCTTCTCTCTTTGAAAAATTCTTCGTAATATTCGAGGGAAGTAAAGTGAAAGGGTCGAAGGTGGTTATCTGGGCGATGTTCTTTCTGGAATTCAGTAAGCTTGTTCCAGACTTTTATTCCGGATTTGTTAAGATTATTAGGCCTGTCCATAGTTAAGATACCTAATTAATAGGTAACGCCCACTGCAAGACTCGAACTTGCGACCTACGGATTAGAAGTCCGTTACTCTATCCAACTGAGTTAAGTGGGCTTATTAGAGGTTGGCAGATATTTGAAGATAGGTAACCAACCTAATCGGAACGGAGAGACTTGAACTCTCATGTCTTTCGACGACGCATTTTAAGTGCGTTGTGTCTACCAATTCCACCACGTTCCGGTGTTATTCCTCTAAAGAGGAAAGAAATTCATCCCAGCTACCCCCGTAATGAAGTATGTTATGGCAATTGTGGCACAAGAGATCACATTTGTCAACCTCTTTTTCAATTTTCTGCCACTTTAAATTGGCAAAACACCTCCCGTCTAGGGCAAACTCTTTTTCAGCAGATACCCTGTGATGAAAACATAAAGCTGCCGGTCTAGACTCTCCGCACTGTTGACATTTCCCTCCTTTTCTCTGTAAAGCTTTCCACTTATTTAAATATCCCCTAGACTTTTGTTTAGTATAGGTGCTTTCTCCGGGAACTATTATCCTATTTTTGTACCTCCAACGTCCTCTACAACTAGCACTACACCAGTTTTTAAGTCTGCCTTTAGTTTTTCTGACATTTACTATGTCGCAGTCACATCCTCGGCATTTTGTAATAACAGTAAAGGTATCCATAAGGGATAAGTTATAATAGGAACCCCGGGGATTGAACCCGGACAAGACACCCGTTATAAGCAGGCCGCTCTACCAATTAAGCTAGGCTCCCTTTAAAGGGGATAGTATAAACTAATCCCCGTTAAAGTTAACTGCCTTGCCCCCTGTCGCGCTTCTTGGCGCCATTTCTGCTCGTGGCGCTGAGCCTGGTGTTCAGGCCGTTGCCCTGACGAGTCTTTTTCGGTTTGCCCTTGGCAAAGGTGGAGCTGAGGGTGGTGGGCGACGGCTTTTTGGCCATTTCCTTGGAGAGGAGACGATGTCAGTATAGCACGGGATCCTGTCAGATCAACCGTTCGAGGTTGAAGCGAGACGCTTCAATCAAAATAGCCTCGTTTAACTCTTTCCGGGCTTCCTCCTCCTTGCTCTCAAAATGCTTAGAGGCAAGCCAGCCGGACGCCGAGAGAAAAGCGGTTACAGGGACGGCGAATCTCCTCGCAGAGTCACTAGAGAATACTCCAATAAACGCTACTAGAAAAGTGAAGTATAGTGAGAGTTGGGCAGTAGACCTGGACTTTTCCTTTAAAGATTCAATCTTTTTCATTATCTCTCTCATTTTATCGTGGACGGTGAAAGTGCTCATGGGGTTTAAGGCAACACCTTGTCACCTTAGCACGACAGTGGGCTCGCTGCGCAATGAGTCAAAATACTCCACCAAACCGTCCACGATCCCTGACGTGTCAACCAGGTCCGAGCAGGTAAACACGTCGATGGCGGCGGATTCCCACTCCGGCCAGGTATGGATCGAGCAGTGCGAGGTAGTTAATAGGGCGAGGTGGGTAAATCCGCCATTAAATTGATGCGAACTTGTACTTATTATTTCCGCCCTACACTTAATGAGTAAATCAGTAATAAACGGTTCGTACTCGTGTAAGTTAACAAGCCTAGAAACATTGCCGCACTCATAAAGGTTAAGCAAGACGTGCTTGCCCATGCTACAGTCGAGTAACATAAAACGCCTCGCTTTTATCCTCAGAAGCTTTCAACTCATGCATTTTAAATAATTCGGGCGGGAGTATATGAGGTGTAAAATGTCTCAAGTACCGGCCACGATTCCTGTAAGGGGTGGAAACACAAACTTTATGGCCCATCACCGCCAAAGATACAATCTCTTTGACCATGCTATCAAATTTCTTTTTCGTCCAAAGGTAGCGGCAACCATACGAGCCGTACTGGTAGGGAAAGTTAAAATATATTACAGTGTTATTGTCCACTGCTGTGGTTTTAAAGGTGTAAATGTCGCGAACTTGGAAGTCCACTTGTCTTTGTGAATTGACTTGCGACCATTCTTGTAAAGCGTTGTAATCAGGGGTGACAGGGGTATGCTCCCCGACAAACATCCATTTGTTATAATGGTAGTAAAAACCGCTCATTGACAATATGCAGTAATACCGGGCTGTGTCGGTCCAGTTCCTTAGGATTCTACCTCTATCCTTGTTATTAAACGAGGCAAGTTCTTTGCAGCGTTGGGTCCAATTCTTTCCATTATCGTACTCCTGCTCCCATACCTCTTTAATCAGTTCGTGCGCAGTAGGGACGAGCAGAAACTTATGCAGCTCGAGCATGTATCGTTCTTTGGTGCAGAGGGTGAGTTTAGGCGAGGAGGAGAAATAGGGCAGATCTGCTTGCGCTGTGTCAATACACAAGACGTGGTGGTTGTTTAGCTCGGGATAAAGTTCGAGGAATTGGAAATGCGTGTCCGTACTGCGCCCCGGACAGTGTATTACCTGTTTCATAGTCCAGGCAAGGAGATTTTATGCCAATCTTTGCCGTTCCAGTAAGAAATTAGCCGTCTTGAGAAGATTCTTACCGTGCCCGGAGGCGGACCATAGAAATTCTTACCTTTTTTGTCATTAGAACTAAACAGCTTAAGCATTTTGTACCTTGTATAGGCTTCGCAGCCTTGGCAGAGTTCTTCCGCCTTGTGAACAAGGTATTTTACCTCGCCGAAAGTGATTTTCTCATGCGCGAGGTCGAAATACCCATGGTTTAAGTATTCAAACTTCCCATTTGGCCGTGGATTCAAAAAAAATTGATTCACTTGTAAGAGCCTGTTGCTAGTGAATTGGTTTACGTTGGCATCATTAACCATATTACCAAACTTTTGCAAATCCGACACTCTAAAGTCCTTGTAAGTATCGGATAAAGTCACTAAAATTCGGATTTCTTGGGAACAAGAAGTGCTCGATGTAGTCATTCGCGAACTCAGCACCAAAATACGCCTTCAGGATACCACGAGCGGGGTCGTGCGTGGCCATGTACTTGCAATAAGCGGTTGGGGGCAAGGCTTTAGCCCCTGAAACCCCCTCCAGCATGCTGTAATACAACGATAATGTTATGTTACAGGCACTGTAAAACTCAGAATACACTGATTTCTCACCTTTCTTAAGCCAAAGCCAAGGTGAAAAGTGTTTCTCAAGGTCGTAGTGTTTGGATTTTAACCGGTCCCGGGGTAAATCCGGCCCTAAATACGGCTTTATAAGTGTTAAATCTTGGGCTTGGGGGTGAAAATCCACCGCACCAAACGATTTTCCCGGCATTTCAATGTATTCACACCCAAATACCGGCGTATTCACCCCGTTCAAAGGGAAAATTGCCATGGTCTGGGCGGTAAATTTTCCCGGAACGTGCAAAATACACTCGCGTCGAAGCGATTTCTCGCTTTCATACGCTTGTGAAACAAGCGTAGCGGCTTTTACTCCCCTTTTCGAGGCGATTCCTCGGCGATAATCACCCCTGTGTAAGGGGAATTCTTGTAATTGAGACGGATTTATCGGCATTCAGCCTCCAAGTAAGCAGATCGCCCTCTTTCCATCCGAGCTGTCCGATCACGTCAGGCGGGAAAGTGATCGTGTAATCTTTGCCTATTACGGTGGAAAAGGTGAATTTCACCGGAGAAAGCCCCTTTTTAATGTGATTTTCTAAATCTTCGCACAAATCATCCGTCATGGTGTCTACGTACTGAGACAGTCCGATGGCCAAGTTCATTAACTTGTCATTGTCGCTCGGATCGATCTTCGCGTTGTCGAGCAGCCGCAACAAAGCGTCCAAATTGCTTTGAACAGAGCCTGTGAATTTAAGAAGTTTTTGCTCGTAATCGTCCAAGTCTTCAGTAAAAGTCGAAGTCATAATGGTTTAAGCGGGGCCGAGTCCAAATCTTAGCAGATTATCCCCAGGGCCAAGGCGCTCGCTACTTTCCATAACGCAGGAAATATCGCCTGTAGGCTGACCATCTACCGACGCTGGGGCGGATTCCGAGGCTGGCGCAGCAGTCGATGTACGAGTTGAACTCGAACCAGGGTGTTGTCTCAGCTTCACGACTTGTCGTCTCCTTTTGAGAGTACTTGCTCAACCATTTTAGCATATTTTTTGGGAACATGTCCAATCCGCATTTGAAATCTTTGCCATTTAATCCCCCATAACAAGCGCCATTTGAACATTGTAACTAGAATCCAAAGCCTGAAGCGGGCAAATATCTGCAAATAAAGATATTCGCTTACGTTTCGGTCTTGAAACACAATCCAGGCCAAAACTATTAAAGGGAGTAAGTAATAAAAAGTCAAGTCTTTTGCGCAGTCATAAGATCTTTCAACGTCTCTGCGGAGTTAAGCACTGAGACAGGCACAAAATAGGCAGCTCGACCTCCGGCCGGGTCCGACCAATACTCCTTTTTCATCACGTCACCTGAAACGCACCAACCTTGTATAAGAATCTCATCCCTTTCAATAGTGACAAGGACCATGTTTTTATCCGGGCGTTCATTCCTTTGAACGATTAAGTCATAACAATGCCTGCTTCGGGTTTTAACCTCGATGTCATAGGGGAGATCGGAGCTGCCCCACCTCGGCAAAGACTCGTTGAAAACTGCTTCCTCAAGGCCGAGATGCGCCGCTACGGCCATTTCCCCCATCGCCCCCAGCTCGTGCATTTTTAGCGACCTTACTCCTTGAGCCGGGGCCCCGTTTCTTCCCACCAGTCCCTTGGACTGGTTCTCTTTTTGGCGCCTTTGAGCTTCTTGCAGAGCAGCGTGCTTTAGTCTCGGTTCCAGCTCGATTTTTAACATTTGCCTTAGGGGATTTGCTCGATTTTATAAATTCTCCCCACCTGCTGTCAATATCCCCCTTGCCCAGATTCTCCTTCAGCCATTTATTGAACTTTCTGGGAGAGATTCCCGCCTTTTCCGCCTCAGCCTTCATAACGTCTTTACGCCCCTGTGGCGCAGGGGGGGTCTCAGGGATACTCTCAGTCATCCAGACCGACCTTGCAGGCGATTCTAGGCACCGCACAGAGGCGATTTGACCGCATATATAAGCATCTAGATCGCCGCCCGGGTGGGACAGCCGCTCTAAGTCGGACGCCTTCGACTTGGCCATCTCCAAGTCCTCTCTGACCGAGCTTATCTCTGTCCCAATAAGACTAGAGATTGGAATACCGATTACATAAGTTGCAAGGTCTCGGCTAAGTTTCCATTTCTTCATCACTTTATCCACCGCTTGCTCTTTGGTAGACGATTTCTTTACAGTGTTTATAAACACATCTAAGTCGTTAAGTACTGTTATCACGGCGTTTAATCTCGACTCCTTCGCCTTCCACTCTTGCATTTCCTTGCCGTGCAATTCGCACAAATAATCCACCCTGGCTTTATACCAGAATGCAATGGCTTGCCTCACACCTACAGTGACCGGCTTGCCATCAATCCCTACAGCGACACACGACACGTTATGAACGTGTTTGAGTCCCGTATTCTTTACAAGAGACGGAATACTTAAATCTCTGTCTTCGGCCGTCTTGAACACAAGCACAATCCTTATCCCGTCTCTGCTGGAATGGTCGGACGCGTCAACAAGACCGGGCAATTTCTCCGCCTCAGCCAGCTCTCTGACTCGTTCAAGAAATCTTTCTGACGACCCTTGGGCCAGGCGGGTAATTACAAGGCCCGGACGTTTTGACCGCTTGCCCCATACAATATTATCGTCTTTTACCCATTGCCCATAGGCTGTGATGGCCCCTTTGCCTGTTAGTAACGCTTGAACAACACCTTCATCTTTGACTATTCTACCGCCTTGCGGAGGCTCAGGGGGCCTGGTAAACCTCCCAGCCAAAGTGCTATCGCGTATTTTCGGTGATTTAATCCACGAGACAGTGGCGTTCGCAACATCAGACAAAGGCCAGGAAATGTGCGAGCAAGCATAGCCGGATGCGATACCTTGTGTGCCCGTCAGCAACAGAGTGGGAAGCAAAGGAACTATACGCACAGGTTCCTGCTTGCTGCCGTCGTAATTATCGCGCCATTCCCCCACACTTTTAATCACCTGCTCGATGTACAGTTTCTGCGATATTGACGTCGAGCGTACTTCCAGGTAACGGGCAGCGGCTGGCGAATCGTCCGACACCATTTGACCGGCATATTCTCCCGTTTGAATCGATCCACCAGCATTGCCGTGCAAATCGGTAAGAGTGTATCGCTGAGAACTTTGCTGCCCGAGGTTTATAATGGTGCCGGAGCAATTACCTTGTGGGTGATAAGTCCCTAAGGTATGGCCTTCGACCCGGGTCACCTTGCAATACGAGGAGGACGGCTTGAGGTCAAGGTCTTTTAACGCGAGGAGCACTCGGCGTTGTGACACTTTTAACCCGTCGACTATATCGGGCAACGACCTGTTAAATATTGCTGTCGAGTATGATAAAAAATCGTGCTTAATCTCGTCAACTATAGAGACTGTTGTTATTGACATTTCTTACAAAGATTTTCGTTTCAATAAAGCTTTCTCGTACGGAGAAGGATTTAAGTATTTAAGGATGAATTCTTTCACCCCTATCGACTCGAGTTCTTGAACGTAAAAGTTCGCACGGGCCAAAGCCGTCTGTCTCGAACATTTTCTCACTTCTGTACGGCCAGGCCATTTATTCAGGTCAAGTTCCTCAGGGCAATCTTTTGCCAATTGAGAATCTTTAAGGCAAGCTTGTTCTATGGCAAATGCTTCCAATCTGGTGTTAAATTGCTTGGCAAATATTTCCTTGCCGTACTCCAAATCCTTCCTGGACTCTATTCTTCTGGCTATGCCAAATTTAACATATTTTTTGTACCGGGAGAGAGAGTAAGTATAAAAAACGGTCTGGTAATCATTTTCGGCCTTTAAAAGATTTTTAAGCGAACTTCCTAACTTAGGGGCGGCACAGCATGCAAGGCCTTTGCCCCCTAAACAATGATGGGGACTTGCCTGATAAATTTGATTATGCCTTAAGCACTTAAAGTTTATTTTTGTATGAGAGTCAATATACTTTCCTACTCTCTTGATCAGTGGATTTTTTATACTTAACTTGGAGTCAAATTCTAAAGCTGCTCTATCTCCTTTTAATCTCCCCGAGCTGCAGCATTTTAACCCGCGACCTTCTAAGGGATGGCGGGGACTTGCCTGATAAATTTGATTATGCCTTAAGCACTTAAAGTTTATTTTTGTATGAGAGTCAATATACTTTCCTACTCTCTTGATCAGTGGATTTTTTATACTTAACTTGGAGTCAAATTCTAAAGCTGCTCTATCTCCTTTTAATCTCCCCGAGCTGCAGCATTTTAACCCGCGACCTTCTAAGGGATGGCGGGGACTTGCCTGATGAATTTGATTATGCCTTAAGCACTTAAAGTTTATTTTTGTATGAGAGTCAATATACTTTCCTACTCTCTTGATCAGTGGATTTTTTATACTTAACTTGGAGTCAAATTCTAGAGCTGCTTTTTCTCTCCTTACTACTTTTGAACTACAGCATGTTAATCCATGACCTTTTAAGCAGTGCCTAGGAGATGCCTGATAAATCTTATTATGCCTTAGGCATTTAAACTTTATTTTTGTGAAGGAATTAATATAATTGTCTATTCTAATAACATTATGATTTTTAACCGCCAGCAAAGAATCAAACTCTTCTTGAGTATGTTTTCTCGTCACTCCTTACCCCTCTCACCATAGACCGAGGTCGGATACACCCCGATATTCCTTGAAAGAAGAAAATATCCCACCGCCTTGTTGAAATACTCGATATACGTTTGTTCGCCATCTAGTATGTAATTGTTGTAATAATCTTTGACCGATTCCAGCTCTTCCTCCGTCTGCATCTCGGGCGTAAATATAGACTTAAGGCATAAGTCCCCATCGCCATCCACTTCAAATATCTCCATCGTGTCCCCAAAGACCGGATTGGTGTAAATCACCCGGTACGTGTTGTCGTCAATCTTGACCACTCGTTTTATAATGTCGCCCCGGGATACGAGCCAGTCCTTCTCGACAAAAATCTCAGGGTAACGCTTGGGGTTTTTCATGTGCTCGGGGATTTCAGGTGAAAAAATGATACTACCTCGCCTTAAACGGGATTGTATGGTAAAATTTTCTCAGTTCGGAAATTCACCGTGCCAACATCCACCGTCGTCCGCCCGAAGCGGACTTATTTCAATCCCAACGAAGCGTTTGTCGAATGCCATGACGACGTTTACGTCCGGCAAGAGACCGCAGGGCGCTGCGGCATCTGCGGCAAAAGCACCCTGTTCAAATCTCGTTACGCCGTCGAGCACGTTTGTAGCGTAGAATGCTCGAACGAGCTTTGGTGCCAGTTGACGGAAACTATCGCGACCACGAGCACCAGCCGCAAGAGGAACAGAAAATGAGCCAGCAGCAGGTACAGGACCTTTTGAAACTGGCGGAGTCTGATGACATTACGTCAGAAGAGTTGGCGAGGGTATGGGATTCGACCACCTCGCCCAGGGTTCGAAAAGCGGTTGCCTCGAACCCGAACGCAAGTACCGCTTTGATGTGCGCGGCGGCACGCCTTTACATCAAAGAAGTGATTAACAACACAAGCTTTACCGTCAAAAGCTTGTTCGCCTCGGACCCTGTCGTCAAAGACATTTACGAAGCGTATACCGATCCGGCACAATTTTTGAACAGTATCGGCGGCTCTTTGCACAAGGTCAAATCGCATAATAGAGAGGTGATATGCCGAGCGTTGGTGACTTCGCCGAAGATTAACAACGTCTTGATACTGGAGCAGGTGTTGTCGATGATGAAGACGGCGGAATTCTTTAGAGAGCTTAAGGATTCTGATGTGCGGCAAAGAGTCTCGGATGTTGTCAATAGCAACATGTCGAAACTATATTTCTCAAACAGGCTGACTTTTCTCAACAAAGGTGTTGCGAAGCAAAGCGAGTTTATTAATTCTATCGACCAGGATTATAATTCTCGCAAAGAGGGGTTCATAGTCCTTTCGAGAAGGGAGATGCTGAACACGTTTGAGATGATCCGTCAAAAGGCGGACTACAAAACCCTTTTCCAATTCATCTCTATGTGCGGGTCGTACTCCTTGAGGCATTTAGTCAAGAGTTTGGATGAGATGCGTATTACAGACGACCTGTTAAAAGATTTTGCCGACTTGTACCGGGATCAGGTCCTAAACGAAATTAAAAAGGATGTTACAACAAGGCGAGGACATCACTATTACAGTATGCAGTTCGGAGATTCCCGAAACTCTTGCCACCTGTCCGACTTGTGCTGGGGCTCTGTAATGTTAAGAAATGGTCTTGACACGGGTGATTTCGAAAGTGTCGATCTGGAAGCTGTTTTCAAAGACTTGAAAATGATCGGCTTTCATACAGACTACGGCCCCTACAAGACTAAGCTTCAGTTCAAAGGACTAGACTTGTTGACTGGCAAGAATGAGATTTGCCGCAAACTACTCGCGCTTAAAAGTGATGAGGCTTTTGAATTCTATATGACCTGCAATATTTTGTGGGATAACTGGTACGCCAAGAGCGCACCAGGCAATCTTGAATCACAGGTTGTGGACAGAATGCATGCCATTAACCAGTCAAAAGGGTTTAAATATTACAGATGGTCGAGCCTTGATGATTACCCCAGAATAGTGATTTCTAATAGTTTTGGGATTAATTATAACAGCAAACTTTACCACTCGATCAAAGACCGGGATTCTATCGGGTATCCGGCAGGCTCGGGCAGGATATCAATTTGAATTAGAGCCCTACCCGGGCTATGTATTCGTCCCGTAGCGCTTCAAGTTGCGGGGCGTAATACTTTCTCTGTTCTTCTACCCATAAGCCAGGAGCATTCCTCTCAAAGCGGCGCTTTTCCTCCTCGTCTCGCCATTTCACTGTTGGCGGGTAAACTCCTATGCACACCAGCCGCCCCAAGGTCGCGCCACATACCTTGCGAATATCGTCCCCCCTGTTTGCGAACAGCTTACGTAGGTAAGGTTGGTGTTCTTGCCAATGATTTTCTGTCTTGTTATTTTTAAATATGTGATCATAAAGGCCTTTGATCTGGTCGTTTATCGACACTTTAGGGTCGGCTTGCACTGCCACTTCAACAGCGCTTGAACAATACTTCTCTTTAAGTGCAGAGAACCGCCTTTTTAAATATGGTGATAATGGCGTATTACTAAGGTTGAGGCTATTTTCAAGCGATTCGCATACACCAACAATAAACGCTTTGGACTTCTGCTTAACCTCCAAATCATAGTCTATCTCACACACAGACTTAAGGTCAATATTTCTGCCTTCCTCTAATTCACTTTCCCACTTCGCGATCTTTTTCAACGCAGTAGATTTATTGGCTGGCATCTCGTTTCTGTCGTTCCAGCGGAATCCTTGACCCTCCGCTTTCTTCACTCGCTCGTCAAATCCCGCCATGTCTAGGGCGTTGTCCGTCGGTGGTGAAGGTGTATTCTTTTCGTTGAACACAGACATATCAGGCAGCCCCAGGTCTGGGTTTTCCCCCGTCATCGCTGCAAACGCGGCAGAGATACTGCTTATAGCCATAGGGGTGTATTTGTTCTCTGCACAGGATTCAGCATACTCTTGTATTGTAGATTTCATGATACTAGCGAGTTTTATCTTCTTGTCTAGTAACCGCTCCTTTGATTGGCTTAGGGCGAGTTCTTGCTCTTTCTGTTCTCTGGACAACATTGTCCTTAACAGGAGATTGAAACTCTCCCGGCTCATGGTCTTCGACAGCTCGGTAATTTGAGCGGCGGATAGGGTTGGGCTTTTCTTACGTACCACGATGTCTCTATTTGCCTTTCAGATTTTACCACCCCTGTGGTAAAAAGAAGCCTCTCTCACTTTGAGACTTGTGTGAGAATTGCGGGAACCCGACTAAAAAATTCCAAAAATCGGATTTTTACGGCCGTTTTTCGAACAAAATCAAGTTCTATTGCAAATTTTTGCAAAACATTTTTCTAGTGCTGGACTAGGTTTTCGAGAATGTTTTGTATGTTTTGTTGTTTTGCGTGAGATTTTGCTCGAAAACGATCAAAAAACGCTCGAAAAAATTCGCATTTTCAAAGATTTTGTGCAAAACAACAAAAGAATTTTTTCCTAGTCATAGCAAGGGGTTTTGGAAATGTTTTGTCTTTTTACGGCAAATGTTTTGTGTTTTTCCGAAAATGTTTTGTGTTTTTGCCGAATTCTTACCCATTTTTAGGCCAATGTTTTGTACAAAACAACAACAGAATATTTTTCCGCCCGAGGTCGTTTTTACCCCTTTTAAGGCGTGATTCTCATGAGTCTTAAGGTGAGATGCCTTGGTATGGCTGAAACGCCTGTTCTGGCGGCCGGAACCCGAACTTCTCGTGTCTTTTTTTATACCCCTATATTCTTATGTATTTTCTTTTCTTTTTTTCTTTTCTTTTTGCAAAACAATATAAGGCGTATAAGGGGAGAGAGTGGCCGCTGGCCGTTGAAAGCCTGATGACAGGCTTAAGCCCCCTTTAACGGCTCTGGACGTGATGAAGACGTCCCCGGGGGCGGGCCAGCTCGGTTACGTGACCCCCACCCCTATTCAGATGACGCCCACACGGCCCTCAGCGCCTTCGTAGGGGTGATGGTGGTAAAGCCCGTTGCAACGCGTCTGGGGCGGTTTCTGCTGGGCCTCTTGGATCAAGCTTTAGGTGAAAAGATAAACTTCCCGAGCTGGCTTAATCATGACGACTAGCCGTATCGAAAAGATATTTTAACTTGATTTTGCCCAGCAAGTTTTCCCAGTCTTTTAACTCTTCTACTGGGAATTCATACGTCCATAAATTCGGTAATATGTAAACTTTTCCCACTCCCGGCCTTTCGGCATAAGAATATGGACGGAAATGGACGTAATGATTCTCCCCCAAAAAACTCTTTAAACCCTCTTTAAAAAGTTTTACATTCAATAAAAGGCTCATTGAAACAAGATGGTAAGGCGGATTTGTTCAAACACTTGACTGGGGTTCTCTTTAAAGTCTGACACGTCAAACTGCATAGTTATTTTTCCATTGTATTCATTTATCTTGCCCTCAAATAAGTTAAATTCTAATAAGTTTCTATCCCTACGAAAGAACAGAGCAAAATCCCTCTTATCATCCATAAGCAGTTCTATTACTCCCTGTCTCAATTCAGAGTATTTATCCCAAAGGTCATTGTCGTTATAATCAGAGAAGGCTAAAGTCATAATACTAAGAGAACAGGAACTTAAGGGCGACTTTATCACAAAATTCCTTCTCTTTGCCTATCATTTCATCCAAGCTATACATTTCATCATGATCGAGTGATGCGATTACCACTTTCCACTCTTCTAAAGGCATATTGGTCCTTTCAATAAAAAACCAAAACCTTACGCCCTGTAGCTTCTCACTTAGCAAATCTTTTGCTATGCCGTAACTACCCCAAACCGTCTCCTCCTGTTCGCTCATCATGATTCGAAATTCGAAAGAATAAGGTATTTGAAGACAAGATCTTTAAGGCCGTTTTCGTCCAACTCGTCTAATAAGTTGAGAGGGAATTCTTGCGACGGCTTGGAAACCCATTGAATTGTATTTGTTGAAGAGCTTACTGAGAAAATCCTTACCTTAAACTTTTTCCCATCCGAGTAGGGTATAATTTCTAAACCTTGTTTGCCGAAGGCGACTTTGGCGTTGTTCCACACTTTTACAGGTGTCATGAGAACATCACCTTCATCTTTATTTGAGTATATATCGCCATCTGGTCATCAATCAGAAAAGGTATAGGAAATCTCATACGACACTTATTCTCCCCATTTTTCCAGCACGAGAATACTAGGGTTTTTGAGGAGCACTCGACTCCATCGTCTTCGATAAACAGGTAGTAATTATACTCGGGAGTTGCAAACTCTCTTTCAAGACGATCTCTTAGAATTCCATAGGCATGCCACATTAAATAAGTTGTGTACTGGTTTTCAAGGCGTTTAATCATTGGAATAACAACAGCAGTTCAAGGGCCTGAATCGCCTCGTCAGGGTTCTCCTCATCATACCCTGACAGGTCCAGAGACGCGGCCACAGGCTGTGGGAAGTTTTCAAACCTTCTCAGCTCCATAAAACTACGGTAGCCTAACACATAACCATTATCGTTTAGTTTTGCCACTACCCGGGCTGAATACCCCCTGTCGAAAAAATAATCCATTATGTAAAATCTGCTCCAATCTTTGCCAAAGAGGCTTCTGAAGTTTTCTTTCTTACCCACAAAAATTAATCCCCGAACAGCACGAGAAGTTTTACCTCAGGCATTAACCTTTTATATAAATCTTCGGGGTTGTCTTCATGCGTAATCTCTTTCAAAAGTATAGATTTGGTGTATGTACCGCCATAATCATACACTTCCACAAATCTTTTATTATTGGTGTTACTCGTCTTCACAAGACAATGAATTTTGCAAAAGTCTTGCTCTAGCAGATGGTCTAGGGAATGCTCCAAGCTCCAGTCACCCATCGCACGTTCAAAATCAAAAGAATTTCTTAAAGTCTTTAAGGTAGTATTAACCATGGGATTGACTCTCTCTTAAACAGCAAGTACATGCTAACACAGGCTTTCACCTCTTGCTGCAAGAAAGACTCGCCCTCATCGAATTCGAGTATCGCGAAAATAACATTTTCACCATCTCTCACATAATAGTCATAAAGCTCTACAAACACCTTGTTGTCACTTATTTTGCGCCTAACCCAGCAATGTATCCCCTTGTAATGTGATTCTAAAAATATATCTATAACGCACTCCTTCTGCTTAGTAAAGAGCGTGTCTTCGAACTGATCCCAGTTGTCACTAATCGAAGTGTTTTCCATGGTTAAGAGAAAAGGATTTTGAGGCGGATCTGGGCAACAATGCCCCCGGGGTTTTTGACAAACTCGTTTAAGGGGTATTCTAGTTTAAGCTTTTGCGAGAAGCCCTCCCAATACGAAAAGACGAATTTACCTCCTTCTCCGTTTTGCAGGTAACAGTCCTCGTTATCCACGAAGGCGTAGAAACGCCCGGAAAAACATTCTTTGTCAAGCAAGGTACGGGCATTACCATAGGCGGCCCAGAGGCGAGTTTCTCTGCACTCTTTACCAATCTGATTTAATAGAGCAGAAAGCATTATTTCGCCTCCCCCCTAAAAGCTGCACTCCTGCTACCCCCGAACAAGATATACATCTCGGCACAGGATACCAGCTTCTCGAGCAGGGGTTCAAAATCTTCGAAGTCTTTTACTTCTACAATGATAATGCTGTTTCTTTTATCCGGGTAAGCTGACAGACCATACTCGTATAACTGAACAAAGACTTTATGATCACTTTTTCTAGTACGTACAAAGCAATGTACGAAGTAGAATCTTTTGCCTAACTCTTTATCTATACGTAATTCCAGAGATACTCCGGCATCTGTCAAATAGAATTTGGAAGTCCGGAGCAAAATCTCCTCCCTATGCGGTGTCATTTGAATAAGAGTGCGAGGGAAACGGCCGGTTCGATTTTAGAGAAAAGTGACTCTGCAGTATCGCTCATGTTTAGTTTTTCAAAATAAATAGGACTATTATGGGGACCAGGTGTCTTTACAAGAATATAGTAGTTTGAGTTTTGTGTGTTTTTCTTTATAAAACAGTAAACTATACTGCCAGGAAACTTTTGACGCAACATGATATCTATAGTGACCTATATTTCCCGATGGCTATATTTCCAGGTTTCACTGTCGTCCCAAAACGACCTGCCGGGAAAAATCACGAGAACATCTCCTTGAGCTTAAGGGCATCGTACACCACCCTGGGGTCGTCGTCAAGCCGGACCATAGCGGTCTGCACGATAATAATCATCATCATCCAAATACAAAGACATAATCTCTAAGTAAGGGAATTTCATCATGAGAACAAAAAATCCCTCACAATGTACATTAGGAATAATCCCGGGTCTTTGACCTGTTCGTATAAATAGATTTTGTAACCAGTTTTCTCCCGTTCAAAAACTTCAAATTTTATTCTTTCTGGGCTACCACATCCCATAGTAATATAAACCCACATAGACAGGGACAGTTTTTCTTGTATAAAGTTTTCAATCTCATCTTCGAGAAGGGCCAATGGCCCTTTCCTTGGTTCGTATGTCTTATAACATTCCATGAGCAAATCTTCATCAGGTAGTTGGTACATAGCCTTGGTTAAGAGAAAAGAAAATCTTTCATTACATTGGCCAAAAACTGGTCTTCGCTTTCAAAATCTATTCCGAACCTGTAAGTCGCCTCATCGCCTTCAGAAGGTCCGGGGACGTACACATGTATAAAATTAGAGACAAGGCTTATGTAAACACACACATTAAGGTTGTAGGTCTTTTTAATCAATCCTTCTAGAAACTGCTCGCATCGGTATGTGTGATCCCCGTAAGGAAAAACCTGTATCACCTCCCTTCTAAAAAGTTCGACTACCGTGTTAAAATCCATGTCTAGGAAAAGATAAAGTCTTTGAAAACACGAAGCATGAACACATCTTTTTGAAGTAGACTTTCATACGGGTAGAAAATAATTCTCTCGCCACCTGACACTCTGACGGTAACTCCCTCGCGAATGGGAGGAATTACATGCACCTGCACCCTTATCTTTAAAGATAGTTTTTCACTCAAATATTTGCCCATTGCATGCTCAATGTCTAGCAATTTTAAATAATTATCGTTGTACTTGTAATTATTCATAAGCCATAGGACATACTCTGGATTCGGCAGAGTCTTCCATTCTTTCCGTCCACCTCATAAAGACTCCGGGGCTACCATAGCACAAGACGGACGGGGCGAAGCCCCTGCGCCGTTAGGCGCCCGGATCCGGACATCCGAATATGAAATCTTTCATAATATGCCCGAGGAAAACATCCTCGTTTTTGAATTTCTCGATACGGTATGAGATTATGGTTTGATTATTGTCAAAAAGCAATGACTCGTTACCTTCATCCCCTAAAATAACCAATACGTCATATTTAAAGCGGCATTTTATTAGCCTTTCAATTTCCCCGGTGAGTTCTGCTCTTAGGTCAAGATAATTATTTGAATACCTGTAACTGTGATAAGAGTTCTTTTCTAGGAATTCTTGAACTCTGGTAAAAAGATCTTCAGTCATGAGAATAGGAAATCTTTTATTATATTAGCTAAGAATTGTTCTTCGGTAATACTGCAACTGTAGGCCCTTACTCGACAGTCCTTGTTATTAGTTTCTGAAACATAAATAAAATTAGTAAAATAACCTCTCTTAATATATAAACGCAATCCGTAGGTGCTTTTTACTAAATCTATAAGGTAATCCTCATCACCGATCTCTAATAAATTTCCCGCCATAGCCAAAATCCCGTGTTGAAAGCACGATAGGACCAGGATTGTAGCAAACCCCCATTAAATATCTTTCAACTACAGGGGGAATATATTATGATTTCCTAACATAAAGTTTCACACTGATAAAGACTCCTTATC